TCGCAACAATCAAATTACTTCTCTTGACAATCTTCCTCCCAATTTACAAGAATTATGGTGTCGCGACAATCAAATTACTTCCCTTGATATTTTACCTCTTACTTTACAAATATTACGTTGTGAAAACAATCCAATTGATACAACATGCAAGGAACTATATGGATTTGAACTTTCTGAAAAAACAATTGAAAAATACAATGAAATCAAACGATTGGAAAAAGAATGTTGTCCGCTACTTAAATGAAACGACAGAAGAAAATTGATACATATATTATTTATTTTTTAATCAAACAAATAATAAATGACAGACTATACCGTAACAGAATTGAATTTATCTTGTCAAAATCTAACAGTTTTACCGGATTTATCTCTCTATACAAATTTACAAACATTATATTGTGACCAGAATCAATTGACTTCTCTCGAAAATCTTCCCACCAATTTACAAACATTAAATTGTTACAATAATAAACTAACTTCTCTAACCAATCTTCCTCCCAATCTACAAATATTAAATTGTTACAATAATAAACTAACGTCTCTTGACAATCTTCCTCCCAATCTACAAATATTAACTTGTTCAAACAATACACTGACTTCTCTAACCAATCTTCCTCCCAATCTACAACAGTTATATTGTCATAACAATCATCTCACAAGTCTCGATAATCTTCCTCTTACTTTACAAAAATTATATTGTTATGAGAATCAACTCACTTCTCTGGACAATCTTCCTCCAAATTTACAAAAATTATATTGTTATGAGAATCAACTCACTTCTCTGGACAATCTTCCTCCAAATTTACAAACATTACTTTGTTTAAATAATCAACTCACTTCTCTTGACAATCTTCCTCTGAATCTACAAGGATTAAATTGTTCAAACAATCAACTCACTTCTCTTGACAATCTTCCTCTGAATCTACAAGGATTAAATTGTGAACATAATCATTTTACTTCTCTCGAAAATCTTCCTCCCAATTTACAAAAATTATATTGTGGAAATAATCAATTGACTTCTCTGGACATTCTTCCTCCCAATTTACAAGAATTATGGTGTTCATTTAATCAACTGACTTCGCTGGATAATCTTCCTCCCACTTTACAATACTTAGAATGTAATGACAATCAAATTGTAAGTCTTTTTGGAACTTCTTTTCCTTCCGGATTACGAGAATTATATTGTGACAATAATCAACTCACGTCTCTTGATATTTTACCTATTTTGTTAGATGTATTATATTGTTCCAATAATCAACTTACTTCTCTTGATTATCTTCCTTTGTTAGAAGATTTGTGTTGTAATAACAATCCAATTTATACACTATATGGATTTGAACTTTCGACAAAAACAATGAACCAATACAATGAAATTAAACGTATGGAAAAAGAATGCTGTCCTCTATTAAAATAAAACTGCCTGTTAATTAAAATTGATAATATAATTCATATTTTTTTACAATAATCAAATGAATCAAATAAACCAAATGAATAGTTCCAACCCCGAATACGTCTATGATGAATACTTAGATTGTGAAAAGAATCCGATTTATACAACATGTAAAGAACTATATGGATTTGAACTTTCTATACAAACAATTGAAAAATACAACGAAATCAAACGATTGGAAAAAGAATGTTGTCCTCTACTGAAATAACACTTTTGTAAATGTTGTCCTCTACTGAATGATATCATAAACAGCATTTTTGTCGATTTTAGTGAAAGACTCATCAATAAGTTTTTTTATCTTCTCAATTTTATCGCCCAGTTCCTGAAACTTTGTATTCGCATCTGTTTGGCAATCTGGGTTTTTATCTGGATGTAATTTTAATGTCATTTGTTTATACATACTTGTAAATTTTTTTGTAAAAAACTCTTTATTATTATTCGCCGGATGTTCCTGCATATCTTTAAAAATAGTATCAATCTTTTTTTTTAATTCATTTGAAACATTATTAATATTTGATGATACACACCCACTTTGTTTTGGTTTTGGTTCGGGTTTTGGTTCGGGTTTTGGGTCGGGTTTTGGTTCGGGTTTTGGTTCAGGTTCAGGTTCAGGTTTTTGTGGTTTTTGCGCAGGTTTATACGAATATGGATGACCCTCTCTCTTTTTCGCCTTTTCTCGAATTTCATCTAAATTTATAGATTCGGTCGAACTCTTTTTTTTATTTTCATATGGCTGACTTTCCCGCTTTTTCGCCTTTTCACGAATATCATTTATGTTAAATGCATTTTCATCAAACGGAGAAGAGGGAGGAGAAATATCCATTTTTACGGACCGTATTTTTTTACGCATAACAACTCTCTTTGTTTTATTTGCATTTTTTGGTTTTATTTTCCCATGAATACGATTTGCTTTATAAGTTCGGTTTTTCAATGTTTTTTTAATAACCATTATATATTAAAAACAGAAAATTAATACACAGCTTCTATTTCCACGAGGAGGAAGAGGACGGGGAAACAGGATTCGCCTTTACCTTAACCTTTTTTAACATGCCTACATTAAATCCCTTGTTTTGTTCTACTTTAGGTTGTGTTGGAATCGCCGCCATCTGCATTTGTTTATTTTTTAAATGTTTTTTTGGTGGTTTTGGAATATCAATGGACGAAAAGGAGGAGGAAGCAGAAGCAGAAGCAGAAGCGGAAGCAAGTGGCTCAATATGTTTACGTCTTTCCAATAATTTTATTTCGATTTCATTCAATGGACGCGGTTGTCGAGAAAAAGGTATCTGTTTAAATGTTTTGCGATTCTGACGAATTTGTGACATAAGAGATACATCATTCTTACGTTTTTGTTGAAGATTTTTTTGGGTTTTTTGGCGATGTTGTTTTGCGATATTTTTTTTACGACTTTCTTTCTTTTTTATTGCCCAATTGCGATTTTTAAATCCTAAAATGCGAAGATCCATTATATAATTATACCATATTTTTTTCTTTGTCTTTTTCTTTTTCTTTTTCTTTGTCTTTTTCTTTTTCTTTTTCTTTGTCTTTTTCTTTTTTTTCCTTTTTTCTTTGTCTTTTTCTTTGTCTTTGTCTTTTTTCTTTGTCTTTTTTCCTTGTCTTTGTTCTTCTCTCTCTAAATATGAATGGACATAAACCAGTAATAATGAAAGAATTATATATATATATGGAAGAATCAATCCCTCCTATTTTACATTTTCCTATTTACGACCCTCGCCAAATAAGCGAATTCAAAACAATGACGTTTTCAAATTATAAAAAGATTGAAGTGAAAGACGCTCTTATAAAATCCATGTCACAAGAAAAGGTTGAACCCGCATGTCACTGGTGCGCCGAACTTATTTGTAGCGGTCAGTTTATGGAAATCTGGGAGACACTTCTTTTATTTATCGGAAAACATATTCATATAGCAAATCCAAAAATCGTTATTTATTTACAGAAACGTTTCTCTCAATTTCGCGATATCATGATACAGGGACATTTCGCCACAGAACTTGAACTTCGTAACAATCGTATGATTCGAAATATGTTCGCCGAAATTGTGTGTATCATGTCGACATCGGCAAAAAAGAATAGTTTTGAACAAGTGAAAATCCAGCGCGAGGAATTTGATATGACCAATCATACACGAATTAAAGCGGATTCTCTTGATTATGCTCGCCCCATTATGAAAAAAGAAGACCCTCTCGAATTAACATTGGCTATCAATGAATTTTCCTACGATTTAAAAAACAATAATATGTTAAATGCGTGTTATTGGATTGAATGGTTAATTGAGTTTGATGTTATTTGTAAAACGCGTGGAGATAAATGTTTTGCCGAAAAACGCACTGAATTATCGGTAGAAAATAAACACAAATGCGATATAATATGGATTTTATGGGAGGCAATTCTGTATTATGGAGAGGAGAAACACAAACCCGAATTTATACAGAAAACACTTTTGGCACTTCACGATTTATTTTGTATTAAATATACCACAGGAACACCGAAAAAACGGCGGTATTTGCTTTATTTTGCGGTGGAATTAATTACAGAAACCGTGGATTTTGTATCACCTGCTTTTATTACCGACCGAGAATTAATGCAAACTGTGGTGGACCAAATCGACCAAGTGTATAAACAAATAAAAAAGCATGAAATTATAGATGAAAATGCCAACTATATGTTTATGGGATTGTCGGAAAAGGAGATTAATTTAAAGAAATCTCTCGGAAAAATGGAACTTATGAATTCGGCGGATTATTCGGGAACTCGTGATTAAAATAAATGCATACAATATATGTATATGAATATAACGAAAAAAAGAAGAGGTAAAAAAATTGAAAAATTTAAAAAAAGTAGAGGGAGTAATAAAAGTAAAAGTAGAAAGATGATGAAACAACATGGAGGAGGCAAAGAAATAAAAGACAAAGAAACAAAAGAAAAAGACAAAGAAAAAGAAATAAAAGACAAAGAAAAAGAAATAAAAGACAAAGAAAAAGAACAGAACAAAATTATTGGAGAAGGAACTCACGGAACAATTCGAGTCATGGACGAAAATAAAGTCATCAAAGAATTCAAAAATATAAAACAAAAAGGACATACATTATGCCCTCGTATTTTAGATGAAATTAATACAACTTGTGATACGGTTCAATACGAATATTTAGTTCAAAAATATATTGAATCGGAATTATCAAAAACACATATACGAGTTATTGTGCCAAAAGCATATACATTTTCGTCTACGCCGGATACATGTCAATATGAAATGGAGAGAATTTCACCTTTAGCTCCATTAGCTCCATTAGCTCCATTAGCTCCGGTTTCACCTTTAGCTGATGCGCCACTTATACAGGTAAATATAAGCGACCCAGATATGAATCAATATTTGCCAAACGTGGGGCATTTTTTGGGATTGAATGTATTGCCGCTCAAAATATTCAAAATGTCCAAAGAAGAATTTGTGTGTGAAATAGGAAAATTGTTTTCATTCTTTCATTTCCAGTTATTATTTGACGGATATGACTGTGAATTGTTGTTGGGAAAACTTTCTACGAAAAATGTGATTGCGTGTATTGATTTTGATAAAGTTTCGTGTATTGAATACAAAATTGGGTTTATAGCAAAACGAAAAATAGATGAACAAACCACGGATAACTATGAATTTACAAGTTCGAAAAAAATAGCCTCCTTTTTATTTGGCGCACTTATCAGTATGTCTTTATTACCAACCGACCACGCATTAAAAGAATCCTTTTTACTCGGATATCGCGAATATGTGAATTACGATGATGAAATGATGGTGGAAACATTGCATCATATGGTGGAGAGAATTTATGAATACGAAGTTTATGAATACGAAGTTTATGAATACGAAGTTTAGTCAATGGATTTTGGCAAAGATATAGTTTCTTTTTCTTGTGTTTGTGTTTCGGTTTGCATGTCATTCTTTTTTAATGCGAGAGTTCGGACAATTTTTGTTTGTCCGCTTTGTTCGTATTGACGATAAAAATATCTGACCAAGGATATTGAATTTGCCAAAATATTCATTGCGGTGCAATATGTAATTACACCATAATATGACCCCGGTTCTTCTATTTGAATAGAATACCACCAATAGGGGGGAATATACAGCATCATTCCTCCCGTTACATCATATTCTAACATTTGGATATTCTCATTTTTATTATCTTTCCCTTTATAGTCGCTGCGAAATTCATATTTTTCATAATCGTATATTGGATGCATATATTTTGAACTTTTAAAAGGCGTCATTTGTACCGTAATGCGACCTCCCTTCATAGGAACATAGATAAATTTACGCGAATCTGTATGATGTCGCATTATCGTGCTCGCTCCCTTACTACCAAAACAGACATCATATATAGTATGACATGTGTAATTCGGTTTGATATATTCATGAAACGAATCAAAATATTCCTCCAACACAGTCGCCTGAACGAATTCTTTGTTTCCTTCGCTAATATAATGTCCCGTCGAATCTGTATCCATAAGTGCCAATGCACTTGAAAAGGAAAGAGGTATCGAATCATCACTGGGTGTATCATTTGTATCACGCACATTTACAAATACATCTTGTTGCCCCACTTTTGCGGATAAATCTTCTAAAGACAGTGTATTCAAGTAATGAAACGTTGAAATAGTTGGTGCAAAATCAAATAAAATGGGCTGTTTTAATTGACATATTTCTTGGAGATGCGTGTTTCCGGCGTAATCTATTTCATAGATTTCATATTGGTCACCCTTTTTAAATTGGTCCATAAAATGAAGATAAAATAAAAAGAGAACAACGAAAATACCGATATATAAAAACATATTATGTATGTGTTCTATATTTTCTTTTACTTCAAGAAACGAGTAAATCTTCTCTTTTTCCAAGATAAAATTGATTATTGTTCTTTATATTTTGTATTATTAACTACAATGAATTTATTAGAAATATTTACATATGCAGATGGAGCAATTTATGAAGGAGAGTGGAAAGAGAATAATAGACATGGTCAAGGTAAAATGACATTTGTAGATGGAGATATCTATGAAGGAGAGTGGAAAGACAATAAAAGACATGGTCAAGGAATATTTAGATATACAGATGGAGCAATTTATGAAGGAGAATTCAAAAATGGTCAAATGAATGGTCAAGGAATATTTACATTTGTATATGGAGATATCTATGAAGGTGAATGGAAAGAGAATGAAAAACATGGTCAAGGAACATTTACATTTGCCGAAGGCGATATCTATAAAGGAGAATTCAAAAACGATGATGTGAACGGTCAAGGAACATGTACATATGTCAATGGAGATATCTATGAAGGTGAATGGAAAGAGAATGAAAAACATGGTCACGGTCGAATTACATATGCAAATGGTTCTGCCTATGAAGGTGAGTGGAAAAACGATAAAAAACATGGATATGGAAAAACAATTGAGGAAGGTTACTGGAAAGACGGTGAATTTATTGAAAGTGTTTCGCAACTACCTTGTATAAAATAATCGTCGGACCGTGGAGGGAGCGATACAAATAACTTTTTATTAGAGAGGTTCAATCTTCTACATCGTTTTCTCCAAAATATATAAAAAATGATTTTCATTGGCATCCTCTGTAACTGAATCTATCTCTACTTTACTTCCATCCTTCAACCCCCATTTTCCATGAACGAAAAACCCACAAAACAACGCATCATTAATGATATCGGACATTTCTTCCATATATAACGTTTGTTCATTTTGGCGTATATTTGCAGTGGATTTATCTGTAAATGTTTCGGTAAATACCATATGTTTATCTGAGGACGAAGAAGAAGGCGTATCATATTTGGATTGATACATCACTCCATTATCAAGGATTTTTGGCATGGCTTGTGTATTGGATGGTTTGTTTGGTGTTGGACTCATGAGCGATGAAAGCATAGTTCCAAAATGAAATGGATTGAATGTATTTTGAGAGGGAATCGTTAAATTAAATCGGGGATTATTCACCACGTGCAAGACCAAATACCCGCCATTTTTTAACCAATGATGACAATTCTTGAAAAATGCGATTTTATCTTTCATTTGATAAATGGTTTTGTCTAAACACAAAATATGGGTAAACGACCCACGGTCATACAATAAAGAATCAGTAGTTGCGTCGCCCTGTTGAACCGCTTCTTTTAACGTCGGCAAATTGTGTTTCACATGTTCGACCATGGCATTCGACTTATCAATTCCATAGGCGCGGTATCCGTGTCCAGACAAATAATCTATAATTGCCCCCGTGCTACACCCAACATCTAAAAATGTGCTGGCATTGGGAGAGGGTTGGGTTGCTTGAATAATGGCATTTAATTCGCGCTCTATGCGTGTTGCCGACGGATGAATATCATCGTATACTTGAACATAAAAATCATCATAAATATCGTCGTTGCGTTTTAAAAGAAATCGTTTGTTCTGGTCGAATCCCTCGGTTTGTTGTTTGCCATACATACGATTGTAAATGACTAAAATCAAGAGAAAAAGAGATATAAGAATAAGAACTTTTAACCACCGAGTTTGTGCATTTTTTGAGAAAAAAACCGATGGAATAATTTGCATCTTTTATTATGTGTAGAAAGAAAGAAGAAAGAAGAAAGAAGAAAGAATTCTTTATTCATCATATTCATCACTATCATATTCATCGGTATTATTCGGCAAATGTGTATATAAGAATCGCCGATTCTGTATTTCTAATTTATTTCGTTGCACCACATTTATATATTTTGTTTGAAACAATGCCTCTTCGGTGTTTGTATAGTATAATTTTCGTCCAAACGTTTGGTTTTTTATCGAAAACTGAACTAAATGTAACATAAATTTTTGTTTCAGAGTACGTCTATTATTTGTCGATGTTTCATGTCTATATACATAAAATGCCCGTAAAGCCGGTTTAAAAGCATCCATCAATACATCTTCGGGAAAATCGGGGTCTATACGTATTTCATATTTACTGCTACCATCTTCTTTATAAATACCATCTTCCCGAATTGGCTCTCGAATATTCATATGGTCGATCCGAATACGGTTGTTATAAAATTCCAACATTTGATGAATTATGTGTGTTGGTGGGTGAAGTAATCTACAATACAATACATATTCAAATATTTCGTGTTTGTATGTGTGTGCAAATTTGGCGCTATTCATTTCACACAGAAAGAACAAATGAAGCAATATAGGTAATGTAGTCCGAAAATGGTCGGAAAGTGCGAAATATATATTATATAGAGCCGATTTGGTAAATGGTTTGTTATTGTATGGATTTTTTATCGCCAACGGTCCGTCAATATAGGTGAGTGCCGTTAACATAAGATGAATAAGTTCTTTGTGTGTAAATAAATACGTGAATTTTCCTTCATGTAAAGCCAATACATGGGGAGATGTTTTATAAATGGGTTCTTGGTATAAATCCGTTGTATTATGCACAAGTCGTGTTTTATGGATTTTATTCATTATACATCGGGTAAGAAGACGACTGGTTCGTTGCATTTTATAAAACACTTCCATAAATTCTTGTTTTGTGCGGTCATCGATAAATGTATTTCGCATAAATTCTCTATATAAATCGTATTTTATTTGGGTGCGTTTATAAAGAGCCATAGCGGAAATAAGATTTGGCGCGGGATTTGTTGTAGTTACGATATTTGTATTGTTTCGACTTTTGTTAATATATATTTTTAAATAAATATCAATAATTTTATTTTTGGATATCATTTCGCCAATTTCGTAAAACATTTGTTGGTATTTTATGTATTTAACAATAAATATTATTTCAATTTTTTACTTTGCATTATTTTATGTATTTATATAATATAATGAAAGGAGGTGAAACCAAAAAATATTCAGTTGGTATATATGAAGGAGAGTTAAAAGATGGCAAAAGAAATGGAGAAGGTACAATGACATACAAAAATGGAGAAACCTATCAAGGAGAATGGCAAGATGATAAAAAAAATGGAGAAGGTGCAATGACATACAAAAATGGAGAAACCTATCAAGGAGAATGGCAAGATGATAAAAAAAATGGAGAAGGTGCAATGACATACAAAAATGGAGAAACCTATCAAGGAGAATGGCAAGATGATAAAAAAAATGGAGAAGGTACATATAATTTTGAAGATGGAAGAAAAATCTATCAAGGAGAGTGGGAAAATGATGAAATAAATGGATATGGTAAAATGGATTATTATGAGGACGATGATTTACCATATGAAGAATATGAAGGAAATTGGGAAAATGGTGATAGAACCGGACACGGTATAATGAAATATTATGATGTTGGTAATACGAATGATGTATATCAAGAATATGATGGAAATTGGGAAAATGGTGATAGAACCGGACACGGTATAATGAAATATTATGATGTTGGTAATACGAATGATGTATATCAAGAATATGATGGAAATTGGGAAAATGATGAAATAAATGGATATGGTAAAATGGAATATTATGTATACAGTAAAAAGAAATATATTGGTGAGTGGAAAAATAATCAAAAAGATGGTATTGGAAATATGACATATTCTGATGGAACTGTTGAAAATGGAATATGGAAAGAAGATATTTTTATAGAACCTTTGTTATATACGATGAAAGGAGGTGTCATAAAACAACTCCATAAAAAAATAAAACGAATGACACGTAAACGAAAAAATACTGTCTCACGAAAAAAACGTACAACTTCTTCCGTGTTAAAGAGAAAAAGAAAGATAAATAAAACAAAAAAGTCTAAAACAGTATAAATTATATGGTCGGCATGGGAATGCATACGGCATTTCCACTATCCCACTCGGTTCCCGTCGAGCAACAATTTGACCCCACACATCCATTAAATCCGCCTAATAAATTTCCCGCTAATTCCGATGCAGTGTTTGTAGCCGTTGTTGCGGTAGCGGACGATTGTATTGCGGGAGGATTCAAATTATATTGTGTAAAATCCATATTGCTCCGCAAACTCATATTCCACCATGTCATGCCAATTATAATACTAACAATAAAAACAATCAATACCGTAAAAAACGCCGACGGAAAAAAAGGCACGAAGGAGTGAAGTAAATTCGAACAAAATATAAGAATAAGTCCTATAACAACTACCTTTACCATATACACATATTCTCCGTATTTTTTATTGTAACTTTCATTAAATTGAATCACCCGTTCCTGCGTTTGAATGGCGTTGTTTACCGTTTGTTGTTTTTGTTGAAGACGTGTGTTTTCGTTGTTTAATATTCCCTGTAAATTCTGTATATTATTCTGGTAGTCGTTAATAACTCCAGATGCCAATGATGTCGTATATGTGGATGTTTGTGGTGTTGCCATACCTTCTGTTTTGTCATAATAATACGACGTATTAAAACTTTCACTACATGTTCCCGTTAGAAAACATGTATTTATGCTATTTGAAATTTGACTAACTATACCGGCTTCATTTTGCACTTCCGATGATAATAAGGCGTTGTCGGCATGTAATGAACTTTGTGCCATATTTGCCTGTATAAGTTGATTGTTCAATGACTGATAACTATTTTGCAATGAAACGTAATTATTACAAATATCAATGACTTCTTGCTGTAAATTCATGTTGCTTTTCAACAATACGCCATTTTTTTCGTAACACGCATTTAAATTGTCTTTCATTTTATCCATTTTTTTTTGCAATGTGGCGGTTTCGGTAGTTGTAGAAATCGCTTCCGCCACACCCGTTGAAGAAGACATGGGTTCTATTTGTTTTTTTTGTTCTTGGTGTTCTTCTATTTGTTTTTGTGATTTGTTTGTATGAAATCCTTCTGCCAACGCATATATTTGTTGATACCACGCCCCCCCCAATGGATTTTTCGTTGGAGAGTGTGTTCCACCGGGGCATTTTCCACTTCCATATTTGGAATATTGTTGCCCCGTTCCGCTAAAACATTGACCTCCATCTTGAAGACCAATGACCGTATCATTTGAATCGGTTTGTTTCCAACATTCAATCAACGCTTGGCTCATTTTTCCGGCATGTGCATTTTGAATAGCTGAATTACTTATATTTTGATGCTGATTTGGAAGAGTACGACTAGGAACGTCATTATAACATCCAATATACGTAAATCCGGGTAATTGTGATGACATATGATACTTACTTTATATAAAGATAATCAAGTATCGCTAAACCTAACGATTATATGTAGAAAATGGTTCCATCAAGGTATGACCGCTCTTTTTAATAGGTGGTTGTGTTGGGTCCATTTTTGTGTATAATTCTTCGCGCGTTAGATATAATTTCTTTAGATCTGAATCGGGGGCTTTATGTATAGGTGCATAGGTATGTCCTATATATCCAGTATCATTTGCGCTTTCAATAAACATTTGTTTTCGTAAATCGTCGGCATTATGTGTTAAATATGCGCGATACTGCCAATTGGACTGGATTCCATTTTTTTCAATAATGGTTTTATTTATATCCGATGTTGGCTGATAGGAGGCAATAATAGTTCTGCCGTCGGACATAAGAGGGGGGTAACCGTCATATAAATTATTGTCAGAATATCCTCTAAAATTCGATGGATTCATATTTATTTATAGGTAGATAAATATGTTATATGAAATTTGTTACTTCTTATGATTTTTCTAATATACGCACTAATTCATTATGTTTTGTTTTTACATTAAATTGAATTTTTTTTTCAATTGCGATTTTTTTTAACTCTGATAAACTTAATTTACTATAGTCTATTTTTTCTTGTAGAATAGGTTCGTCTTGTAGAATAGGTTCATCTTGTGTAATAAGTTCGTCTTGTAAAATAGATTCTTCTTGTAAAATAGATTCTTCTTGTAAAATAGGTTCGTCTTGTAGAACAGATTCTTCTTGTAAAATAGGTTCGTCTTGTAGAACAGATTCTTCTTGTAGAACAGATTCTTGTTGTAGAACAGATTCTTGTTGTAGAACAGATTCTTGTTGTAGAACAGATTCTTGTTGTAATAAAACTTCTTCTATTTCAGACACAAATTCTTCTTGTAATACAAGAGTTGGCTTATCTTCTTCTTCTGGTATAAATTCTTCAAGGGTAATAGATTCATCGCCATCATCGTCTTCTTGTTCATCGTCTTCTTGTTCGCCGTCATCATCATCATCTTGTTCGTCTAAAAAATATGTGTTTATATCTTCAGCTTCAGCTTCAGCTTCTGTTTCTTCTTCCTCTTTCTTTACAACAGGAGTATGTTGAACTTGGTCAATACATTGATTTATTCGACGCTTTACAAGCTGAATTTCATCGATAGTTCGACTAATCATTGATAAAAATGTATCGGTTTTTTGTTCTAATAATTGTATCCTATTTTTGTAATGATAAATTAGGAATAAAATTAAAATAAACGTTATTCCTAAAGTTAGCCAAAGCGAACTTTCTACGTAATTAAAAAATGCCATTTAATGTATTATTATTTCTTTATAATTTATTTGATTTTATTTAACGCGCGCAAAAAAAATTGAAAAAGATATAAACAATAAATACGAATAAACAAACAAATAAAATATGGCACTACTTGGATATATAATCGGTAAAACAGTTATTGTGACAGTTGCAGGAATTTCAGGGTTTATTGTCGGTGGTCCAGTTGGGGCAGGAATTGCAATTAGTCAAGTATGTGTAGCAACAGGCGTTACCGAAATTGTATTACTAACGTCTCCATTATAACCGGTCAAATGTCATTAAATATAAAAATTGGTTTACATCTCCCAATATTTCATCTCGCACATTTAATAAATCGCTGTTATCGGATGGGTCGAAACTACGGTTCATATGGATTAATAATTGTCGAAATTCGGTCAATCGTTGTTTAAAATCTGTATCATTTTTACAATCATGAAATTGTAATGTTTTATGCGTCATTTGAATTCTTGATGCATCTTTACCCAATAATATTTCAACAAATTTATCAATATTTTCGTTCAAACGTTCATACAAATCATCGGTTGCTTTATGTTGTGAAAATACACGAGTTTTCCAATGATACAGTTTGACTAAATTTAATGTTTCCATAAATATTTTAACAATGTCGGATTTTATCGTATTTGTTATCGTTTTTTTGGGCACACCTTTTACGGTTTTATTTTTTTTATTTTTTATTACTGTATTTTTTTTCGTTTGCATTATATTTTAGTGTTACATTTTAGTTACGTTAAATAAAATGTAAAAATACACACATGTATCATATATGGAAGAACCACCATTGTTTTCAGGTTATTTTAATCTTCCGATTTCTTATTTAGAAAAACAAGTTCATCCTCTCTCACCTACCATTGCGGAAGATTTGGAATTGGATGTAAGTAGAAATATCGACCAAGAAACGACAGAACAAAAAGAATCAACAAAAGAAAAAGAAAATAAATCCATGTATGCACATTTGATGCATCCGACCCACGAATTTGGTCGTCAAATGACCCATTCATGGAAATCTACATTTACCTCCGATACGAGTTTTTTACAGCAAACGCAAGACATTTTATTGGACTTGTCCAAGGATGAACATGTGCCAAACCTCCATATTAACGGAATAAAAGAAATTTGGGCAAGAAAATGTGATGCCGATTTTATCAATAAATATCAATATTTGGAATGGGATGTGTTGGCTTCTCTCAATCGTTCATCGTCGTTTCTGCAAACACTCGCAACATTAAAATACGCAAGTCCGTTAATCTCTCTTCTTCTTCCCCTATTTCTTCTTTGCATTCCTTTTTTTCTGTTGAAAATAAAACGCATTCCTATTACGATACACACATATATAGATATTTTAAGTGTAATAGCGAAAAACCATTTTATAGGAAAAATATGTAATGTTCGCCCAGACGCACAAAGTATTATTTATGTACTATGTTATCTCGGCTTCTACGGATTGTCCATGTATCAAAATATGGCAGAATGCTGGCGAATGACCGCGAATTTACAGCAAATGCACACAGATATGCATCAAATGCTTTCGTATGTACATACGAATACACAACACATGGATGCGTTTTTATTGCGTTTTTCGTCCAAATCCGCCTATGCGCCTTTTTTAAAAGATATACAAATACACAGAGAACGATTGATGTGTTGGTATACAAAGAATGCATGGCTACTTGATACAAAAGCCATATTTGGAATTACACATACACCTTTTATGGGTAAGCTAATGCAAATGTATTATATGTTTTATAAAGATAATGACTTGGATGCAAGTTTTCGATTCTCGTTTGGATTTGAAGGTTATTTGGACAATATTCTGGGGATTCATCGTCAATTGTTATCGGGGACTCTACAATGCGCCATTTTCATCGACCCGCCAGAACAACCCAAACAAAACAAAAATAAAATCGTTCGAAACAAAAAAACAAAACCATGTATTATAAAGAATCAGTCGTATCCAATTCAATTACACGAAAATGTAAAAAATACGGTATCTCTCTCTAAAAATATTATTTTAAGTGGAGTAAATGCTTCTGGTAAAACAACCACATTAAAAACAACCATGTTGAATATTATATTTTCACAACAATTTGGTGTTGGATTTTATGATGCATGTTCTATCATTCCGTATACACACATTCATTCGTATTTAAATATTCCTGATACATCGGGAAGAGATAGTTTATTTCAAGCCGAATCTCGCCGGTGTAAAGAAATATTAGATATTATTAAAGATGAAACTGACATAGAAAAAGAAAACAAACAAGAAAAAGAAAACAAACGCCATTTTTGTATTTTTGACGAATTGTATTCAGGAACAAATCATAATGACGCAGTAAAATCATCTATTTCTCTTTTAAAATATCTTGACCGACATGAAAATGTTACTTTTTTATTGACAACTCATAATGTTGATGTATGTAAATATTTTAGTGATGTCAGCGAAAAAGATGGAATCGAAAAAGATTCTATCGAAAAAGATGGAATCGAAAAAGATGGAATCGAAAAAGATGTCAAAATACCTGATTTTCACGCCAGTCATAACATAAAAAATTATCATATGGAAAAATATCATTTATCGGAGGGAATTTCAGAGATAGAAGGAGGTATTCATATTTTAAGAGAAATGGATTATCCGACTGAAATTTTGCAAAATATGATGGATTTATCATGTTAGTGCCCCCCCCAGTAAAATTGAAAATTTTAAAAAATAAAATTTATACTATAAAAAAATGAATAGAATGGAATTTATTTACAATACAAATCCCGAATGGGGGCGCGTAATTGACGAATTCATCCAATTAAACCCCGAATTCAAAATTTGCACCTACATTCCACTTAGTCCAAGAGAGCAATTTCCATACGAGAACGTACATTCGTTGTTTGAAGCCGTTCTCTTTTATGTTTGTTGTTCCGGAGTAAGATTTACATTTGCTCTTGCTCAGTGGGACATTATATATCCTTTATTAGCATCAAATGATATGAATTGTATATTATGTAATATGTATGACATAGCAAACGATGTGCGTATTCAGCCAAAAAAACGAACTATATATGCGCATATATGCGAATATGTTGCATTTGAATTGGGAGGAGAGGTAACTGTTGAAAATATATATAAATTAAAAGAGAATATTTCGGGTATTGGAGACGGATGTATTGCGTGGTGCAATAGATATTTTACAGACAGTCCAGATTGCATTGAATATACAGATATTAAATTCAAAAAAGGATTTGAGAATATGTATCACGTTCACGAAAAGGCATTTATGCGAAATAAAATACATTTTTGGAAAAAACATAAACACGGAAGAATTGCAAATATAATGATTATGGCATTTAGATAATTTTTATAATGCGTTAATATATAATAATGGCTCGTTGTGCAAATGGAACTCGTAAAAATAAGACCACTGGAAATTGTGAAAAACACTCTGTAAAGACCCGTTGCAAAAATGGAACTCGTAAAAATAAAGTTACTGGAAATTGTGATCCAAAACCAAAACCCCCTTCAGGAAAACGAATGAATGCGCAAGCCTATGTAAATCGTTATTTAGTAAATCATCCGAAATACAAAAAGGCGCGAAAAACAAATAAAAAACCATTAACGCCATACAGTTCACAACGTCATTATCATGTAGAACACTCGCCATCTTCTGTATATCACACGCCACATATCCGTTCGGAATCTCCCGAATTTCATACGGCGCCGGAACCTATCGTCAAAATACCCAGAAAACTTTCATTTTCGAACTCATTATAAAAAATGTTTCGTCATGTATTTTTGTATTGTGAAATACGTAATGATTTGACCTTCTGCATCACTTCCTAATAATTTACATAATTTATCATCCATTATAATTTCTCGTTTCGCCTGTGGATTTTGCAAATTATTTTGTTTAATATATGTATTCAACCGAATCGTAGTTTCGGCACGTGAAATTAATGTATCATGTGAAATATTTAAAAAATCACATAAATCCGTGCTCACCAGTTGATTTCGCGCAAACCCAGATTTTTTTTTCTCCTTTTTTTGTTCTTGTTTTGCCAATTTTTGCACGAGTTTTTCAAGTTCTTGAAATTCCTTAAAAAAATCATTATGCAACTGCATTAATGTATTATGTTTGTTATGTAGTGATTGTAAATCTAATAAAATAGTATTCATTAAATATGTATTTATAATAACACATATTTATATTTTTACTTTACTTTTTTTGCTTGTTATGTTTTTCTATACAGTCATAAATCCATCGGCATCAACAACTGGTTTGGTTTTTTTACTTTTTGGAGGTTGTTGTGGTCGGTCTTGTTGTGGTTGTCTTGGGGGGCGTTGTTGTCGGTCTTGTGGACGGTCTCGTTGTCCTTGTGGACGGTCATGTTGTCCTTGTGGACGGTCTTGTTGTGACCGACCTTGATATGGTCGTTGAGGACGTGGACGGTCTTGTTGTCCTTGTTGTCGGTCTTGTTGTCGGTCTTGTTGTCGGTCTTGTTGTCCTTGTGGTCGGTCTTGTTGTCCTTGTTGTCGGTCTTGTTGCCCTTGTGGTCTCACTTGCTCGCTACGTTCGTCATATTCCTTTTTATCTTCGTTTGCAATACGTCGAGTCTCACACATAATATTTCCTCCCAAAATACCACTGATGTCCTCGGCAAAATACTCATACTTTTCATTATGAGCTTTTGTTACCGCAAAATCTACATATTCGCCCATAACTAAATATTTATATTGCGATTCTTTTGTCCGTAAATTGCTATAATGAACAAAAATATCCTTTCCAACAAATTCAGAATCTCCGGATAATACCGTAATAAATCCAAATCCAGAAGAAGAATTAAACCACTTTACGATTCCAATGTTACGAGTTGAAAGGGCTGATTGTTCGAATGTTACTTGCTCTACCATGTTACATATGTTTGTCCATTGTCTTTATGTTCGTTATAGAATAAGTCTTCTGCCAAGTAAAATTGATGGATTCTTTTAAATAGGTTAGGAATATCCTAACCTATTTGGTTCGGTTCTTAATCTTCCTCATCATCATCCATTTTTGGCGACAAATAAAACAATATTCTTGCTCTTACTTTGCTTTCTTTTTCACTTTCTCCTTCTTCTTCACCTTCTCCTTCTTCATCCTCTTCGAAAAAATATGTAACGCAAATGGGTTTTCCGCTAATAAATTTTAGTTCAACTTCTTTTGCGATTTTATGATAACTGCAAATCATTTCCATATAACGAAGAGAAAATGAAATGTGAATAGTTTCTCCCTCTTCAATTGCAAAGGACTCTACTTCATCAATTAACATTTCAATGGACATTTTACCCTTTTCCAAACTTTGCGATGAAAATATGATTTTTTCTTCACTACATCGAATATCCACTGTATCTCCCATGGATTTTAACTGTGATACAATTCCAAAAAAACGGTCCGACGAATAGGTAACTTCTGCCGTATAATTGCATGGAGGAATTTCCAAAATATCCGACGTCAAATCAATTAACGGGAGTTCAAAATTCTTGTCATATTCGTTTTTCTGCTCACTATGAAAATACAAAAATAGTTTATCGGATTCTTCTGAAGAATAATGCAATTGAATAGTTTGATTTTTTTCTCTTGTTTTTAATACCATGTGCAGAATTTTAGAACTTATACCAATTGTAACAGATTCATCCATCATATCATACTGGTCGAACCACGTGCTCTGCAAATAGACTTCAGAGAGAATAACACTGGATTTATCCATGGACTGAATAAACATTTGTTTTTTATTGAAAAAAATATTAACTACATCTGCGACATCTTTATTTTGAAAAATAGAGGCGAATTGGTCGGCTTTTTGAGGAGTGCGTATATAAATATCCATAATGATTTCTTTTTTATTTTATTTTTATATCTTTTCTTTTATTTTATAAAAAAAACAGTATAATATATCTGGAAACATTTGCTGACTTTATTGAAATAAAAATGAAAAACAAATAACATACAATATAACAATAACCATAATATGAACAATCCAGAAGAAAAGAAAGAAAAGATTGTTACACGACTTGAACGATATTACAATACAGAGAATTCTATGTTAACCGAAATTGGCGTAGATGAATCCGGCAGAGGACCTATGTTTGGTCGTCTTTATGTTGCAGCGGTCGTTCTTCCGACTTCTTCCCAAGATTCACCTCTTTGGACCGCAGATATTAAAGACAGTAAAAAATTCACAAAAACAACCAATAAAACACCCAATAAAACAGATAAAATTCATAAAGTTGCGGAGATTATTAAACAAAATGCGGTTGCGTGGACGGTTGAATTTATTGAGTCCGATGAAATAGACCGAATAAATATTCGAGAGGCAGTTATGAAAGGAATGTCAAAATGTATCTCGAATATTATGGAACAAATGTCATTAACGGAAGAAACGGCATTTCTTCTTATTGACGGAACCGATTTTAGTCCATATATGATGCCGATAAATAACTCCGAACATATTCGATATGTGCCTCATATAACGATTCCACAAGGAGACGGCAAATATATGGCTATTGCTGCGGCATCTATTCTTGCCAAAGTTGCGAGAGATGATTATATTTTACATTTGTGTGAAATGTATCCGGCATTAATAGATAAATATCAGTTACAAACCAATATGGGATATGGAACAAAAGTTCATATGGCTGGAATTGCGAAATACGGAAATTCACCATGGCATCGTAAAACATTCGGCTTATGTAAATCGGTTCATGATTGGGATACGAATGAAACAACAAACACAACACAAACAACACAAAATCTACCATAAAATATTACGACTTAAATTGTTGGGAGAGTATTTGTTGTCTTTCCAATCTCCCAAAATAGAAGCGGACCTGCGCAAATAATTCTTTTGGCGAATTGGATTTTTATGTTTGAGAAAGTCTTCATACCCAAGTTGTCCAAAATGAACCCAGTGACCACCATTGTCACATATCATATATTTTTTGTCGTTTTTTGTTGATTTATAAATAGTCGCATGTTTCCCCAGATATGCGTGTGCTCTACGTTGTGCTTGTATGGGGTCCGAATAGGTATACAGAATATCATTTTTTTTCACGCGAACCGCTTTTATATGTTCTTCCATTTTCATTAAAGAAAGAAAATAATCGAATCTCTAAATTAATATATGCCCCATTTGTGTTCCGTAGGGACAAATATAATTATATAAATAATAATAGTGAGGCACAATTGCCAATAATGGTTGTCCGTATATTATTTCTGATGTATATACATATTGAATTTGCGGTTGTTCTTTTTGTATTTCACGCAATGCCAGAATTGCACTTTGCGCACGTATTTGCTCTGATATAGGTGTAATTGTAAGAGTGCCGGTCCAATGAATTCGTTCTTTTCCCATATGGTCTTCCACCTTGTCTACTTTAAAAAAATAATATTCACAAATTTTTCCATCTCTCTGACAATAATATATATACAACAATCGCCGTTGAATGAAAGAAAATAAATCCACATTTGACGGATAAAAACTACACGACCATGTTTTTTCTGAGGGCGTATATTGTTCTATTTGTGTAACAAGAGTGGATATGTGACCTATGGGCATTTGTAAAAGAGAATAAGGAAGAGAGATTGGACTATGTGGTATTTTTGAAAAATCATATACATTTGAAATCGTTGATATACACGGAACCAATCCTTGTATTGGCACACAGGATGAAAATAAAACAATATCTTTTTCTCCTTTTTCTACTATCTGTCCTTTTTCTACTATCTGTCGTCGTTCCAATGAAAATAAGTGTTCCTGAATAAGTCCATAAATATGTTTTTTGGGAGTATGGGGGGAAACTGCGAAAAAAACTGCATGTTGAACTGTCTCTCGAATTTTTTGTCCAGACATGAGCGCCGATGCGTTTTCATTTTTAGTTAATAACATATGTATTGGCTGTGTTGCTAAACAACCTTTGTCTATTGATAAAAAAGAAATATAGGACAATCCGGATAAATAGGTGCGAATATCTTCATACACCATCGTATTAAATGTCTGAATAGTTGTTAAATAATATTGTTTTATAATATGAAATAAGTGTGTTTGATAGTCGGAAGATGTATCGATATCGTATATAGAAACGGTAGTTATCATATTCGGACTTATCCATCGATTTTTATTGGGTTTGTTGGGTTTATTTGTTTTTTTAATACGTTGAGGTAGATAGACAAAATAACGACATATATCGTATGTGTGAAACATTGGTTGCGAACTCCAAAACGGAAATTGATAGGATATACCGACTATTGTTACTAAACTAATGAAAATAATTATGAAAAAAAGGGTTATTTGTATAGAAAACATATCAAATTGAAATGTAGATAAATTGTTAAAAAGACCGAGGTCAAATGTGTTCATTAACATCAGACAAGATGTTTTATTTGTCCCTGATGTTTTATTTATCCCTACGGAATACAAATGGGACATACATGAATTTTTCATTGTATTGTTCAACTGTTTTTTCCGAAAGTTGAAATCCATATGATGTATAAATTGGATTTTCAGTACATTCGAGCCTATGTAAAGTAACAGGTAAAATATCGAGGGAAGTCAATTTATTATTTGAACAACATAATATTTGTAAATTTGGAGGAAGATTGGTTAGAGAAGTTAGTTGATTATGATAACAATATAATATTTGTAAATTACGAGGAAGATTTTCAAGCCTTGTGAGTTCATTGTTTGAACAATATAATTCTTGTAAAGTATGCGGAAGATTGTCAAGAGAAGTCAAATGATTCTTTTCACAATATAATGTTTGTAAAGTGGGAGGAAGATTTTCGAGAGAAGTGAGCGGATTGTTTGAACAATTTACAAATAGTAAATTGAGAGGAAGATTTTCGAGAGAAGTTAGTTGATTGTCTCGACAACATAATTCTTGTAAATTGGGAGGAAGATTGTTTAAAGAAGTCAGTTGGTTATTTTGACAATGTAATTCTTGTAATGTGGATGGAAGATGTTCGAGAGAGATTCCAAAGGCGGACTCTAATCGAACGCCGATCCTTGTGAGTTGATTATTATAACAATCTAATGTTTTTAACGTGGATGGAAGATGTTCGAGAGACGTTAGTTGATTGTATTGACACCATAATGTTTGTAGATTGGGAGGAAGATGATCCAGAGAAGTGAGTTGATTATGATGACAATATAATCTTTGTAAAGTTTTGGGAAGAGAAGTCCCAAAGGCGGACTCTAATCGGTCGTTATCACTCCCTCGAAAGCCGAGCCTTGTGAGTTGATTGTTATCACAATGTAATTGTTGTAAATTGGGAGGAAGGTCGTCGAGAGAAGTCAAATAATTATTTGAACACCCTAATTCTTGCAAATTCGGAGGAAGATGATCAAGAGAAGTGATTCGATTATTAGAACAATTTAATTTTTGTAAATTCGGAGGAAGATTGTCAAGAGAAGTCAGTTTATTGTCTTGACAATGTAATTCTTGTAAAGTGAGAGGAAGATTGTTTAGAGATGCGAGTCTATTATTTGAACAAACTAATTTTTGTAAAGTTGGGGGAAGATTATTTAGAGAAGTTAATTGATTATTTGAACAATACAATGATTGTAAATTTTTGTATAGAGATAAATCCGGTAAAACTTGTAAGTTTTTATACGATAAAACCAAATAGGTTACAGAATAATCAGTCATTTTATTTTAGCGTAGGTTTTGTCAATTATATTAAAAAAAAGATTTTCAATTTATCTTGTTAAAAAAACTCTGTTTAGAGCTTTTTTAATTTTATCTCTCTCTTTTTATTTCTCCAAATCTTTTGTTATTCCATTTCAATCTCTCTGTTTTTGTTAGAGAGGTTCTTCATATTGTAACAATAATTTTTCTCTTTATAATTGCCAAAATAACTGGGTCTTTCTTGTCGTAGACCGTGTCTCCCAAGGGAGACGCATAATGACGAAAATATTAACACTTTCTTTTTCTTAGAGATTGTTTGATTTCATTGTATTGTTCAATCGTTTTTATCGAAAGTTCAAATCCATATTCTGTATACATAGGATTTCCTATACAATTAAGTTTTTGTAACGTAACTGGTAAAATATCAATAGAAGTTAGTTTATTCATTCGACAAAATAATGTTTGTAAATTGGGCGGAAGATTGTCCAGAGAAGTCAATTGATTATATTCACAAAATAATTCTTGTAAAGTAAGAGGAAGATTGTTTAGAGAAGTTAGTTTATTTACGGAACAAGATAAATCTCGTAAATTGGGAGGAAGGTGGTCAAGAGACGTCAGTTGATTCGTGGAACAAAATAATTTTTGTAAATTGGGAGGAAGATTGTCAAGAGAAGTTAGTTGGTTATCCCAACAACATAATTCTTGTAAATGGGAAGGAAGATTGTCGAGAGATGTAAGTTTATTATGAGAACAATCTAATTTTTGTAAATTTGTGTACCAAGATAAATCCGGTAAAACCTTTAATTTTTGATGCGATAAATTTAATTCCGTCACAAAATGGTTGGTCATTTTTATACACGCTGTAAAAATTGGAGTATATGGACACCATAATTTTTGTAAATTGAGAGGAAGATTATCGAGAGAAGTTAGTTTATTCTCTGCACAATACAATTTTTGTAAATTGGGAGGAAGATTGTCAAGAAACGTTAGTTTATTTGCGGAACAATATAATTCTCGTAAATTGGGAGGAAGGTGGTCAAGAGAAGTGCCAAAGGCGGACTCAGCTCCGCCGAGCCTTGCGAGTTTATTATCACTACACCATAATGTTTGTAAATTCGGAGGAAGGTGGTCGAGAGAAGTTAATTGATTGTGGTGACACCATAATATTCGTAAGTTGGGAGGAAGATTGTCCAGAGAAGTCAGTTGATTGTATTCACAATGTAATATTTGTAGATTTGTATATAGCGATAAATTAGGTAAAACATGTAAGTTTTGGTTCGAAAAATCCAATTCTGTTACGGTATAATTAGTCATTTATTATGTGTTTAATAATAATATATGTATCAATTTTTTTGGTTAGTTACGTATTTATTGCAGGAGGTGTCGGCGAAGGACCCGATGGATTTGATGCCAAATATTGTTGTATTTGTGTAATTTGCGCATCTACTCCAACCGCATTTCCTAAAATAGATGTAACAGTCGTGTCCGCGATAGGCGGTTGAAGCGCCTGAATAGCGGTAATTTTATCCGCACTTGTTTGATTTTTTGCAAATACAATAGGTCCAAGTGTATTTAACAATTGTATGCTATATGCATTTGCCTGTGACGATGCGCTAAATGATTCTTTTATTACACATGTGCTATTTTGTAAAAATAAACAAATACATACAATCGCTACCAAAAAAAATATTGATGTTATTTTTTTTACCGATAATACCATATATATCTTCACCCTATTTTATTTTAATATTGGACAACATTCTTTTTCCATGCGTTTTATTTCATTGTATTTTTTAATCGTGTGTCGGTTAAGTGTAAATCCATACACTTCTTCACATGTTGTATAAATCGGATTTTCTTCACAATAGAGTACTTGTAATGTAACAGGTAAAATATCGAAATAAGTCAAATTATTAGTTGGACAATATAATTGTTGTAGATTCGGACCGAAGGCGGACTCTAATTGGTAGTTATCACTCCCTCGAAAGCTGAGCATTGTGAGTTGATTACATGAACAACGTAATACCCGTAACGTTAAAGGAAGATTGTCAAGAGAAGTAATTTGATTATATTGACACCATAATGTTTGTAGATTTGGAGGAAGATTGTCGAGAGAAGTCAATTGATTCTCGTCACAATCTAATTTTTGTAAATTTTGGGGGAGATTGTTTAGAGAAGTCAATTGATTCTTGTTACAATATAATATTTGTAGATTCAGAGGAAGATTGTCGAGAGAAGTGAGTTGATTGTGTAAACACCATAATTCTTGTAACGTGTGAGGAAGATTGTCAAGAGTTGTGAGTTGATTATGTGAACAATGTAATGTTTGTAGATTCAGAGGAAGAGACGTGCCAAAGGCGGACTCAGCTCCGCCGAGCCTTGCGAGTTGATTATATGAACACCATAATACTTGTAGATTCGGAGGAAGATGGTCTAGAGAAGTTAGTAGATTATTATCACATTGTAATTTTTGTAAAGTGGGAGGAAGATTGCTTAAAGAAGTGAGTCGATTACTGTGACAAGATAATATTAGTAAATTTGTGTACAAAGATAAATCTGGTAAAACGGTCAATTTTCGACAAACTAAATCCAATTCGGTTACTGTATAATCTTTCGTTTTTTTCTGTTTTATTTGTATCATTTATCAATTTTTTATGTGTGATTGAATCAAAGAATATTATTAATTCTGTGTAAAATTGATTTTATTTTTTATCAAATTTATCAAATAAACAATAAAATGAGTTTTAGTTTAAATATGATGTTCGATGAGCAAAAACAAGAATTAAGAGTATATTTTAACCACCGCTTAAAAGTTTTGCCCGATTTGTCTTTATACCCAAATCTACTAATATTAGATTGTTCAGAGCATCAACTCACTTCTCTTGACAATCTTCCTCACACGTTACAAGAATTATGGTGTTCACACAATCAACTCACTTCTCTCGACAATCTTCCTCCGAATCTACGAGAATTATGGTGTTATAATAATCAACTAACGTCTCTCAACAATCTTCCTCCGAATCTACAAGAATTACATTGTAGTAATAATCAACTGACGTCACTTGAAAATCTTCCGTCGACTTTACAAACATTAAATTGTGAAAATAATCAACTCGGTGTTCGAGGAATATGGACTATGTTTTTGTCAGGCTTTGCTCATTTAAACAATCTTCCCCCAAATTTACAAGTATTAGTTTGTTCGGGTAATCAATTCACAAGGCTCGGTGGAGCTGAGGACAATTTTCCTTTAACATTACGGGTATTACATTGTGGCAATAATAAACTGACTTCTCTGGACAATCTTCCTCCGAATCTACAAGACTTATGGTGTGGAAATAATCTACTAACTTCTATTAAATATCTTCCTCCCAATTTACAAACATTACATTGTTACGGTAATAAATTAACTTCTCTCGACAATCTTCCTCCGAATCTACGAGGCTTATTGTGTTCATATAATCAACTAACTTCGCTCGACAATCTTCCATCAAATTTACGAATATTACATTGTTCAAGCAATCAAATTGTAATGATTGAAGGAGAAGAATTTGACTTTGATAATTTACCTCTTACATTACAAGAATTTAATTGTAATGGAAATCCAATTTATTATACATATAAGAAAACGTATGGAATTGAACTTTCAACAGAAACGATGAAACAACACAATAAAGCCAGACACATTGCAAATTTGGAAAAAGAATGTTGTCCAATGTTAAAATAAGAGTCTTAATTTATTTTCTTCGATAAAAGAGAGAATATGCATAAGGCGATACAATATCGTTTATATTTTTTACCGGTGTCACTAAATGGTCATTATAGTGATACCAATCTTGTTGTAAACGCACAAATGCCGTATAATGTCCGTAATTCACTTGTCCGTGATGCAAACACACCCCAAATAAATCATATACATATTTTTCAGGCGAAAATCCCGATACGTATTTTTGTAAATCCAGTCCATCGATGGGGTAATGAATTGCCGTATCATTTTTATTTCGAGACGAGTTATGCACTCTCTTAAACGATATGATAAGAATTTTCGGAAAATTCCAAACACACGTGCCTTTTATGATATCTTCCTTTATACCGGTGGTTTCATTCAATAACGCATTCTCTCCCTCAATCCGTTCATCCGAAAAAAAATCATCCAGACAATCGTATATAGACCCTTTTATTTCTACATGTAGGGAACCGAACATTTCGGGAGGAAGAAAACGCGTATGTGTCGGAGTTCGTATTTCCGAAACGATAATTCCGTAAAACAATTCTTTAATCTCGGAATAATCTTTTGAATAATCCTGTTTCACAAATTCAAAACAAGATTTTGCCAATGGGTGTAACGTGTTAATATCGGGCGGGTCCATACTATACGGTCTCACCAAACTCATGTGAAATTCATCCAATAAAAATGCGAAAAATTCCGTCATATCGGCTTGTCCGTAAGAGGCAAAATCGGCGTGTTTTTGATTTGCCACAGATTTCACAATTCGGACAAACCAGTCGGGAGATATTTGTTTGGTCTGTCGTCGTCGCTGTTCCGATAAAAATGCATTGAATTTTTGTAATGCATGTAATAAACTATTGTTATTGTTATTTTGAATATACGCCAATTCAGGAATGGCGTACAATAATTGAATGCATACATTGATAAAACACGTATTTCCCAAATTTGTTAGCCCCACAGTTGACATATATAGATATATAGATGTCACATTTATTTTTATATAAAAGACCACATTCATTAAACAAAGTGTATTCCAATATCGGTATCTATAATTGTATCCAGTGCCGTTTGTGAAACCGCACGTTTTGGCGTGAGAGATTTTAATGTCGACACACGTTTTACGTCTATATTTTTTAATGTAAAATTATGGGTATTTGTGTCAAAATGAAGAGCAGGAATATTTTGAATTTCCTGTTTTTCTTTGTTATACACAACATCCTTTATTTTTTGCAATTTGCCTTTATCCAGCGCGGATACGAAAAATACTTTGAGAGCCTTTATATCTTTTGCCGAATATTCGTGGGTGAATCCGTATTTGTCGGCATATGTATATAATTTTTGTATTTTCAGAGTTTTATCGAGTTTGGACCAAACTTCGGTTTTATTGTGTGTTTTTTCGCGTTCCAATATCTGGTCAATATCGGAGACATTGTTGTTATACGAGGTTGCCATATCTCCCGCAACAATGCCGGTTTTCGATTGAGAATTCATAATTTGTTGAATGGAAGAGTTCATATAATATAGTATATAAAGAATATAGTCTCTATATTCTTTTCATTTTTTTCTTAGAATCTTAATGCGGTGTTCTTGTTGTTGTTGAATACCAATCAATTAATATTTTGCGCATATTTGCCAAAATATTTTCACGATTTGTATGACTGTGATTTTCAATAATGAAATGTTGAAATGTTTGTTTGATGACCTTTTTTTTCAGAAATGATTTTTTGGTTTCTGATAAATGAGAAAATACGTGTTTTCTTTCTGTATCGCGACCAATTGTTTTTAGTTCATTCAAAACATCTATAAAATGTGTATTTACGAATTTTTCAATAAAATCCGTTTTCTTAGTGATGCTATGTGGCGAGGATGCTTTACCTAAAATTTTACGCGTAATGCGTTTTATATGTTGAACACGTTTTACAGTTTTTTTAGATGACATATAAAATAAGGTTAGAAAAAACCCAACATATAAACTACTATGCCTATTTATCCAATATCGTTTTCTATTCCTAAACAAAAAATAATTGACCGACCATATCAAAAAACACAATTCATGTCAAATCTTATTCCGGGTATTCAAGAAACATATATTTATGAATATGAATCCGATTATTACGCCGAATATCAGAAATCATTGTTTGCCGTTACAATGAAAAAAGGAGGATGGGACTGTATGCGACATTACGAAATATTGGCGAATGGATGTATTCCCTTTTTTGTCGGATTGGAAAATTGTCCTCCTACTATTGTAACGACTCTCCCAAAATCGCTACTTTTGCAAACGAACGAACTGTTTATCCATTTATCTCAAAAATACAAGATAACTCCTTTTTCAAATAATAGTCCCATCGTTTTAACGAAAGACGAATGGGAAACGTGCTACCGATTTGCGGATGAATTATTAGAATATACAAAACATCAATTAACAACGGAACACATGTGCCGTAATATAATAAGTAAATTACCGAATGTATCTCCCCAAAAAATCCTTCTGTTTCAGAACAAACCGTGTGAGGATTATTTGGAGAGTTGTGTTCAACACGGATTTAAATCGGTGTTTCACAAAGACTGCCATGAATTTCCGTATAAACCATATATGTATGAAAACTCTCATATAGATGTTCGTACAATGTATGGAAAGGGATTTACATATACCGAAGGTTTGAATAATGAGCTATATGATTTGTCGGGAGATGCCGATATGGAGAAAAACATTGAAAATAGAGAGTATGATATTATCATATATTGTCACATTCATCGAGAAAAACCCATGTTGGAAAAAATATTGAACTATTATCCTCCCGAAAAAATAGTTTTAATGTGTGGTGAAGATGAACATGTTTGTTGTTGGCGTGAGTGGTCAGATAAAGGACATGTGTGTTTTGTGAGAGAGTGCAACTAGGAGAGATTATATATATACATATTATACCATGACAATTATACATTTAAGAAAAACCCAACAAACAAACAAACAACAACGAAAAACAAATAGACGACGAAATACAAAAACAAGAAGACGTAGTGCGAACGACCGCAGCAGTCCGTCGATGGGCACTATAGCCAAGTCGATGCAATTGTTACCTTGGGTCGATGTGAAAAAAATAGATTGGCGTAATTTATCATCAAATCCAAATGCGATAGATTTATTAGAAGCGAATCCAGACAAAATATTTTGGCATAATTTATCATCAAATCCAAATGCGATTCCTTTATTTAAAGCAAATCCTTTAAAAATAGACTGGGCTTCATTATCGAAAAATCCAAATGCCATTTCTTTATTGGAAGCGCTTCCAACAAAAATATCTTGGTATTGGTTATCAGCAAATCCAAATGCCATTCCTTTATTAGAAGCGAATCCTTTAAAAATAGACTGGCATTCATTATCGAAAAATCCAAATGCCATTTCTTTATTGGAAGCGAATCCTTTAAAAATAGACTGGCATTCATTATCGCAAAATCCAAATGCCATTTCTTTATTGGAAGCAAATCCAGAAAAAATAGTTTGGTATTGGTTATCTCAAAATCCCAACGCCATCTCTTTATTAGAAGCGAATCCAGAAAAAATAGTTTGGAAGCAATTATCTCAAAATCCAAATGCAATTTCTTTATTAGAAGCGAATCCAGAAAAAATAGACTGGTTATGGTTATCGCAAAATCCAAATGCCATTTCTTTATTGGAAGCGAATCCAGAAAAAATAGCTTGGGAATATTTATCATCAAATCCAAGTATTTTTGCAGATTCAACATCATTTTATACAACAGCTCAAAAACATGAATTATATATGAAACATCACTCTACAAATGAAATAAATGACACATTAACTCGTGGCGGGAGACTCGACCTGAGTCTTCCATTATTTTGGGATGAATCTCCAATAGTCGAAGAATATCTTACCTATCTATTGCATCATCGCCCAGAAATCATGGATGAAATTAAACGTAGTATCAACAATAGTATCAAAAATAGATTACATACAAATAGATTGAATTGTATTACAGCGATTCGTTTTTTTATGGAAAATCATCTATTTGATAATGATAACGAAAACAAATTAATACAATTGTCCGTTTTATTTGTTGAACATGCACCAGTTATTGAAAATCGTAACATTGCAATATATTTATTTGGAATTATGCCAGAAAATAAAGTAAATGCCATATTTGATGTAGATACAAAAGAAACCTATTTACTACATGCATGTAAAAATAATGATGTTGAATTGGCAGAATGTATTGTTTCTCGATTACAAGACAACACGACTCTCCATAAAAAAGACGATTTTGGATATGATGCAATTTATTATGCGAAACAATTTCGTATGAAACATGTGTTGCACCGAATTCATGAATTGGATGAGAAAATGAAACATGCTTATATTGCTCCATCAAAAAAATTCAAGACACCTGAAATGAACACAAATGAGCGAACAACGATAAAAAATGGATGGAATCCAATCGAACTTCAATATGTTGATGTAAATACATGGTTATTACAAAGTCCAATGAATTTGGCATTATCATTTGACCCAAATACAATTGTTGGTAATTATCCTACTATTTGTATGACATCACCGAATATTGGAACTGCTCTACGTCAGCCATCTGTATATGTGAAAGAATGCGTATATATTAAAGGTGCATTATTAGATTATGTTAAAACCCGCGAACTGCCGGAAATATATATGAATATATCGTCTATCGGAATTATTGGTATAAAAAATCCCATTTTAATAGATTTAAACAGTTTTACGCATAAATTAGATGCAATCAAAAATGTAAATAAATTAGCGGGAAAACACGTGCATCTAACAAAACAAAAAACGATTCGTGGGATTTTACGACAGTATGTATTATATCATCCGTCCTCGCATGGATTACTTACAGAAGGAAAATATACGGGCTTCGCCACAAAACAAAGCTTGTCCTTAACGAATTATTCAAAACACTGGGATATTGCTATGAACTCCTATTTACGCAAAGGTCCCAACTATTTTTTATCGACTGAATTTTTAAAATATTATCATCGTTTTGGAAAAAATGTGGATGAAGCGAAAGAAAACGTATTGAAAAATATTGAAAATATAGATATGGCATTTACCTATGCTCCAAGAACCGGAAAATCGGTAACGGTATTTCGAGGAACAAAAAATGCACAAACCGATGCACCTTACGATGGAATTCAACAGGGATTTATTTCTACGACATCAGATGAAGACATTCTTGACATGGGAGGAAATGCATTTATTTCAGCAGATGACCAATGTTGTATTTATGTTTATACTGTGGAAGCAGGTATTCCGTATATAACAATGAACCAGATAAGTCGGTATAAAGCGGAAAACGAAATATTATTGCCGAGAGGATTGATTGTTACCGTAGATGATACGGAAATTACAGAAGACGGATTCAAAAAATATTTATGCACCATACATATGCCAGAAAATATTCAAGAACGGTATCCTCTAATGGAAAAATGTGTTTCCTACGATGTATTTGATATATAATTTTTTGTTTATTTATTTCAAAATAGGTAATATATTTGTATTTGTATTTGGTTTGCCATTATACCATTCACATTCCATTGCGAACCCGTCGTGTCCATGGCGTTTATATGTACCATATCCGTGTCTTTTTCCATCTCTCCATTCTCCTTCATACACATCTCCATTTGCGTGTATATAAATACCATATCCATTTTTTTGGTCATCTTTCCATTCTCCTTCATATATATCTCCATTTTCTTCATTAAACAATCTTATATTCCATGCCAAGTAGAGATCCTTATCACCATATACATATTTTCCTTTTCCATGGCGTTTATTTCCCTTCATTTCTCCAATATACAAGTCACTACCTCCTATAACTACCTTACAAATATATGGAATATTATGTAACGATTTATATATTTCATTACATTCAGTTCGTATCGCATTAGTAATTGTGTTCATTTTATTTGGTTATTTATTAAAAAAATAAAATTTTCAATTTTTATATTCCACCACTTCGATTGCTGTCAAACCCCTGTGTATATTGTCCTCTTAATTGCGTGCGTGTATGATTATGCATACTATTTCCTCCAATAGTGTTTCCCATCAGATTTTCATGGGGAGATTGGTCAAACATATATCTCTCAAATAAACGAGGATACGGTTGTTCCGATGGGCGAGATACAATGACGGTTTTATACAAATCCGACTGCGACGACGGTATATAAGCATCTTTTGTTTTTTGTGGATGTTGTTGTTTGGATTGTTGTGAAAAAAAAGAATCCATTTCGCGAGGTCGGGACAAGAGCGTGTTTTGATTTTTTAATTCACTTTCTCTATCAATATTCGACAAATACCCCGACACAGGACCTTGCCGATTTGCGGGAGAAAAATTGGTATGTATCATATACGGCGATTTTGCATGAATAGGAGCAACCGTATTTTGTGTATGTGTCGTCATAATAATAGGAAATTTCGCATATTTTGTGGAAATGGAACGGGGGTCAAAATTGGGTTCCAATGAAATATCCGATTTATTTCTGTCATAAATGCGATCATTTAATTCTTCTACACGCTGATTTTGTCCATAAAATAAAGTCTCTCGAAAACTCGTTCCTTCATCAGAAATAGGTGAATACAATTGATGGAATTGGTCCGACGATGAAATCATTGTATGTTATATGAAATAGAGAGATTTTTATAGGAATTTAATATAATAATGAATCATTATCAACGACAAATAAAACATCCACAACAAAACAAAAAAATCAATCAACCGCCATTAAAAACCATATTGTCAACTGCGTGGTATCCCTTGGGGGCAAAATTTCCAGAAGCGACGTTTCATAGTTGGATACACAATATGTTAAGTCGGGTAAAAAATTATTATTTGGTGGTATATACAAATACAGAATCTCTCTCCCTATTTTCCCCCTATCTATCAAATCCACGGATACATATTGTCGTAAAACCGATAGAAGAATGGACTCAATACGAAAATCGAATCTTTTGGCAGGAAAATCATACAAAAAACGTTTTCCTAAACCAAAAAATAGATTGGAAATTAAACATGCTTTGGTCCGAAAAGGTGCATTTTGTGTGGAATACAATTATGTATAATTATTTCGTGGAAGATGCACAAAATAGTATGTACGGGTGGATTGACATTGGATATTTTCGCGGGCGACCGGTCGACACAGAACTCCGTCGTTTAACGGAATTTCCAAATCCATCCCGCATTCGTGCATTAGACCCCACGAAAATACATTATGCATTGGTAAATAACAATATGCCACAAATACAATATATAGAACATTGTGTTCAAACGGGGCAACCAATTCATCCCCAACAAATTTCGGTTGGAGGCGGATGTTTTTTTGGAACAAAAGAAAAGATAGAAGAATGGAGAGATGTTTTTACGATTATTTTACAGGAATATATTGACGCAAATAAATTGGTGAAAGACGACCAAATAATTGTGGCGGAGGCGGTATTTTCGTTGAAATACGGAGGATTGTTTTATTTACACAGAGAGGTGAATCCGAACTATGACAATTGGTTTATGTTTTCACGATTGTTGTTATGATTACACCATAACAGAAAATACGGTAAGGGCAAATAAAACAAACGGTAACAATAACAAAAGCCAACTTAGCCAAGGGTAACCGGATTTACATATAATATTTAAAATAAATGTCCAGAATATAATATATAGCAATTGCGCTAAAAATAACAAATAGGTATTTGCGACAGAACACGATAACATACCGACGCAAAATAAATTGGTGTTTCCCATATTTTGCCATATGAGAAGTAGAAGACATACAAGAGATATGCCCAGATAAAGCTTACTTGGAAGACAAAGACTTGGAAATTTCATTGTAATAATATTTCGGGAGAGAATATTTCGGGGGGGGGGAGAAAAGAGGAGAGAGAATATATTAAATCTCTCTAATAATATTTTCGTCATTATGCGTCTCTCAAAGAAGGGGCAAAGCCCCTTTTTGAGAGACACGGACGACGACAAAATTTTAGAAGAGGAATGTTCAAACTATCTATCTTTATAGAGAGACTTCTATTCCATTTTGGAATAGAATGGAATAGGAATTTATGTGAATCTTTTTTATTTGGCATATATCTTTTACAATTAGTCCGTGTCTCTCAAAGAGGGGCTTTGCTCCTTCTTTGAGAGACGCATAATGACGAAAATAGTATACGCATGTTTTTTCTAAAATGGGTTAGCGTACATGAAAGAATATAAACACGTCCTACTATAACTAGTAATCTCATGTCTTCCTTTACCAATAAAGAAATGACCGTTATCAAGCGTGATGGCACAAATGAAACGGTTGAATTTGATAAAATTCTAAATCGTGTTCGAAGAATTGGCGAAGAAACTGGTGTAAAAATAAATTACACGAGTCTTGTAGTAAAAGTAATTGACCAATTGTGTGACAACATATCCACAAGTAAAATTGACGAATTATTGGCGGAACAGTGTATTTCGTTATCTTCTTCACATACAGATTATAGTATTCTTGCCGGACAATTGCTTGTATCGAATCACCAAAAAAATACATCCGACTCATTTTCTAAAAAAATGACACAATTGTATGAATTTCGCGATATTCACGGAAAACATTGTCCAAAGATATCCAATGAATTGTATGAATTGGTGTCTCTCCATGGCGATATATTAGACTCTATTTGTGATTATTCGAGAGATTTTTTAATCGATTATTTTGGATTTAAAACACTTGAACGAGCCTATTTATTTAAATTAGACGGTAAAATTATTGAACGACCTCAAGATATGTGGCTTCGCGTTGCATGTGGAATTCATTGCACCAATTCAAATATATCTGAATACAATACTTGTATCGATAAATCTTATGCCGATAAATCTTATGCCGATAAATCTTGTGTTGATGGATTTGGGGCTTGGTCTTGTGACGATAAATCTTATGCCGATGAATCTTATCCGCACATTCATACGCAACAACCCATGTTCGAGAAACTTATGGTGGCAGAGCGACGAACTGTAGTGCAAGTGTGTAGCATTGAATCTATTTTAGATAAAATTCGAGAGACATATGACGGAATGTCACAAAAATATTTCACACATGCAACTCCAACATTATTTAATGCCGGCACTCCCAAACCGCAATTAAGTAGTTGTTTTTTATTGGCAATGGAATCAGATAGTATTAATGGTATTTATGATACATTGAAAGATTGTGCTATTATTTCAAAACATTCCGGCGGAATTGGATTGCATATACATAATATTCGCGCAAGTGGATCACATATTCGCGGAACAAATGGTCAGTCAAATGGAATTGTGCCGATGTTAAAAGTTTTTAATAATACGGCAAAATATGTGGATCAGTGTGTTGTGCCAGAAACTATTATTTATACAAAAACCGGACCGACCGAAATTCAAAATTGTTGTGTCGGTGAAACGGAGATTTATAATTTGCATGGAGAAACAGAAGTTATTCAAAATATATTGGAACACACATATGAAGGAGAATTGTTACATATAAAAACACAGCATTCCTTTTTTCCTTTACAAATTACGGCAGAACATCCCGTATATTGTTTGCGAAATGGAGTTGCCAATACATGCAATAATTTTGAATGGGTAGATGCAGGCGAATTAACAAAAAATGATATGATTGTGTATCCGATGCCTACCTATAGTAAAGATATTGATACCATTACAGAGGATGACTGTTATATGTATGGAATATTGTTAGGAGATAACAACAAAGAAAATAATATTTGCATCAAAAATAAACCAAAGATGGTTGCATTTATCACAAATTATTTCGATACAAATCTGGTTCAATATACGATTCATTCCGACCACATTCAATGGAAAAAATCAATTCATTTACCATTTCGCCATAATGACATATATAATACGGCACAAAATAAAAGAATTCATCATAAGTGGTTGCATTTACCGATTGAAAAGAGTGCCCATATTATTCGAGGATTGGTTGATACAGAAGATATGTGTATTCATAGTAAATCTTCCGAATTAATTGAATGTGTTCGTTTTTTATGTATGAAACTTGGAACACTTACTACCAGTGAAGTGGAAGACGACCTATTTTTTCGTGTTCGTATTATACCAACTCCATTTATTTGCAAATTATTGGATATTTCCGATAGAGATTGCCTTTCCGATAAAAATCGAATCGACCATTTTCTTTTATCTCCTGTTCAGGAGATAACCAAAACGCATTATTCGGGAGTATTGTATGATTTGCAGTTGGAAAAGGAACACAATTATCTGTTACATAATGGACTTGTGCATAATGGAGGAGGTAAAAGAAATGGTAGTTTTGCCATTTATCTGGAACCATGGCACGCCGATATTGAAAGTTATTTACAATTGCGGATGAATCACGGCGACGAGAATTTAAAGGCGCGTGATTTGTTTTACGGATTATGGATTCCCGATTTATTTATGGAACGGGTCAAGTCCGGCGGGCAATGGACACTTATGTGCCCCGATGAGTGCCCCGGTTTGGCGGATGTATATGGCGAAGAGTTTGTTACCTTATATACAACATATGAACGTAATGGACGCGGGAGAAAAACCATTTTGGCGAGAGATTTATGGTATCAAATTTTAGATGCACAAATGGAAACAGGAATGCCGTATCTTCTTTATAAAGACGCGTGCAATTCAAAATCAAATCAGAAGAATTTAGGAACGATTAAATCGTCGAATTTATGTTGTGAAGTCGTTCAATATTCGGATGAAAATGAAACGGCTGTGTGTAATCTTGCCAGTATTGCATTACCGTCCTTTGTCGTAAATAAAACATTTGATTTTGTAAAACTCCAACAAATAACCGAATTGATTACGTATAATTTAAATCGCGTAATTGATATTAATTACTATCCCACGGAAAAATGCCGTAATTCAAATCAAAGACACCGACCCATCGGCATCGGTATTCAAGGATTGGCAGATGTGTTTATGATATTGGGCATTTCGTTTGAGAGTGAAGAGGCGAAAACATTAAATCGAGATATTTTTGAAACGATGTATTATAGTGCCGTAAAAGAATCGTGTCGATTGGCGCAAAAAGATGGTCCCTATTCTACCTTTGCGAATTCTCCGGCAAGCAAAGGTATTTTGCAATTTGATATGTGGAATGTGAGCCAAGACAATACACGGCATGATTGGACAACATTAAAACAAAATATTATTACACATGGACTTCGCAATTCTCTATTAATGGCTCCAATGCCGACCGCTTCCACCTCGCAAATATTGGGATTTAATGAATGCATTGAGCCGATAACAAATAATATTTATTCAAGACGAACAAATGCGGGAGAATTTTTACTGACAAACAAATATTTAATGAAAGATTTACTGGAAATGGGAATTTGGAATGAAACTGTTAAGAATCAAATCGTGGCGAATGGAGGGTCGATTCAAACAATTGAGTCAATTCCCATGGAACTTCGTGTTAAATACAAAACTGTATGGGAAATTCCGGCAAAGGTGCTTATTGATATGGCGGCAGATAGAGGTCCTTTTATTTGTCAGAGTCAAAGCAGTAATTATTGGATGGCGAAACCAGACCGGTCAAAACTCACAAAAATGCATATGTATGCGTGGTCAAAAGGATTGAAAACAGGTATATATTATCTACGCCAACAAGGGGCACATCAAGCACAAAAATTTACAATTGAACCTACCAAAATGACGGGACATACACAATATGAAGAGGAGGAGGAGGAGGAAACCACATGTGAAACGTGTTCGGCATAAAAGTTGGGCGTAAAAATATGTGTATATAACAAATAATGTCGTCGTCATTAAGTTTTTTGTCGTATGGTCTTATTGGAGTAACTGTTTCAGTTATTGCAATTGTAACTATTTTAGATGAACCAACTTCTTCCTCCTCTCCAACTCCTTCTCCTTCCACGTCCATTCTTCCAACGTCCATTCTTCCAACGTCCATTCTTCCAACGTCCACAACTACTACTACTGGTGGTAAAAAAACACGTAAGCATAGAAAACGATAACCAAATAGACGAATTACTTTAAAAGAATTTCATTTTCATTTCTGATTGGCTCAGTAAAATGATTATTTAACAGAGAATTTAATAGTACAATCGTTTCTTTTTGTGTTTCAACATCGTCTCCATTTATTCCCGGCGACTTATTCCAATATCTGGCATCTCCATTTATTCCCGGCGAATGTTTAAGGATTTTTTTAATAAAATAATCAAGAAATCGTTTTTTAATTTCTAAAGGAATTGTTTTACTTGGACCTGGGAGTTTATTTTCCCCTTTTTCGTCAGGTTTTTTCATTTCTTTACTAAATTTATGATAATAATCTGTCCAGTAATATCGGTTCGTATCATTTGTCGCAAGTGCATTATACATATAATACACTTCATCATCTGGAAATTTATTTATAAATGAACCTTCCGTATTTTTATAATATTGTATATCGGTGTTGTTTGATGTATTCGTAGACAATGGTTCATTAAATTGTTCAACGAGAACAAATAATCTATCGTAAATGGATTGTTGCATAACAGAATTGTCCATATGTTTGAATTGTTTACGCACAACCTTATTTTCTTCGCGTATTTGTTTTTTCGCCATATCTTTTTCTATTTGTGCTTGCATTTTCAATTCTGCCTTTTCGCGTATTTTTTCCATTTGTGCTTGTGCTTTCAATTCCGCCTTTTTGCTCATTTTTTCATCATTTTTAGACATTGTTGATTGTTGTGTTGGTTGCGGAATAAAAAGATTTTCAATTTTTTTTTCTAAAATAGTTATTTTTTCTTCACACATCTTTAATTTTGTTGGACATGATAGAGGAGAAAGAGAAAGCCGAGGCGAAAGAGAAAGCCGAGAAGAAAGAGAACGTTTTTTCGTTTTACTATTTTCTACACAAAGTCCCGTTTTTTTATGTCGCCGAGTTCCATTTTTGCAACGTTTTTGTTTTTCAGACATTATATATATATATACATACATATTATGTCATCTTCAATTCCATTAGATCCAAATTATTATCAAGCCATCGCAAATGCATCGAATGATTTTAATACAGCGTATGCACAATATTTATCGTGTAATTGTATGCAACCGGGTATAGGCGCATCCACTTCTGCTTGCACGACTGATCCATTATTAGGATGTCCGACTACAAATATAGGTTTAAGTTGGCAAACCATGGTATATCCATCCTATGTAATCCTTCAAAATACAATTGACCAAGCATTAGCCACAATACAGCCTATTAATCTGCCAAATTACGACGCATCTATGAACGAACTAACTACACAATATACACAACTTCTGGCATTTCGACAGAATTTAGACCAACATGTGAAAGATTTACATTTAAATTATACGACAAATACGGGAATACCGAATATGTATCAGTCGAAATTGGATACGACTATACTAACCACCAGTATTTGGGCAATTCTCGCCACATCATTAGCGATTTATATTTTTATGAAACATGAGTAGAGAGGGAGGTTTTATTTGGTTATGATTTGTTTATGGTTTATTCAAAATATAAAACAATCACATATATTATATAAATGCAACAACGACGAACTATATTAAAAACAACTACTCCGTATCAACCAACCTCACCTCCCCAATTGGAGGGATTTTCATTTGTGAATTATGGAAAGATTCTGAATGAAGGATTTACCGATGCCAGTTGTAATATTACCGACCCCGCATGTCAACAACAATTAATGACATCAGGGAGTCAATATTATTTACAGTTTCAAAATTTAGCGAATTCTTTACATAATGTATCCACATCTGCGGGTGTATATGACCAACAGTATGATTATTTAATGTCAAATCCAATGTATGCATACAGTGGAACTGTTCTCGGTCCGCCTTCTTCTATTCAAGATGCATTGACGGATGATTTACATCAAGTTACATTACAAGAAAATACATTTTATGTATTGGGGACAATTACTATTGCAACATTGTTTATTGGGGCGATTATATTGTCGAAATAGTCGTATTGGAAGACCAAAGAAAAATTGAAAATCTTTTTTTTATATTTTAATTGCATCTTTAAAACTGTACAACACAGAATTACTACTATCACGATGTTTTCCGAAATCGAAATCCAAGATTTACTTGTAAAAATAAATCGCGCGCAAAATAGTCTTATTCCTCTATACGAAGTTCGAAAACAGTTCTTTATTGAATATGCGAAACATAGTCCGGGAAGCGCCTATACAGCCGAACAATATGCCACTATAAAATTTGAAAAAACAAAAGAGGCGAAGGACATTAAAAAATTTGAACGTATTTTATTTCCCTCCCAACTCATGGTCGATTGTAATGAAGAAACGATTACATATGCCATCAAATTTGCCAAACATTATCGTGAACCAATTTCACGTGTAATGAATGCTATGTATATGTGGGAAGAAGGCAGAAAACAATTAAGAAAGGCGAAAAATGGTGGTGAGCTTATCTCCTTTGTCAAAGAACAATTTAAATTACATTATTATGTATGTAATACTGCTCTATGTGTTACCACTCCATGTGTTACTCCTGCTATAGACATTTCTCTTTCAAATTTAGAATTATGTTGGGAATAAATGTACGTGCTCTCTCTCTAATTAAGTAAATATCAAGCCTATTATTTTTTAATTATATGGTCTTTTGGTAAATCTATTATATAATAATAATAATAATACTATATAATAATGCCAAGTCTGCCACTCATACAATATTTGAAAAAACGACGATATGGAAATAGAGGAGGAGGTGCCAAATATTTTATTGACTGTCCGGCATTTCAAAATTATCCCGAATCAATTCAAACAGAAATGATTCTCAAAAATGTTGATAAACAAAATGTTGCTATTTTAACAGCATTTGCTCAAGACGATGAATTTCGTAAAAAAATAGTCATAAAATTAACATATGCTAACGAAATAGACGGAAATAGAGAATACCGCATTGGAGAGATACTTTATGAACATAAAATTTCCGGATTTATTTGGTATTTATGCACATTTCCGTGTTTTGATGATACTATATCCCGTGCTCCAAAATCTCGTAATGGTGAAAAAATAAAACCGAAAGCATACACAGACCCTATTTGTCAAGCACCTCATTTGAAAAAGTATGCTCAAAATGTGCTTGTTATGCCATACATACAAGAGGGTTCTCTCGAATCCTATACATTTACACCAGAAAATATATTTCTATTAAAATCCACATTAATTCACGCAATTATGTCATTGACTGTAGCATATGACCAACTGCAATTTATTCACGGAGACTTACATTTGGGAAATATTCTTCTTAAAAAAACGACAAAACAAGACATTACATATCATATTCGTGGTATAGAGCCAATTACATTAGATACAATGGGATACAAAGTTATTCTTATGGATTTTGAAAAATCAAAATTAATTCTTGATGTGTCCGAGAAAATGCAAATAAATGTAGGACATTTTTGGAAAGATTTACTTTTCTTAATAAAAAAAACCGGTGTCGCATTTGATAATTATGATGATTATTATATTACATGGGATGATGCAGATATTCTTTCTTTTATACATCGTGCGTCGCAAAGTGCATTACCATGTTCTGAAATTATGACGTTAATTCATTTGGTAAATGAGTCAACATTTTATTTTTTACCAACAAGTAAAATAACATATAGTTCGATATAAAGATAATAAAATAATAAAATATAATTTCATATGATTGAATCAGACCTATCGAATCCACCCGTTACGGTATATTATCTAAATTCGTGTCTTTGGGAGAAGGATTTTTTACTGAATGATATTTTGGGACCAATTTGTAAAAATGTTATTTTTTTTGATAAAATAGAAGATATTTCTATTGCAACGCAAAATCATCCGCAAATTCTTATATTGACAGATACCCTGCCGTTTCAAGAGGTTGAAACGTTTGTAAAGAAAATATCTCCAAATGCCATTTTTTTTACCTCCGGCGAAACAGGAAATCATGCGCAATGGTTGTCATTGTCCGCCTATACTCCATTGTATTGCAAACAATACAATCATTTTTCTATAGGAACATCTCCCACAAATATTGTCCAAATACCGCTTGGATATATAAAAGGATTTATCACAAAATACGATTGTCCTTTATCCACTATTCGCCCGCATGTGTGGGCATTTGTTGGTGAATTAAAATCCGATAGATATGAAATGTGTGAAACATTTGCACGTTTTCCGAACAATGTCGTTGTTATATCAAAAAATACATGGAATCTTGAGCGACAACATATATCTCCTCAACAACTTGCTGATATATATAGAGACGCCGTATTTGTTCCGATTGGAAGAGGCAATTGTTCATTGGACTGTTTCCGAATTTATGAAGCAGTTGCATTGGGGGCTATACCAGTTATTGTGGGGAGAAAAGATGAAATAAAACAAACATTTTATTATGACGGACATATTCCACCATTTGTATTTTGTGAAAACTGGGACCAAGCCATTGATATATGTAATGTTTTATTGGCGAATCCGTCTCAATTAATACATAGACAAGCCAGTATTTTACAGTGGTGGAACGAACGTATTATGGACATTCAATGCAAGATAAAAAAGGTTATTTAGCAGAGCAATACGTATATAAAATTGAATTACATTTATTTATGAATTGGTGTAAAATGTCTCTTGAAACAGTTATAAACGAAAAAACCATAAAAAAACGTCATTTTATATTATCTAATTATCTCAAAAATAATAATGTTGGCGTTTTGAATGAAAATGAAACGTTATGGTTTAAACACATATTTGAAAAGTTTTATACACCAGACGACCAATATACTAAATTTAATTCTTCGCAAATTTCAAATGTATCCATAGTAAAAGACAATTACGGAAATAAATGTTTTTGTATTTTTGTAAATGATACTCGGTTTCCAACATCTATAAAAAGACTTGCCGGCGGAAATAGAAACGACAAAGCAAATGTAATACGAGCATTAAGAAATGCGATAGAACCGCAAATTCATGATTTTCGCAAAAATAATCCATTAAATCCTGTAAATATTTGTCCGATTACAAATGAACCATTTGGGTTCGATGCCGAAGTAGATCACCAAATACCATTTCATATGTTAGAAGAAGAATGGATAAAAAATAATAAAAATATTTCTTACATTTACAATGTAGATAAATTTGATTATATTTTACAAGAACCGTATTACACACGTTGGTTTAATTTCCATTTAGAAAAATCAATATTAAGATGGGTGTCAAAAGAGGGCAACAAAATTGCGCATAAATTATATGTTAAAACGGATTGTCTGGGCTAACTTGGTTAATACAATATTTTTATTGTATTAATTGTTTTATTTATATAAAATACGCATTGCTCTAAATATCCAACGACATAATATTCTTTTCAGACCGAGGTTTTCGCCGGCTCATATTTTTTTTACTATTGCCGTCATTCGAAACCGTTTTTAATCCTGCCAATAAATTATCAATATCGGAAGAAGGTCCTTTCATCTCTGCTCTCGGAGGAGGAGAAAATTGCGATTGAGGTTGTTGTTGTTGTTGAGGTGGATTTGTATAAGATGCGTGACCGCCTACATCAATTCCTTCTTGTTGTGTTTGTTGTTGTTGCTGCTGTCGAATATCTTGCGGTTGTTCCGGTCGAAAGGTAGTTCCTCTCGCCAAACTAATATCGGGACGCTGTTGGTTAGGTCTTTCTGTAAAATTCATTGTTCCTTTTTGCACAATGGGCTGATTGGTTCTGGTATCCAAAGGTGCAGGTGGCGGACCGGATGACATATTGGGAGGGTCTTTTACAAGCCCTTGTGCAAATGCAAATCCGGGGCTTTTTTCTTTCATTGCATCTACAGTTGCATTTGTAAATGCCTTCATTAATTGCGGACTTTGTTTTAATACATCTTGCAATCCCGGCGCTATATTGGTAAGTGACGAATTTGTAATATGAATCATTGATACAGACAATCCCAATTTTAGACATAGAGACAATTCGGGAGGTATTTTTTTACCTCCACTATATTTGTCATGAAGTTCCGAAAATATTTCATCATAACTATCTATATCATCCTCAACCGTATCAGAAAGTCCCCCTAAATCCAACCCAAATGGGTCAAACGTTGAGTTCGCCCACTCTACAGAACTTACAAATGTTTTTAACCAATATGCCTGAAGTTTTATACCATCTTTTTTACGTTTATCTTCCAAGGCAGATTCATACTCGTCTTCAATCTCTTCATACGCCGAATCCACGGTATAATGTGAAATGTTTTTAATTGAACCTTTTTCATACCATTCTTCTAATTTCTTAATCATGGCACGCTTCTTTCGATTGCGTTCTCTCTCGGACGATGGAACCGTGGTTGTTTTGGAAGATACGGGCATTTGTTTGCTAAATCCGTCCCATGTCTTGCTTGTTCCAGAAAGACTCTCTTGGGTAGCATGACCAATATTTGAATCGGTGTGTTCTAATACAACTTCAGGAGTGGGAGAGGCATTTTTTTGTGAAAATCCGAAAAAATTACCAAAGCCGGACGAAGATACGGTTTTTGTTTGAATAGGAGTCTGTCCAGTTAATTCATTTAATTCATTCTCTAAATCTCCTAATTCTTTCATATCGATACGCCCCGAACCACTGGACGACCGTTTTTTATCATTCATCAGGAGTTCAAATCCAGAACCAAATTTTGATGTTGCACTATCCATATTCAAATCCAAATGTTCTAAATTATCATTTCCGATGTCCATTAAATTAAGTTCTTCCATATTTACTTGTATTATGGTATTTGAATAATATTTATTCTTATTTCAAACACATCTTTATGTTTCATGTTTCAATAAATAAAAAAATAAAAATAATATAAATATAAAAATAAAAATTCTATTAATATGCCGATAACATTAATTAGTTTTGATATTGGTATTAAAAATATGGCGTATTGTATCGGTAAAGTAGATGATGAATTGTTTTCTATTTTGGATTGGAATATAATGAATTTAAGTGTTGAATATGCTACTCCTCAACCCGCCTCTCTACCCATATGCAGTTATATAACAACTACCACCTACAAAAAGAAAAATAAACCACCTATATTAAAACCATGCTCAAAATTGGCGAATTATGGAGAGACCCACCCGTCATATTTTTGTGAGAAGCATGCCCACGAACAAATGACCTACGGTATTTTACCGGACAATAAACCGAAAACCATTCTTGAATTAAAAACCATATTGTCGCAAAAGTCCATAGATACCACGAATAAAAACAAGACTGAATTATTGGCACAATGTATCAAGAAACGTCCCGTTGAAAAACGGGCAATTACGGCAGATAAAATAAGTCTGATAGATATCGCCCAACGTTTTATCATACAAATGGATATATTGTTAGAGAAATTTCCCGAAATTACGTGTGCCATTTTAGAAATGCAAATATCCCCCATTGCCACAAGAATGCATACAATTCAAGGAATGCTGGCGATGTATTTTATGACAAAGAATATTCATGTAGAGTTTATTTCGTCCTCCAATAAACTAAAACTTGTAAAAATGATGGAAGGCGAAACAAAAAAAGAAGGAGAAGGAGAAGAAACAAGAACATATAAAGAAAATAAAAAGTTAGCTGAAGAATTTTGTCCAAAAATACTTGACCATAATGTATCTCTCTCTTTATGGAAAGATGTTGTTACACAATTTAAAAAACAAGATGATATGTTTGATTCAGCACTTCAAATGATATGGTATTTACATAACAAGAATTATGTTAAATTTCAAAATTTTGAAATAATTGTTGCATCAAATAATTGTTGCATCAAATAATTGTTGCATCAAATAATTGTTGCATCAAATAATTGTTGCATCAAATAAACTAATAAATTGAAAATCTTTTTTTTATAACCAGAAACAAACTAAAAGCAAACAATGAATCTCGAAATTGAAAAGGAAGGAGAGTATGGTGAAAGCATCACAATATATTCAGATGGAAAAAGCTATGAAGGAAAGTTAACATACAATAAAACAAATGATAAAGCATGTGTTATATTTACAAATGGCAACATCTATGAAGGAGAAGGAGAGTGGAAAGACAATAAAATACATGGTCAAGGTCGATTGACCTATTCAAATGGAAATATCTATGAAGGAGAGTGGAAAGAAAATAAAAAATATGGTCAAGGAACATATACATTTACCGACGGCAATATCTATAAAGGAGAATGGAAAGACGATAAAAAACACGGTCAAGGAACATATACATATGCCGATGGAGCAATTTATAAAGGAGAATGGAAAGACGATAAAAAACACGGTCAAGGAACATATACATTTACCGATGGAGCAATTTATAAAGGAGAATTGATAGACAATAAAACACACGGTCAAGGAACACTGACATTTGCCAATGGCGATATCTATGAAGGAGAGTGGATAGACAATAAAAAACATGGTCATGGTCGAATGTCATTTTCAAATGGCAACATCTATGAAGGAGAATGGAAAAACGGAAAAAAAGATGGTCATGGTCGAATGACATATGCAAATGGTTCTGCCTATGAAGGTGAGTGGAAAGAGGATGCCAAAGATGGATATGGTGAAACAATTGAAAAAGGTTACTGGAAAAAAGGCGTATTTATAGAAAGTGTTTCACAAATACCATTCATTAAAGTTAAAACCGAATGAGAAAAGTAAATGATAAAAGGTAAATGAAAGGATAGATGATAGATAAAATTGATAAAAAAATAATAAAATTATGTATAAAATAATACAAATATGAACAATCAAATAGAATTTATAGAATCCATTGTTAGAACAGATACGTCATTTCTAAATACATATATATTTACAAATGAAGATTTACTTCATATGTGTATTGAAGATGTAAAAAATGAATTATTAGAAAATCCAACAATTCAAATATACGGAAAAACCGCTATTCAACACAGGAGTATCGGATTCTTTTCCGATAATTCAATTGGATACTATTATTCTGGACAACTCGCAAAATCTAAACCACTGTCATCGAATTTATTATCACTATTAACCATTATAAACGCACATTTTGCTATGGAGTATAATGGAATTTTAGTAAATAAATACGGCGACGGAAATGACTGTATTGGTGCACACAGTGATGATGAAAAAGGATTGGATGTGGGTGGAGTTATTGCCATATCATGTGGCGCTATCCGAAAATTTCGTGTTCGAAATAAAATATCAAAAAAAATTGTTATAGATATTCCAACTATATCAAACCATATACTACATATGGGAGGAGATTTTCAAAAAGAATTTACTCATGAAATACCGATTGAAAAAAAGGTAAAAGATATACGATATTCTTTTACATTTCGAAAACATCTTCGTTAGTAAGATTTACGCGTAAATTTCGATGACGCATTTGTTCGACTACTTCGTTTTATAGTTTGACGACTACTATTTGATTTTAACGGCATTATTAAAAAAAACTCTCGAATATAATACATAATTTTTTGAGAGACCAGTATATCTATTTTTTTTTCTTCTTTTGACGATTTTATTACCGGATATTGTGCGAGTTCATTCTTGATATCTCGTAACGATATTTTTTGTATATTATCTCTCCGAATAAATTCACAAAATCGGTCAAATATATCATTCGTTGATAAGTGATGATTGTATGCTTTTGGTTTAATATAGTACACTTTATTATTCGTATTGTACATTAGCGGATGGTATAAATCATCTATAAAACATATTTCGGCATGTTTGGATAACATGGAACATTGAATAAAATCAGAATATGTTTTTAATTGCGTGGTTCGTTGTGTGTTTACAATTTGATTGCCAATTTTAAACGCATAAATAATTTGGTCAAACAAAATGAATTCGGCACCTCCCCCCAATTTATGATGAAAATATGCAATAACATGATGTATCCAATCGACAGGACATTGGTTGTTTGTATATAAAAAAACTTTATAACATTCTCCCTGTTTCTTTTTATGACATAAATATTCGAGTATTACCAGAATTCCAACGCGTAAAAACTCCGGATATACATCCATCAAAGAAAATAAAATAGCGCGTTCTCCCTTTTCTGGATACAGTTTAATAGAAATTTTCCATAAAAAATATAGGTGAGAAAAGGACCCAAGAGTTTCATCAAAATCCAATACAATCACTCTTTTTATTTTTTTATTTTTTCCAAGTCGTGAGTGGATTGGCGGAAACACTTCAATAATTTCTTTGTCTTCTTTTTTTTCTTCTTTTTCTTCTTTTTTATTTGTTTCTTTTTCTTCTTTTTTATTTGTATTTGTTTCTTTGTCGTCCTTTTTATTTGTATTATTTGTTTCCTTTTTATTTGTGTCTTTTTCTTTTGTATTGTTGTCGCTATCGAATTCTTCTTCGTTGTATTCATATTCATTTATAAATATATTGTTCATAATTTATCCAAATACAGTATTATGATACTGTATATAGAGATTATTTATCGTAATTAACCTATTTGCGAATCTTTTGTATTTGTGCTATATGTCGGGCTCAAATTTCCTCCGCGAGACGATAACAATTGCAACTGTTTATCATTAAAACACAAACTACCTTTTGAATTGGTATATCCTGAACCTTGGGTGCAATTTGTATCTCCTTTTACTCCATAAAACGCGTCAATTCCTTCCGGTGTATCTGCGCCACAAAAAAGTCCGCTTTTTCCAAAACCAAACAGTTTAGAGCATTGCTTTTCTTTTGAACCGTCGGTCAGTAACGCAACGCGAGAATCTAATGCCTGATTTGCCGGATATGTTGAATATTCGGTTGGAAATTGGGTAAATCCTTCTAAACTTTTCCATGATGATGGAAGAACAGCTGACAAGAAAATAATAATAGCCAACAAAACACTTAAAAAAATACTCTCTCTTGACATGAATTTTTTCATTCTATTATTATAACTTACGAAAATAAAGAATGAATTGAATGGGTGGTCGGCAAATCTTTTCCTACTAAACACCCTTTAAGTAAATTGGGCGCAAAATACGTTTGACAAACTCGCAATACATCTTCTTTTGTTATTGGCGCGTATTTTTGTTCAAAAATAGTGCTTAAAGGGACGATGCTTAAAGGGACGGTGCTTAAAGGGACGATGCTTAAAGGGACGATGCTTAAAGGAACTGCATTTGTGGCATTTATGATTGCAAGTGCATTTTGTTTTCCCGATAAATCAATATTGTTTAAACGCAATATTTGTCTTCCTTTTAATTCTTGTTTTGTATGTTTTATTTGTGAATAGGTCATCCCTTTATGATATAAATTTTTGAGAATTTGTTTAAGAATAGGAAGCACCTGTTTTGTCTTGGTTTTGTCAATTTCTGTATATAAAATAAAAGACCCAACGGTTTTATAATAATTCACTTCAATTTCAGACGAATAGGTGAATCCATGTTTTTCTCGTAATTCGTTAAATAAAAAAGAATTCATACCATCGGATAAAAAAGATTTGATAAGATTTAATATATATCGGTCTGGGTGATTGTAGGGACATGTGCGAAATCCGAGAGAAATACGAACGGCTTCCAATGGAATAGAAATACACGAAATTGGAAATAGATTTTGTTGTTGGGCGCATTGTCGTTCAATATAAAAAGTGGGCGACTGTTTTATGTGCGATTTTGTAAATCTGGTATTTTGCAACATATGAACAATTGTTTTAAATGGATGGTGCGATACAATACTACATATCGTATTTTGTGGAATATAGACATTTTTATACAATTGAAATACGGTCTCTCTATCTAATGATTTTTTTGTATGATAGGCAATATTATCAATCGGAGAATCATATATAGTTCCATTAAATAGTAGTCGTTCTATTTCATTCGATTCTAATTCATCTGTGTCATTTACGGCTAATGTATTTTCTTCAATAACAACGGCATGTTCTAATTCATAATCTTTTTTATTAAATACGGAGGAAAATAACATTTCACCTAATGGCTCCAATGCTTGTTGTGTATATTGATATCCACATTTTACATAATAACATGTATATGATTTTTCAGTATACGCATTTACTTCAGCTCCTATTTTATCATATATATCCGATATAGTAGTTGATTTTTCATATTTCGAACAACCTTTAAACACCATATGTTCAATCATGTGAGCAGAAGCGCGAAGATTTGGTGGTTCATGAATAGACCCAAATTGTTGATAGATTTGAATGGAAGAGAGAGGAAGGTCGGTTTTTTCATAAATTAGACAACAACCATTATCAAATATATGTGTTTGTATTGGTAACATACGATTGTTATATAATAATCATATTTAAGCTTTTCTTATATTTTTCCTTTCTTATTTTTCTTTTTATTTTTCCAAAAATCTATTATGTATTTCTCTTAAATATGTATAATTTCATTCTCATCTTCAAGATAATATTTATTTCCACAAGCGTTACATTTTTGTTGTATTCTGTCTTGTTTTTGTTTATATGTAAGACGGACCTCGGGTTTATCACACATATTACAAAGCAAATACTTTTGAATAAACTCATATAGAATTTGTTTAATTTGAGAATGTGAGAACTCACCTTGAAGATAATAATATTTGGTATATTTATCAATTCCACTTTTACATGATAATTTTTTGCCAAGAATAGAGAGAAGAATAGATTCATCAAATTCTAATTCTTTACAAAACTTTGAAAAATTATCCAACATTGTAATTGTTGTTCCTTTTTTACTGCTGTGACTTGTTTCTATTACCGAAATTATATAACGATAATTTTCATCAAATAAAATCGACTCATCGCTTGTTAAATAAAGTTTGTTATGTTGCTCCATTTTTTGGTATATTTGTGGACAAATAAATCAAATAAATCAAAATTTTTTAACCCATTAGTTTTTCAGAAAACATCCAAGCCCACTTATGAGTTAACCACCAAATACCACCAAAAATAGCACCATGTGTTAAGGCAACGACTAATTTTGAACTCTTTGGCGGAAGAGTAATCAACACGGATGGCGTTAACGCGACAAAAAGAAGCACAATATACAAAAATAGAAGAATATTCATTTTATAATATAAAGGATTATTTTTCTAAAGGTCGGTAAAGGGTCGAATAAAAAATGTTCATAATTACGTAAAATAATAGTAAACCGGATGATAGACATATCTATAAAAATAATCAAACGGATAATAATCATATTCGTCTAAAAATAATGGATTTACGGCAATTGCTCCTCCTCCTCCACCTCGTCCTCCTCCTCCGTGACCTCCTCCACCTCGTCCTCCTCCTCCGTGACCTCCTCCGCCTCCACCATGACCTTCAACAATTTTATTATTCAATATAAAAAATATACAAACAAATACCAACGCAACACAAATAATTCCTATTCCAGTGTATGGTTTTTTCATTAATTATTATATGATTAGACATATTATGATTTATGATATTTTCTTTACCGGAATTTTACTATCAACAATATAAATAGAATTCTCCGTCATAATAATGAGTTCAGTTAAAACCTTGTATATATTTACAATTGAACTTGTAAATTCTTCGGGGCTTCGCACCAACAGCCGTTCAGTAATTTTCTCGCCCGTTTCTTCGTCAATTTCTTCACGAATTCCAAGAATAACCGATTTTTCAATAGAACCTACCCAATAATCCATCATAATTGGTTTATCTTCAACAATAGCTAATTTAGATGCTTCATGAAATGTTTTACCTTCTGGATGACGAATAGGAGGAACAGTTTCCGTATTTTTTTTTGATGTTTCCGTATTTTTTGCTAAAGACATAACAATAATAATGTATGGACATAACAAAAAACGTAATTTATAACGCCCATTTTGTCATACGCGTTATAAATTTCTCTCCTAAAGTTATATATGTCTTCATCTTCTGTAAATTTAGGGAACAATGCTGGACAATTTGACCAACAAACCGGCTCTATTGCGATTGGACAACAAGCGGGGCAAACTAGTCAAGGAACATTTGCCGTAGCAATTGGACAAAATTCCGGACAAACGAATCAATCGAACGCATCTGTCGCCATTGGACAAAATGCAGGACAGGTAGAACAATCTGAATACTCCATATCCATTGGACAAAATGCGGGACAAAATAGTCAAAATACCGTAGCGGTTGCTTTAGGTCAAAATGCCGGACAGATAAACCAGTCCGACCATGCAATTGCCATTGGGCAAAATGCGGGTCAATCCAACCAAGGTTCATATTCCATTGCCATTGGAACAAGTGCGGGTCAAGTAAGTCAAGGAGAATATAGTATTGCTATTGGACATGATGCGGGTCAACTTGCGCAACCGGCTCATAGTATTGTATTAAATGCTCAAATAACCGGTGTTAGTCCACAGACGACGGGACTGTTTATCCAGCCATTGCGAAATGCATCTCAGTCAAATACGTTATATTATAATGATGCTACAAGTGAAATAACCTATTATACCTCAACGGCAGAAGATAAGACCGATATTACTTCGTTGCCATTTTTTCAGAGCGCCAGTATTTATAAACTACTACCTCGCACATTTACGTATACATCGGACGGAATTAAAAATATTGGACTTATTGCCGAGGAAGTATTTGCAGTAGATCCGGATTTAGTTGTTGTGGATGCAAGCGGAAATCCTATTAATATAAAATGGTTTGATATTGTAACATATCTCGTTTCAGAAATTAAGAAGCATCAAACTCAAATTTTAAACCAAGCCCAGCAAATGCAATCGCTTCAGTCATTGGTATTTCAGCATAAACTACAAAATCAACAACAAACTGACGCATTAAAACAACAAACTGATGCATTAAAACAACAACAAAAACAATCCACTGTCCAACAATCACCTCAATTAACTATTCAACCATCTGTAACTATTCAACCGTTGCAAAAAAGTTCATCGTCTGTTCTCCGAAGTTCTTCGAGAGGAACTGGGGCATTAGGTAAATTTATATTTCAACATAAATAGATAACGCCATAATTGGTATATGAGTAAAAAGATAGGGCGAAATGACATGTGTTTGTGCGGTTCCAATAAAAAATATAAAAAATGTTGTCTACTCAAAGAAGAACAAGAAGACAAAGAAGACAAAGAAGTTCATTCCATTGTTCAATATCTCCGTGTAGAATTTCCAACACATAAGGTGATTGATATCACAAATAAACTCACTGTTGAAACCTATCGACCCTTACAAATTCAACATTATTCAGATAATGTAATACAATTTGCCGAAAAAAACGAATTAAATGCAAGTGTGTTTTTGACACGAGTTCCATTAGATACATACGATATTATGATTTTATATCATGGGTCATATCGTACATTTCCGAAAGACGATATTTATTCAGTTATGGCAAGTTTAAGAGCGTTAATTTATCCGGAAACGGATAGTTCCATTTGAATATAAATCTTTTTATATTGTATAACAATGGCAAAATTTACCGATATTTTGTATCGCTGGTCGAAAATAAATCGCCATTACCTCATTACCTTTTTTGTTCTTGTTTTATTTATCGGATTGAGTATTTTAGGCTATAAGTGGTTTAAAAAAACCGATACTCCTTACAGTGATGTTGCAAATGCTAAAACTCGAGGACAAGAAGTTGAAATTTATATATTTACGGTTACATGGTGTCCTCACTGTAAAACCGCTCGTCCAGAATGGACGGCATTTAAAGAACAATATGAAGGAAAACGTATAGGTCCTTATGTTATTCATTGTGTTCAAGTAGATTGCACAGATAAAGATGATATTCAAGTTCAAAAAATGCGTTCAAAATACAATATTTCATCTTTTCCGACCGTAAAAATGGTTAAGGATGGAAAAATAATTGATTTTGATGCAAAAATAACTACCGGCAATTTGAATCAGTTTGTCTCAACAATGGTAGGATAAGCGAAGACAAATTATTTTTATTTCTTTCATAACATATTATTTCTCACCATATTATATATGTTATGGTTAGTAAATCATTAAAGAATACATCCTCAAGAAAAAACGAAACAAGAAAAAACGAAACCGAAACAAGAAAAAAAACTATAAAACACCGTTATACAAAAAAACATTATTCGTCTGGAGATGGTATGTTGACAACCGTTTGGGGACCACCTATGTGGCATTTTTTACACACAGTATCATTTAATTATCCCGTTGAACCTACATGCAATCAAAAAAAACAATATCGCGAGTTTATACTTTCTCTACAATATGTGCTTCCTTGCGGAAAATGTCGCATAAATCTCTGTAAAAATCTAAAAAAACTACCTTTAACAATACATCATATGTTAAATCGAGGAACATTTTCACTATATATTTACAAACTACATGAAATGGTAAATACAATGCTTCATAAAAAATCCGGTCTTACCTATGACCAAGTTCGAGATAGATACGAAGATTTTAGGGCGAGGTGTGTAATGTCTGACTCCGATAAAAACACGGACACAAAAAAGGAAAACACGGACACAAAAAAGGAAAATGGCTGTACCGACCCCGTGTATGGAGAGAAATCGCGATGTATTTTAAAAATTGTTCCCCAATCCGTTCAATGTGAATCTTTATCTATAGACAAAAAATGCAAACGAACATCTCTTCTAATGTAATTATAATATGGATTTTTTTTATTTAATAACAATTGCTATCGCCATTGTCATTTTAACAATCGTTCTTGTTGGAGTTTGGTATGTTATTAAAACAACAAACGCAAAAGGAACTATTTTCCCAAATGTAGTAAATCAGTGCCCAGATTTATGGTTAGTGGATAATACAACGGGCAATTGTATTATTCCTGATGTATCGTTTAATGCTACCACAACATCACCAAATTTAGGAATTTTAACACAATCTACCTATAGTTTAATTCCCGGTTATGCTGTATCATCTCTCGGATATAATGAAATTAACTTTTCAGATGCGGGATGGGCGTCACAAAGTGTATCATCCGCTACATGTGCAAAAAAAACATGGGCGAGTGTAAATGGAGTTGTATGGGATACGGTAACAAATTATAATCAATGTTAGCATAATTAAACTTACATAAAAATTGAATCGTAAAATACACGAATAGAATGGAAACAATGACAAATGATATTGACAGTGAGTGGTCGTTATTTTTACGTTCACAACATGAAATTATTGATATTCGACAACCAATCTATACTACAGAACAAAGACAACAAGAACGAGATTTAGCACAGGACAGTCAAAACAATGAATCCGAAAATCCAATACCAATCTGCGAGGAATTGTATATATCGACAAATACAAAAACACTTATTTTAAATCAGGAAATAGATACATTTGTTGTATTTTGGAAAATTCCTATTATTGAATATTGGAAACCAGAAGAAGGGGTTGTTCATAAACATATGAAAGTTGTATCAGACACACCCGAACAATTGGAATTGTATAAAGAATACCTTTCTCATGTAAAAGAGGAATACAAGGAACACATTATGAAACAAATTGATATTCGTAATACAAAACGTCCAAAATTCAAAGATGACCGAAAAATAATGGTCGGTATTTCAAAAAAAGAAATTATGAATGCGCGAAAAAAACAGAAGAAAGCATTTATGAATTCTTTCGCAATTATTATTCGTTTGGAATTTGAAGGTATGTTTCGTGAAATTCACGTGAAAATATTTAATACCGGTAAAATGGAAATTCCGGGAGTCCCTCAGCGGGCTCTTTTAAATATCGTAAAACAGAAAATCATATGTATTTTACAACCACATATGCCAACTCTACTTGAATTTTCTGAAACGAGCGCCGGAATGGAAGATAAAGGAGTTCTTATTAATTCAAATTTTCGATGTGGATATCACGTGAATCGAGAAAATGCATACCATATTTTACGGACCAAATATGGAATTGATTCGGCATATGATTCGTGTAGTTATCCGGGAGTAAAGAGCAAATTTTATTTTAATAATAAAATCGGATTTGATACGGATAAACAAATAGGTCGTATAGATGAGGAGGACCGTTCATGCACCATAGATGCGTTACGTAAAAATCCGAAATATACCGAAATGACATTTACCATATTTCGAACAGGAAGTTGTCTCGTATCTGGAAATTGTTGTGATGATATTTTATATTTTGTATATAATTTTCTATGTAAATTTTTACGGGATGAATACTTGCAAATACGAGCAAATGTAATTATTCCAATGATAAAAGAAAAAAAAATAAAGGTGAGAAAACACTGGATTTCAACAACGGTTGATTATTACAATAAAACAATATCCAAAACCACATATAAAAATAATTCTAACGTATCCAACGATGAATTTGGTGTTGCCTCTGTATAATGTATCTTTAACAAATATACAATTTTTAGAGACCAAAGACAATATTCGGATGAACGGTATTTTTACAAAACTAATTTATTCTGATTTTTTTATGACGATGAACGGATTATATGCAATCATTCCCATTGCATTAAAATCGGTCAACTATCATTTTGGATATTTTAATCCTATTGAAAACATAACATGGATTCGAGATATAATCGCAATTGAATCTCATATATTACAAGAATATAGAAGAAAAAACAAGTCGAGACATTTACGATTTTCTTCTATACAAACTGTATTACAATCAGGAACAATAAAGTTAAGTAGTTATGCAACGGATGTTTGGAAAGAGCATTCTATGCCGATAACGTGTTTAAAAATATCGGGGGTTTGGGAGAATAATGGAACTATTGGCATAACATATAAATTTTTATATGGGCGATAAGACCCATTTTATTTGTAATCACATATAATTACTTTATATTGTTCATTTTCTTGTATTATTTGAAATGGTTTTCCGCATCCATAGAGTGCTCCTTCTTCAACTAATTTTATACACTCGTGTTGGGGAGCATGTGGACTTAATTGACGACCAGTTGACCGATAAATACCACATCGAAATATACAACAATTTAATTTTACAATTTCACACATTTGGTTACAATGAGGACATAACACGAAAATAGGGTCCGATAATGTTTGTTTTGTCTTTGTCATTTATTTTTATATATTTATTACGAGAAGTTATAATTATCAATTTTCTTCAGTATTATTTTAACATTGGACAACATTCCATGCGTTTGATTTCATTGTATTGTTCAATTGTTTTTACAGAAAGTTCAAATCCATATAGTTCCTTACATGTTGTATAAATTGGATTAGTTGTGCAATCGAATTCTTGTAAAGTGAGAGGAAGATTGTCGAGAGATGTAAGTTGATTATGCGAACAATATAATTTTTGTAGATTCGGAGGAAGATTGTCAAGAGAATTGATTTGATTATTCCAACAACCTAATGTTTGTAAATTGGGAGGAAGATTGTCAAGAGAAGTCAGTTGATTATTTTCACAATATAAGTGTTGTAAATTGGGAGGAAGATTGTCGAGAGACGTAAGTTGATTTGTAAAACAATCTAATGTTTGTAAATTGGGAGGAAGATTGTCGAGAGAAGTCAGTTGATTGCCGCCACAATACAATATTTGTAAATCGGGAGGAAGATTGTCAAGAGACGTTAGTTTATTTGTGGAACAATCTAATTTTTGTAAATTGGGAGGAAGATTGTCAAGAGAAGTCAATTGATTATTATCACAATATAATTTTTGTTGTAAATTGGGAGGAAGATTGTCGAGAGAAGTCAGTTGATTATTATAACACCATAATTCTTGTAAAGTGGAAGGAAGATTATCGAGAGAAGTTAGTTGATTATATTGACACTGTAATTCTTGTAAATTGGGAGGAAGATTGTCAAGAGATACGATTTGATTATTATAACAATATAATGTTTGTAGATTGGGAGGAAGATTGTCGAGAGAAGTCAGTTGATTATGATGACAATATAATTCTTGTAGATTCGGAGGAAGATTTTCGAGAGAAGTTAGTTGATTATATTCACAACATAATGTTTGTAGAGTAGGAGGAAGATTGTTTAGAGAAGTCAATTTATTACAAATACAATATAATCCTTGTAAATTGGGAGGAAGATTGTCGAGAGAAGTCAGTTGATTATGACAACAATCTAATCTTTGTAGATTTGTATAGAGAGATAAATCAGGTAAAACAGTTAAGTTTTGTTTCGATAAATCCAATTCGGTTACGGTATAATCTGTCATTTATTATTTGTTTATTACAAAAAATAAACAAATAAATATCAATTTTCTTCGCTACTATTTTAGTAGTGGGCAACATTCTTTTTCCAAATTTTCCATGTGTTTGATTTTATTGTATTGTTCAATTGTTTTTTCAGAAAGTTCAAATCCATATAGTTCCTTACATGTTGTGTAAATTGGATTGTGTGAACAAAATAGTGTTTGTAAAGTAGGAGGTAAAATATCCAGAGAAGTCAGTTGATTCTTCAGACAAGATAATTTTTGTAGATTCGGAGGAAGATTTTCGAGAGAAGTGAGTTTATTATGGCGACACCATAATTCTTGTAAATTGGGAGGAAGATTGTCGAGAGAAGTCAGTTGATTGCCACCACAACGCAATGTTTGTAAAGTGATAGGAAGATTGTTGATAGATGTAAGTTGATTATTGAAACAATTTAATGTTTGTAGATTCTGAGAAAGATTTTCGAGAGAAGTCAGTTGATTATTGAAACAATCTAATCTTTGTAGATTGGGAGGAAGATTGTCGAGAGAAGTCAGTTGATTGTTATAACAATCTAATCTTTGTAGATTGGGAGGAAGATTGTCGAGAGAAGTCAATTTATTATTTCCACAATATAATGTTTGTAGATTTGTGTATAAAAATAAATCCGGTAAAATAGTTAAGTTTCGTCCCGATAAATCCAATTCTGTTACGGTATAATCTGTCATTTATTATTTGTTTATTACAAAAAAATAAACAAATAAATATCAATTTTCTTCGCTACTATTTTAGTAGTGGGCAACATTCTTTTTCCATATTTTCAATGCGTTTGATTTCATTGTATTGTTCAATTGTTTCTACAGAAAGTTCAAATCCATATAGTTCCTTACATGTTGTGTAAATTGGATTATCCCAACAATATAATTCTTGTAAAGTAAGAGGTAAAATATCAAGAGAAATTAATTGATTCTTCCGAAAAGATAATGTTTGTAAAGTGGGAGAAAGATTGTCAAGAGAAGTTAGTTGATTTGTATGACAAATTAATGTTTGTAAAGTTGGAGGAAGATTTTCGATAGAATTTAATTTATTTTCATGACAAATTAATATTTGTAAATTGGGAGGAAGATTGTCAAGAGAAGTTAGTTGATTGTTTTGACACCATAATACTTGTAAAGTAGAAGGAAGATTGTCAAGAGAAGTTAGTTGATTGTTTTGACACCATAATACTTGTAAAGTAGAAGGAAGATTGTCAAGAGAAGTTAGTTGATTGTTTTGACACCATAATACTTGTAAAGTAGAAGGAAGATTGTCAAGAGAAGTCAGTTGGTTATAATAACAATATAATGTTTGTAGAGTGGGAGGAAGATTGTTTAGAGAAGTCAATTTATTATTTACACAACGTAATGTTTGTAGATTTGTATAGAGAAAGGTTTTATACTTAAATATAGATTTTTCCGTTAAAAAACCTCAGTTAATGTTTTCTCTCCATGACAATTGCGACAAAGAGCCTGAAGATTACTTAGATCATTCCCTCCATTTGCTACCCGAATTTTATGGTCAATTTCATAACTTGCCGAAAGAAGATTGTCGCATGAGGCACACCGCCATTTCTGTCTTGCCGCCACATATTTTTTCTTTGCATCTGAAACGGAACGTTTATGTTTGGTTGTATCAATTAAACCGGCTTGTGGAATAGAAACCCGTTTTTTTTCTTTATCAAACGATAAAATAGGTTGCGAATATCCATCATCTGTATATTTCTCTTTTGTAAAGTTGATTAACGGTTCAATAAAATTCGCAGATACATTTCGGTCGACTGGCAAATATTTTACATATTCGTGTGTATTATAAATCATATCTCGGGCAGACGCTGGATTCTTTTTCATAAACCAATACAAAAATAATGCTCCTAATAAAACTCCTCCTATTTGATAGTATTTTTTAAACGCATAAAGCTTCTTTACATATTTACCCTCTGTATAAATATTTGCAACTAAAAAACATGCAACCAAGATTAAAACGATTTCAAATCGCATTTATATAAAACAATGATACAATTTTCTTTCTCTTAAAGATAATAACCTTCTATTTTAATAAGAAACACATGACAATAAATTCATACATTCTCTTTTTTATTTCCATCATTGTAATAGGATTTTATTTCTATTTCATCATTGGAAATATTCGCATTAAAAATATATACGGAAATACAGGCGACCCCGTTATAAAAGAGTTCCAACAAGATATTATTACAGGAATTACTTTAGCATTACTCGGTTGGCTTACCTATATAAATCAGAAATTCGGAACTATTTCATTAACTGTATTGTCTCGTTGGATTCTTGCGATTGTATCTCTCGGTATTGCCACATACATAACAAGAACAACATGGCTATCATGGTTTTCCGGATTTAATTCAATGACTTTCCTGTATATAGCATTATTTTTATTTATGATTGTTGCCGGTATGGCGATTGCATACCGAATATTTTATACGCAACAAGAAGGAAGTAGTTGGGAAAACAATATACTTATTCAATTCCTTTTATTTTTACCGTGTTTATTGACAGATTTTCTGGAACATGTAAATAAACAAATCGGAATTACGCCCAATATTGTGTTTGTTCTTTTCCTGATGGAACTAATCGCAATTCTTTTATTTATTTCAATTCCCTATTTTCTTCAAAAATCCGCAACACTGATTCAGGGAAAAGGAACACCTATTTTAAAAGAATCCGCATTTTTAGATATTCAAACTGCCTTGCCCCCGTTTCATTCATTAAAAACAAATTACGCCATATCTTTATGGACATATATAAACCCCCAACCAGCTTCAGATAAAGAATATCTTATTTTTACGATAAATGCCTTCATGCCAATTATTACGTATCGGACTCATGATACAAGAAAGGAACAAAAAGAAAAAGAACAAAAAGAAAAAGAACAAAATAAAATAATTGTGCATTCATATTCAAAAAATCCCAAACAAAAACAAAAACAAGAACAAGAGTTCGATGTAAAATTACAAAAATGGACAAATATTGTATTGAATTATCGACATAATATGTGTGACGTTTTTATTGATGGAACTCTACAAAAAACATTCGAATGTTTTGAACCGCCCCCCATTCACTCGGTTTTCATTGGAGAGCATAATGGATTATATGGAGCAATATGTAATGTTATGTATTATCCTGAACCGCTAACTCAATCACATATTGTAACAATGTATAACGTTTTTTCAACCAAAAACCAGCCAACTTTATTTTAGTAGTATTATTGTGAATAAGCCACTGCTAATTTACTTAATTTTTGTAAATATGCAAGAGAATGCTGTTTATTGTCGTCGCTCATGTCTCGAATTGGATTACGAATTTTATCAACAATAACCATAATTTCCTGAGAATTCGATAAATACACTAAATCACTTCCATAATCTTTATCAATAAAAAATGAGATATCGCCACCATCAATACGGTCTTTGTATGGCATATAAACATAACTATACCACGCCTTTAAAATAGCCGTAACATTCAGTTTTCGGATGGTTTCGAATGACTGTTTGGCAACTTTAATATCATTATTATCCGGAAAAATCGCAATAATTTCGTCTAAAAAATCAAAAAAAAGTTTGTTGTATGCTTTTAAATAAATAGATTTATCCGACATGTGCAAATAGTATATTTTACATAAATATACTTTTATATGGTTTTATACGTTTATTTTATTTCTTTTTTTATTTCTTTTTTTCTTTTTCTTTCTTTTTTTATTTCTTTTTTTATTTGATTTCTTTTTTTATTTCTTTTTTTATTTCTTTTCTCTCTGTCTTTTCTTTTCTCTCTAAAACCCAATATTATATTTATTGTCATCACAAATTTGTATTACATTGCTACGTTTAATATTGCCAATATTGTTTTCAATTCGGATTGAATCCGCCGAACATTTCCCGCCATCATCTCCAGCACCCAACATTCGATTGATTTCCGCCGTCGGGTCTTTTAATTGCAATGTCTTTTTTGATTGTTTTGCCATCTTTTCCATATCTAACAATATATTGAACGAATTTGTTCCGAAAAGTCCCTGTTGTCCCATCATAATGTTTCCAGACACACCGCGCATTGTATCTAAATCCGCATGTCTTCCTGCATCTAATAATACTTCTGTATGAACCTCGAACGTTGCTTTGCCAATTGGTCCAATATCATCTTTAAGAATTCCTGAACGAAAGATTGGAATCATATCCTTTGTTAATGTCATGCGGTCACATAACAAACTCAAATGATGATGATTGATATACACATCACTGAATTCCATTACATCCACAAATTCTTGATACATAACTTGACGCGCAGCCGCAATTCCAAGAACATCAAACACTTCACGAATATCATTACTAATGGTTCTCGTTGAATCTATAAAATCCAGTGCAAGAACATCCAGCATATTTGACCCATTTGTATCTAAAATCCAAACATCCTCTTTCGTTACTATTTCTCCTCCTTCCTTTGTAATTTCTAAACCTTTGGGCGGGTCTTTCACCATATTTGCGATTTTTCTCGGAATTACATTTCCCACACCCGGAACACCTCGCAGAACAATATTATTTAAAACGGTATCTTGAAAATTCTTCAACAAATAGATTTCATCGGACTGGTCCAGAGTTCGGGCAATACCTTTTTGTTTCTTTGTATGTTTTTTAAATACATCACTGTTTATACGAATACGAAATATCAAATTATCCATATTGTAATCCGAAAATATGCACGTAATATTTTGACCATCATTGCTTTTTTTAATGGCAAAGTGAATATCGTCCATCGTCAGATTTTTATCCAACATTTTTTCTCTATTCATTTCCATTCGCACAATCCATTTTGATTTTGGTTGGGGCGGTTGCTGTTGTGGTTGATTTGTATTGCATTCTTCCACCATTTGTTCAAATGCATAGTATTCTTGAAGCATTAACTCGTCTGTGGAAGGAGTTCGGTCATCGGGTTCAAAACAAATCTGTGTAGATTTCACCACATCTACCAATTTTGTATGTTCCACCATAGTCGAGTAAAATTTTGCCTTGTCCTGACTTTCTCGGTCTAATTCCTTCAAGAAAATCGTCATGGACGTATTTTTGGGATTTCTCGTTAAACGCAAAATTTCTTCAATTCGGGGAACACCGCGAGTTACATTTGACTTGGATGCTACACCTGCCAAATGAAATGTATTGAGTGTAAGCTGGGTGGTCGGTTCGCCAATCGATTGCCCCGCAATAACTCCCACCATTTCGCCCGGATGAACAATTGCCTGTTTGTATTTTAACAAAACCGTTTCCAACAACAATGTGAGAGCTTTGCGATGGAATCGTTTTTTATACAATAAATCAATTGGATTTAAATAATAGTAATACATAATTTCAAACAATTCCGTTGGAGGGGCAAATACAATACTTTGTAATTTTGCGTAATAGGACTCGATGAGTTCATACGCTTCATATGGCGTAATATCCACAACTGTATTTGTCGTTAAATCCAGCTGTCCTTGCAAATTATTAATAATATAAATAAATGCAACGGGGACATTCACACTGTTTTCGTTTTTGAATTTAAACACATGACGAATAAGTTGATTTCGCCAACTGACCATTTTATCAATCATTTCTTTGTTCTTTACTGCGGTTTCTTCTCGCTGTTTATAAATGCGAGTAGACGCTCCTTTTGAAAATACATCCAATAGCGTTGTTTGTGTGTCTTCCATATAACGTTTGTATATATCCTCAATGGACATTGTCGCCAAAGGAATCGGTTGTACTTCCACACGAGTAGAATCAAATCCGTCATCTCCATAATGAAACTGAATAATTTTACCCATATTGTTACGCACCGTCATATCATACATGACAACCGCATCTTCCAGTCCCTTAATCAATCGACGTTGAATATATCCCGTTTGACTTGTTTTGACGGCGGTATCTATTAATCCCACTCGACCACCCATCGCCAAAAAGAACACTTCTTGAGCAGACAATCCCGAAATAAACGAATTTTCAATAAATCCACGGGCTTCCGGACTATCATCGAATTTTCGGTAATGCGGAAGTGTTCGATTGTCGAACCCATATGGCACACGTTTGGCATCAATATTGGTTTGACCTAAACACGCAATCATCTGTGAAATATTTACCATATTACCTTTTGACCCCGATTTCACAATAGTCAAGAATCGATTGTCCGATTTCAAACTCTTTTCCGCCTCCTTTTCTGTATCTCCGCGCGCCTTGTTTAATATATTATTTACCTGTGTCTCGAACTCCACTCGATTGTTTTGCGCCGTTGTGTTCTTGAAAATTCCCAAATGGATTTTTTCCATAAGTTGTTGCACTTCTCGCTTTCGGTCTATAATAATCTGGGTAATTCGTTCGTATGTATGTTTATTCGCAATTAAATCGTTTACACCCACACTATACGAACTCGTCTTCATATATTCCGTAATAATATTTTGCAAATTATCGATGAAATCGGATGCCACGCGATTGCCGAAATCATTCACAATACGGTGAATCAGACCTTTCGAACCGCCTCCAAGCACGGATTTTTCCATTTGACCGCGAATATACTCTCCGTTTTGGATTTCTAATGTGTGATTGCGGTCGGGGGTTGCATCTTTATATAATTTTGTATTGTATTTTAATGTTAGTGGGGGGAGAATTTGGGACAATATATCAAAATTCGTAATATGTCCCTGTTTCGTATATGCGTCGGCTAATTTTTGTGGTTGTACATTCGGAAACATCATTAATAAATTCATCGCTTCACGAAACGTAAATTTCTGTCCTGCGCGCGTGAATTGGTATGACCCCAACATCGAATCTTGGAAAATACCAATGATAGGCGCGTTGTTTCCCGGACTTACAATTTGATACGGAATTGCCGCCAAATTCCGCAGTTCTGTCTCCGCCAATATATTTTGCGGGACATGCATATTCATTTCATCTCCATCAAACGTAGTGTTTTACAGAATTCCTGAGAAGGGAATTCACCTGTTCTTTCGATACAGGACCAGACTTTACCTTAAGCATTATCGGGGTCGTTACTCCGTCATTTAATACCCACAATCATCAAGTCGTTGAACCTTTCTCATACTCTACGATAAGCGAGTTTAGAGACATGGCTGCGGATTGCCCAATTCGTAACGTTTTTACCATTGGATTCGGTCATTACCCGAGTTCCCTCTTCCGTCGTTTCCGACAAAGAGGTGGTAGTTACGACTCTAAGGGGTTTCCCGCAATTTGGTCATGTTGCATATTCAATACATTGCCTCCGTGTAGAGACAACATATCATGGATTTCCTCAGGAAATTCGATTTCAAATTCTTTGTGATATAAAAGTAGGGTTTGGTAGTGTTGTGCGATTTGGGATTGAACTATATTTTTATTTTTTGACAAGTTTTCATGAACAGATAAGGGCATTGTATTTCTCCAATTTAAACATAGAAATTGTTCATCCACATTATCCAGATTAAATTGGGCAATAGGAATCACGTGGTCAATATGCCACACAGTTCCGTGATTTTCAAATGTAAATTTTTCATCAAACTGATAATACATCCAATCGTAAAATTCATTTGCAGTGCATCCCAAATATTCAATCGTATGATTTGTTTTACGAGATTTCAATGCATTACAAATTCGTGTGCGTTGCAATCTTAAAAACCTAAAAATAGGATCTGTTTCATATCTGGTTTTTAAACGTTCTTTGAAAATAGCAGTTTTAATAAATGCTCTTCCATCTTTTCGTTCGCAATCTTTGCACTTTTGCCGATTATGTCTGAAGTTGGATTTATTGAAAATAACATCACAATATGGGCATTGTTGGTTGTCTTCTCCAATTGCCAATTGTTTTTCTCTCTTTGCCTCTTGTCGTTTAAGAACCTTGTCATGTTTATATATGCTGGATTGTTGACTAATCTTTTGTCGCAATTTCTCATCCCCATGATATCGAGTTGTGCGTTTTAGATTGTTGCAATCTTTACAAATATTTCGGTTATTAATAAATAGTTCAATATCCTTTTCAATGTTGCACGTGTTGCAACATTTGATGGGTTGTTCATACGTTCGTTTTGCATAATTTTCTCTGTGAATTTTATTGTCACATTCTTTGCAAATGTTTCGATTCTTTATAAACAACCCAAATAATTTGATTTCTCCGCACCTGCTACAACACTTTTCCTCCATCGCCTACCACACATTTACTTTAATTTGAATATCAATTTTCTTAAAATCGAATTGAATATACTAGAGAGTTTCACGCTTTTAACGCTCCCTGTTGCGAACTATTTCACAATCCGCATTGTATGGCTTGGTGCAACCAACGTTCATTCTGAAAGAATCACCGGTCGTCATAATTTTGGCAATATGACACATCATGGACATTCGATGAAGACTCGGTTGTCTGTTAAACAATACGGCATCTCCATCCATCATGTGACGATGCACAATATCACCATTTTTCAATTGAATACTCATTCTATCTACATTTCTCAATGAAATCGGGTCGGTTTCCCCCTTTCTCTCCAGTGTTTTTGCACCCGGATACACATCAGGACCATTTTGAACTAATTTCGTCAGATAATCCCGATTGCGGTCATTTACATAGGCTCTTGTGGTTAAATTCTTGGCAACTTTCATCGGAATACCCAACTGTCGAATAGACAAATTGGGGTCACCCGTGATGACTGACCGAGCACTGAAATTCACACGTTTTCCCATTAAATTACCGCGAATACGTCCACCTTTTGTATTTAATCTTCCCGAAATACATTGAAGTGGTCGACCCGACCGTTGGGTGAGAGGCGATGCACCTTTCACCTTATTATTTACGACCATTGCAATAAAATATTGAAGCACTCCCGTCATTCCTTCAATCACAGGAAGAGGCGCATCTTCGTGAATTTTTTTCAATAAATCCGTGTTGGTTTTAATAATATTACTGTAAATATGCGTTAAATCGTCTTCGCTTCGTTGTTGAGCATCCTGTTTTACGGACGGACGGACGGCGGGGGGTGGAACTGCCAATACGGTGCAAATAAACCATTCTGGGCGGGACCATTTCGGATGAAATCCCATAAATTGAATATCGTCATCCGAAATTCGGCTAAATATTTTAATAACAATTTCGGGCGAGAGATTCATGATAAGTCGTTCCTTTTCTTTTTCTTCTCCTCCTCCTCCTCCTCCATCTACGGTTGTATCAATACTATCCCACACGGCAATAAGTTTCGCCATTTGCTCCTGTTTAATTTTATCGGGCTGTTTGCATCCACATCCATCGGGATTGTCGTTACCACATCGTTTTATTTTTTGCGAATGTTCATATACATAATCCCAACGTTGATTTGCAGGACGGTCCAATATATGCGCGTGGTTGTTTTTATTCATAAGAAGTTTGCTACATTTAAAACAAATACATTTTAGAATTTTTGATATTTCCTTAATATGTTGAATGTAAAATACGGGACGAGCCAATTCAATATGTCCATGGTATCCAGGCGTATCAATATAGGTTAAACCATCGGTTGGACAAATAAATCCCTTTTCAAGAACTCCCATTCTTGGGTCAAATAATCCACCAATAACCGGTTTATTATTTATATAGGTATCTCGGCTGGTAATATGAACCACCGATGATTTGCGTATCTCTTCCGGAGATAACACGCTAAACTGAATGCCAATAATTCGGGAGGCATAATTGTTGAATTCATTTTTTGATGGCAATGACATTAATATATATAATGATGTTTATGTATATTCTTTTACGAATGAGTAATCAATTTTATCTGAGAACCTACTTTGTATAAAACAAATCTAAATCGAGGTAGTGTCAGTTCCTGCTATACAAAAATAATAATCGCCAAACGCCGTTTTATTTTTAATACATAAACTCATTTTTGATGAACACATGCTCTCATATTGCGCCGCCTTTGCGATTGTATCCCACGTTCCCAACACCATTTCCGTTCCGACCATTCTTTTTTCCACCTTTTTACCTGTAGACGAGGTTTTTTTATATTTATGTATGTCTTTTTTCAATAAAACACCATAATATCCTTCATTTGTTCCGTATTCTGTCCAAACCGTTGCTTTAAGTGCATATTCACACGAATTCAAATAATCTTTGATTTCTTTCATATCATTCTCTCCGATTTCCTTATTCACGCTCGTTTTCCATCTCTGGTATTCCTCCAACAAGGTCGAATTTAATATTTTTCCATTGGGTGAAAATGCGCATACTTGAAATAAAAATGTTTCCGTCACATTATCTACGAACTTTTTCTTATACATAATATCTTTTAGTTTTATTCCGACATATCCATGAACAACTTGGTCACTGTCTTGTTTTGAAATGCGACTTGCTTTAAATCTGGTATCTAAATAATGTTTTAATTTATGGAAAACTTCTTTCGTGGGTTTGCTGTGATTCCAAATACGATATTGACCCTCTATTTCTGTAGAGGATGCATCTACATCCGGTCGAACAATACACATAGTATCTATAAAATTGTTGAATTTTATCGTCAATTCGTCTTCTGGTAAAAGTGCGTTTATATATACGGACTGGTTTTCTACCATCGCCAAATTTATTTGTGTTTGTTGGGAAGCATTTGCCGTTTTTAGTTCAACCAATTCGAGAGACTGTTGTGCAATCGTATTTTGACAGGTAGCCAATTGTTCTTTCAATTGAATTTTCTCCATTTCCAGAATTTCATTTTGCGCAGTTAATTTATTGAAATTTTCAATACTATATGTTCTTAACTGGATAATTTCCTTGATATATTTTGATAATTTATCAAGAGTAAATATTTTGTTATATGCAATTATTTCGGTTTTATTTTTACCATGTATCTCAATACTTCGAATTTGTTTTTTTATTTTTGGGTGGTTCTTGATAAGATTTTCTATTTCTACCTTGTTGTGCACTCGAAATACATAAATTAAATTGAAATTTGTATATGTCGCGTGATGGTTCATAACTCTTGTAGAGAGGTCGTTTGAATGACCAAATTTAATGAGACATTCTTGTTGTGCGTTTGTATTGTCAATTGTTCCGAAATAAATACATTCTGTATTTACGGGAAATTGAGAGATAAGTGCATGTTCTACGTCTCGGCATTTTTCACGTTTTGTTATTTCAATTGTGTGTTTTACTTCTGTTAATTGTGTTTTTGTGTCTGTTAATTGTTGATGCAATTCGTTACTTTCTTCATGAATCGTTTCTTGTATTGTTTCTTCTAATTTGATAAAATAATCATGAATTTCATCCGCCTTTTTTGTGTTTGATTTTATGCATAATTTTTTAAAAGTATTTACACTTAAAAGCACTCGTTCTTTATTAATACCTCCCCATCCTATTTTTTCTGTTGAAAAAGCTGCTCCACCGATCGGTGGAGCAGCTTTTTCGACCTTATTGTCTGAAAAGAACGCTCCTCCGATCGGAGGAGCGCTAACATTATTGTCCATTTTTTCTGCCGAAAATCTTGCTACAGAAGTTTCTGCGGCAAGATTTTCGACCTTATTGTCTGAAAAGAACGCTCCACCGATCGGTGGAGCGCTAACATTATTGTCCATTTTTTCTTCAGAAAAAGCTTTTTCGACCTTATTGTCTGAAAATCTTGCTCCTCCGATCGGAGGAGCAAGATTTTCAACTATATAATCAATATCTATTATAAAATATTTTTCCAACAATCTTTTACAGTTGTCTTTTCTTGTAAATCCCAACCATTTCCAAATATTATCCAAATCAATAACAAAATCTGTTTTCGCGTAGTTTAAATAACAGTAAAAACTACCAATAAATAATTGTTGGTGTGATTCGGTAAAGTTTTGTTGTATTTTTTGGATAAGTTTGTTCTGATATGTGCTGTTTTGAAATCGTGCAATTGGGTTTCGTTCAATTAGATGGACAATGTCCAAGTGTGTTTGCAATGAAGAAGAAGAAGAAGACATACTGGTTGCATATAATGGAGGGCTGTCTTTATATTCGTTTCCGTGGATGTTATCCATAGTAGGTTTAAAACCTAAAAAAAGAAAGTATCATTATTATATAGACGATAGTATGGCTTTAGAACTACGCAAATTTGACATGAGAAGCATTACGTTTAAACCTGACGAAAATAAAGGTCCCGTGATTGTATTTATTGGCAGACGTGATACGGGTAAATCGTTTTTGATTCGAGACCTTCTTTTTTATCATCAAGACCTTCCAATTGGCACGGTTATTTCTGGAACGGAGCAGGCAAATGGATTTTTTTCAAAACATGTGCCGAAATTATTTATACATGACGAGTATAATACGGTTTTGATTGAAAATATTTTGCGACGACAAAAAATGGTGCTAAAACAAATGAATAAAGAGATGGAAACCTATCGTAAAACTACTATTGACCCGCGGACATTTGTGATTCTGGACGATTGTTTGTATGACGCATCATGGGCAAAGGATAAACTCATGAGATTACTCTTTATGAATGGACGGCATTGGAAGGTGATGTTGATCATAACAATGCAATACCCTTTAGGTATTCCTCCGAACCTGAGAACCAACATAGATTATGTTTTTATTTTGAGAGAACCGTATTTCGCAAATCGGAAACGAATTTGGGAGAATTATGCATCGATGTTTCCAACACTTGAGGCATTTAGCAGTGTAATGGACCAGACGACGGAAAATTATGAATGTTTGGTAATAAATAACAATGCAAAAACAAATCGAATTCAGGACCAGATTTTTTGGTATAAAGCGGAATCGTCTCGCCCCGATTTTAAATTGGGGGCAAAAGAATTTTGGGAAATATCTAAAAATATGGGGGATGATGATGATGAAGGAGAGTATGACCCAAATGAAAGCAAAAAGAAAAAAGGAAATAATATTATGGTAAAGAAAAATAAATGGTAACATACACATCCTTTATTTGGTCTTTGTCCTAAAAATCTTGCTTCACTGTTCGGTGTAGCAAGATTTATATTAGAATACGTATATTCGTCATTATGCGTCTCTCAAAGAGGGGCAAAGCCCCTTTTTGAGAGACACGGTCAACGACAAATTACATTAAATTTTAATCCATTCGGCTGGAAATAAATCAATGGTATTATGATTCGGCAAGGCAGGTCCAAACCATAGAGAGGGATAACATATTTTTTTAATACCTGTCATATTGCCCGAAAAATATGCACCGAACCAACTAAAGGAACTATTGGCAATAATGTGATTGTCGCAAAGACTCATTAATAATAACTGTTTCCAATCCACAATCGTGTCATCCACTTTAGAAAATACACAGTTATGCTGAATGTTTGTTTTCAAACGCGCGATGATATTATTCACATATGCATTGTCTTCTTTTTCACAAAAATACAATATCTTTATTTTATCTTCCGATGAAAAATCTTTTAGAATGGTTTGTAATGCTCGTTCGTAATATTCATACGGTAAAACGGGATGAAATTCTTGTTTGTATTTATAATCTCCTAACCGAAAGTGCATACTAATAGATATATCATCGTCGTCGACATATGCATAATAAGTTGGTTTCATATCATTTTGTTGTTCTGTCAAATGAAGATATTCATAGATACGAGATTTTGTTTCGGGTTTATTAAAATAACGGTAACTTTGAAAGTAGCCACTAATACGAAATTGGGCGGGTATATTTGTGGTGGGAATCGGGGTAAATAAAAAAGACGGTTCTTGCCATACGGGAAGAGACATAATTTTATCTATATCGTATTTGGGAGGGGGTGACCGATATGTCGTAAAAGGTTTAAATCCATACAAGAATGTTTCCCAATAGGTTTGTCGTTCATTTAGATTATGGGAAAATACAATTTGGGGAGGTATTTTTTGTTCTATGGCAAATGCAAATAGGGCGAACAATTGAAACAGTTGATTTCCAATTCCGCCCATGAGTTGTATAGCAATTTTTCCGGACATTATAGTGGATAGATAGATATATTTAATTCTTTTCATATGATAATATGAACCATAACAAACAAGAAATTGTGTCATTTATTGAAATAATAACAAAATTACTACAGCCGACTGTGCGATTACATACATTTATAACTGTTTTATCCGAAATATTAAAACATTCACCGCCAACTACTCAAGAAGAAATCCCTATACCAATAGAAGAACCCACTACTCAACTACCCACGCCGACTCAACCTATAGAAGAACTAACTACTCAACCTATAGAAGAAAATCCTATTGAAAAACTCACTCAACCCATAGAAGAACTCACTCCTACTCAATCCATAGAAGAAAATCCTATTGAAGAATCCCTCTCCAAAGAATCAATAAAACATACGCAACCATACATTACAATCACAACAACTGTATCCGAATATGATAGAGATGGTAATAAAATAAAATAAACAACGATTGTCGAACCATTCGCCTATTTTTTAATCTCAAAATACCATTACATAATAAGCAATGTTTTTATTTCAACCTCAACATAAAATAAAAAAAATAGGTTTTGAAGAAATACAAATGCAAATAAATCAAAAAACGGTAGGACCAAAGAAAACTATTTTTATTAATATTCTTCCTTCAAATAATCAACTTTGTTTAATTCCATCTACAATTGATATACATATTGAAGAAACACTTATAAATGAAATTTTGGAAGGAAATGAACCTATACGAAATTATAGTATTTTTATTTATGGCGAAAATTCACATGCGGGAACTGCATTGGAAAAAAAAGCATCTGAATTTATCCGACTCGGATTTATAGATGTGTCTATTTATTTAGGAGGGATGTTTGAGTGGCTGTTATTACAAGATATTTATGGAAACAATGAATTTCCGACAACTACAAAAACATTGGATATATTGCGATACCGACCCAGACCCTTATTATAATAAGGTTAGCACTCCATTCGTCATTTTTCCAATAATTTCACCGGCTTCTTCATCTTCTAATATTTCATATACGTCTCCTGATGATTCATCCATATAATATTTTTTACCATTAATAATAACTTCGGTTAAATCGACTTCTCCAGCTTCTTCTTCCTCGACAGATTCTTCTTCGACTTCTTCTTCAACTTTATCAGCTTCTTCGACTACTTCTTCTTCCTCTACAGATTCTTCTTCTTCTCCAGATTCTTCTTCGGCTTCTTCTTCTTCAACTTTATCAGATTCTTCTTCTCCAGATTCTTCTTCTTCAACTTTATCAGATTCTTCTTCTCCAGATTCTTCTTCTTCAACTTTATCAGATTCTTCTTCTCCAGATTCTTCTTCTTCTTCTCCAGATTCTTCTTCTTCAACTTTATCAGATTCTTCTTCCTCGACATCGTCAGATTCTTTTTCAGATGCATTCTTGTATCTGTATGTAACCTTGTGTCCTTTTTCAAATGGAATAATACCGACAATAATAAATTTAGAATCTAAATCTACCGGATTCGCATCTGTTGCGATTTTATAATATAGTTTATTGTCAGATTCTTCTTCAGCTTCGTCAGCTTCTTCGATTGTTTGTTCTTTTTCAACTACAGGTTCAACAACTTTTTCAATCACGGGTTCGACAACTTTTTCAATCACGGGTTCAACAACTTTTTCAATCACGGGTTCAACAACTTTTTCAATCACAGGTTTAACCACGGGTTCAACCACAGGTTCAATAACTTTTTCAACCTTATAAAATGGAGGACTATCGGATACACGCGTTGTTGTTGGTTGTTGGTATACTTTTTGTTGAATAAGAAGATTGGACAAAATACTATTTTCCTTTTTTAAATCGGCAATTTCCTTCTGCAGTTCCTTAAAAACAGGAGAAGCCAAAAGATATTGATAATTTTCTAAAAGAAATTGAATAGATGTAGATGAATTTGACATATGATAGGTTACATGAAATTAGGTGTAATATTTATATCAATTTTTTTTGACCTATTATTATATATGCCAAAAACGAAAAAAACAAAAAAAACGAAAACAAAAAAAATAACCGTTATTGGTCAAGGCACATTTGGCTGTGTGCACAAGCCGTCCCTATTATGCGAAAATACTTCTATATCTGAACCCAATACGGTATCAAAAATATTATTAGATGATGACGCACATATTGAACAAAAAGAGTATACGAATATAGCAAAGATAGACCCCAAAAAATACACTTATTTAGGTAATCCAACTACATGTAAAGTTCGAAAAACACGTAAAAATATAGATGCCATTAAAAAATGTAAAAATGGAGACGATATGGCAAAACAACTCTCTCACTATTCTCTTTTAATAATGCCCGATGGTGGGGATAATTTGGCAACATGGGCGGATAAACAAAGTCAATCCACCAAAGAAATACAACTATTTTGGAAAAATGCCATAATCATATTGGAATCGATTCAGTTGTATTTATCAAAAGGCTATATTCACCACGATTTAAAACCACAAAATATAGTTATTTCAAACAAAAATGTTATTCGAATCATTGATTTCGGTAAAATGCGAACGGAAAAAGATGTTATGGGACGAATTGGCAAAGGTTCTGTAAAATCGCATTGGTCATATCCGGTAGAATTTCCGTTTTTAACCGAAGACGGGTATGACTATATAAAAACCCATACTATTCTTGGTATAGATGAATTGAACACGAAATTTAGTAAATTTAAAACGAATTATCAAGGAGCACAGAAATACATTTGCGACGATGATTCCGAATTAAAAAACAAAATGTGGAATGCTGTTATCTCTCTAACTAAACAAATACATGATGGAGTATTGCCACGGGATGAACTTATTAAAAAGACAATTCAAACCATTGATATATACGGAGCTGGAATATCATATTTGTATGTTTTATATATAGTTCGTAATAAGATGCCGAATGCCGTAGTGAATGAATTTTCTTCATTATTTTATGATATGGTAACGCCAAATGTTATCGACCGAATTAATATTGAACAGGCATTAAAGAGATACCGAATGATTTTACAGATATATAACGTTAAATAATTTCGCCCGTTATTAAAATTGTTCCATGAGTGATTTAAAAGTAAAGACAATTAGCATTAATCCAGAATTATTTAAAGTTTCAAAAAATACACAAAAACAAAAACCGACGAAAATGCTTCGCCCTGCTATAAATAAAACAACGCATAATAGACACAACCGTAATATATTACGGGCAATTCGAGATGAACAAGAGAAAATATATAAGGATTCAACTACCTTACCCAAAAGAACAACCAATTCTGAATCGGCGGAAACCTTATTTAGAACTGAATTTCAAGAATCTCTTGACCACTTGTCCAAATTAACCGTAGCGTCCGCACCTTCTCACAATAAAACATTAAAACAACATCCACTCATTCATGTGCAACAACCACAACAACAACCACAACTACAACCACTACCAATAAAACAATCGTATATACATCCTCCGCCTCCCACATATGGATGTTTAAAAACTGGAGGGCGATTGCCAACATACAAAACATGGAAAAATCAAACCCAGCGAAATAATCAACCACAACTACTACAACAACCACAACCACAACTACTACAACAACCACACCCACAACAACCACAACAACAACAACCACAACTTTTAAAAACACAAGAATTAATAACGTCCGAGAAACATATTCAACACAACCAACGACAACTCGATAAAAAAAGAAAAACTCCTATACAAAAACAAAAGAAAACAATTCGTCGTAAATTTCAGGTAGGAAAATCAAAAACGTCTCCCAAAATAAGTGTTCTTGTATCAAATAAAACTATACGAAATAATACAATGGATAAAAAACACGCAACTACCCAAGTATCAATTCAAGATATACGGTCATATTTAATAAAGCACGGGATGATAAAAGTAGGTTCAACTGCGCCAAATGATGTATTGCGAAAAATGTATGAATCTATGACACTTATGTGTGGCGAAGTTCAAAATCATAATCCAGAAACATTATTGTATAACTATATGAACACAAATACATAATGAAGAAGAAAATTGAATACGAATTTTCAGTATTTGAATGAAACATTTATGTCAAAAACCGTAAAAGAAAATAAATCTTCATCCTCGTCTTCTTCAAATAAAACCAGAAAAAACAAGACATCTTTGTCTTCTTCCGAAAAGGCAGCATTGTGGGCGAGTTTTGACCAAGAACACGCCGTTGTTCGAATCGACGAAAAACCCATTGCAATTGAAGAACAGTGTCTTTGTTACAAATGCGATACTCCTCTTATTATCATGGAAGAAGGATTTCCGACATGTTCCAATCCTCAATGTGCTATTATTTATAAAAATGAGCTTGATTATTCACCCGAATGGAAATTCTTTGGAGGAGATGATAAAAATAGTGTCGATATGACCCGATGTGGTGCGGCTATAAATCCGCTGTTAATAGAATCGTCCTTTGGATGTAAAATACCCATTCATCAAAAATCATCGTATGAAATGCGAAAAATACATAAATGGGTGGAGTGGCAAAGTATGCCTCATAAAGAAAAAGCGCTATACGATGAGTTTCAACACATTACTATTATGGCAACAAACGCCGGAATACCGCGTATTTTCATCGATTATGCCATGTTTGTGCATAAATATATTTCTGAACAAAAAATGTTTCGCGGATTAAATCGTCATGGTATTATTTCGGCGTCTATTTATGTGTCATGTAGATACAACGAATGCCCCCGAACCGCCTATGAAATCGCCGAAATATTTCATTTAGATAAAGCAAGTGCAACGGCGGGTTGTTCTATGGCGGTTCAAATTTTACATAATATTGAGAGAAATTTAGATCCGTCCGAACAAACAGAACTTTGTAAAACAACGCCAAGTTCGTTTGTAGAACGGTTCGCGAGTCGGCTACAAGTTCCGCCGAAATTGATTATGCTGTCGAAATTTATTGCGGATAAGGTTGAAAAACAAAATATTATTGACGACAATACGCCCCATTCAATTGCTTCCGGAATTATTTATTTTATTTCGGAGAACTGTCATTTACAGATTACCAAACAACAGATTGAAATTATTTCTGGAGTGAGTGGGGTAACCATCGGAAAATGTCATAAAAAACTTCAATTATTGGTTGATAAATTAATACCATTGGTTATTTTGGCGGAATATTCGAATAAAAAATAAAAGTTTATTGTAAATGGAATACAAATTAGAACAAGAACAACATGATGTAAAAAAAACCGAATTTTGGGGAGATGACCCCAATGTATTGTTTCAAGAATTATCTTTTTTTCCTACTGAACATATGAACATGACGGAAAAATTAAATGCGACAACTCGGTTAATTATTGTATTTTCATTTGTTATCTGGTTTTTTACACATCGATTTTTTGTTTTACTGACATTAACTTTATGTTTAGTTGCAATTTATTTGTTTCATCTTTTTCATATAAATAAACATGTTAAAGACGGATTTAGCACGAACGATATTGAAGAATATATTGATAGTAGTGGAAATCATATTGTTTCGGATGTTTTAAGAGAAAATGGAATTAAAGTATCGGCAAATATATTCGATAAACCTTCCTCTACAAATCCTTTTTCAAATGTCATGATTCCTGATTATGAATACAATGTAAATAAAAAACCGGCTCCTCCGGCATATACACAAAAAGTGGGAGATGATATTTTATCACAAGCCAAACAATTGGTGAAAGATTTGAATCCCGGACAGCCGGATATTGCGGATAAATTATTTACACATATGGGGGATGAATTTTTATTTGAACAATCGTTACGTAATTATAATTCAACTGCTGGCTCTACTATTCCGAACGACCAGACGGCATTTTCACAATTTTTATACGGAGATATGGTATCTAGCAAAGAGGGAAATCTATTTGCACAAGTCCGTCAAAAATCAAACTATAATTTGTATTAAACACCTCTGTCTTATTCCAAGATAAAAAAGGTAATATAATATAATGAGAGCCATTTTACGAAAAAACAAATTAAATATAGCGATTTTTCTTTTTATAGGTATGTTTATTCTTATTCATTTATATAAACCCTCTCTATTTTATTTGCCAGATGGTTCATTTCGACAATTTGGAGTTGGCTATAAACATAAAACCGTATTTCCCATATGGATTGGTGCTATTATTTTAGCAATTTTAACATATGTTGGTGTATCTTATTACATAATGTATCTTTGAATACATAATAGAGTAAAAATTCATACGGACTGTTGTAAAAAATATATTCAACTACTACTGTAATATGGTATTAGTTGAACCACATATTCAACAACAATTGATATATTCTCTTTCAAATGTGCACGAGTATAGAATGAATATATATCGAATTATATGGAATAGTTTTTTTACATTCACGATGATTTTTATCGTGGGGCTTATTTTATATTTTCGATACAAAGGAAAACCCACGGAAGAAGAATTATATAGAAAAATGATGCGCGAACAAGAATATGTTCTCTCTCAAATTCGGGCGTATAAAGGTCAGTTACAACATTCTTCCATCATAACGGGTTTGCCGATTGTTGGACAGGAATAGACGAAGAAGAAGAAGAAGAAGACGAAGAAGAAAAAGAAAAAGATGATAATACACTATGCGCAATTTGTTCCAATAAGCCAGAGTTCATTAATAAAATAATCGCCGACCCGAAAATAACATTTTTATCGTTGTATTTTAGAGAGGTAGATTGTGTATTAAAAGGTATAAATCGTATAAATAAAAACAATCCTATAATAGTTTGAACCACATTACTAAAAGTATGAATATAACTTTTATTTAGAGAGAATACACCAAAAAAGGCTATAAAATAAATAATATATACGATAAAAATAAACCACCCATAATGACGAGAAAATAGGTCAAGATAAAAATCAAACATTTGTTTTACTACTATAATATAGATAGAATGTTTTTTGGCGGAGATAAAGAAAAAAAAGAACGTTGTCCAAAAGGAAGTATCCGAAATAAAAAAACGGGAGATTGTGATAAAAAAAAAGAGATACCAAAAGAACGCATTATTCATGAAGAAACCAAAGAAAATCGACGAGAGGAACGACGAGAAGAAGAAAAACGAAATGAAGAAAATCGACAGGAGGAAGAGGAAGAAAAAGAAAAAGAGGACCAACAAATCAAAGAAACATCTTACGAAAATGCTCTCCAAAAATATTTTGCATTAAAAAGCAATTATGAAAATAAAATTCGGGTGTTGGCAAAAGAAAATATGGATAAAACAAAATCAACCGCAAAACGTCCTCGCTGTATTAATTGTGGAACATACGGTGGAACTATTTTTGCACAAAAAAATCGTAAATATACGGCAGTTTGTAACGCATCTCCCCCCTGCGGTCTTCATATCGATATTTATCGTGGATATTTTACAAATATCGAAAATACGGTGTATGAGTTACGTGATATTATTGAAACATCAAAAGAATGCATTATATCTTTGAAAAATGATGAAATATATAAATACAAAAGTCCGATTGACTGTATTCGTGAATTTAAATACGAAGGAAGCCATTACGAGACGGCAGAACGAATGTATCAAGATTTAACTCATAAAATGACGAATTTACACGATAATATTGAGAAAAAAGAGAAAATCGATGAGTTGCGACAAAAGATACATGACACGATTGTTGAATTGTATTCTCTCGAACAAGATTACCGAAAAACCGATATAAATCAGGGCGATATTGTGAAAACCATGGTTGAAAAACAGACACAAGAATTGTTTCCAATTATGGCAAAATTACATGAGCTTCAATGGGAGGTAAATCAAGTAGATGTCGGAGAGTCGTTACATACCGTTGAATATAAAAAAAACGGAATCATGGTGTCTGAAAAACGGGGGGTTATCATGAGCAATCTCATTCAACAAAAAGTCTCTCCCTATAAAGACGATTTAAATATTAGAGAGGAGCCACGTGTAAATGTTTGGGATACGTAAGTGTATGATACGTAAGTGTATGATACGTAAGTGTATGATACGTAAGTGTATGATTCTATATAGGAAATTGTGGTTTGTTTGATAATATTTATATATATTTTCGTCATTATGCGTCTCTCAAAGAAGGGGCAAGCCCCTTTTTGAGAGACACGACCTACGATAATATCTTTAATATTTATATACATAAATGACCGATTCGTGTTATATTTGTTTATGTGTATTTAATAATGAAATCGGACTACCTCGTGTTTTAAGAAATATCGATATTTTACGAGAGTCAAACATATTTCAAAAAATAACGGTTTTAGTGTTTTATGATACATCACAAGATGCATCTCTCCAAATTCTTCAACAATATCAAACCACCATACTGTCCCAACTTGACCCCATGTTTTATATGGAAATACATAACGAATTACGTCCGTTGCGTAATGTTCGCACCGAGAGAATTGCCCGAGCGAGAAACGGATTGATACATATGATACGCCGTCAATCTCAACAACCAAATTATTTTATAATGATGGATTCAAATGACTACAGTTGTGTAGGAACAATCAAGCCAGAGACGATTCGCGCAGTTATTCAGCGTCAACATGAATGGGATAGTATTTCGTTTGACAGAGAGGACGGATATTACGACCATTGGGCGCTATCGTATAATCCTTTTATATATAGTTTTTTTCATTTTTCAGATTATGAAAAGGCGGTAATGGTATTACGCGCCGATTTTGAAAAATTAATGGCGCGTTGGAAAGAAACATCTCCCAATGAATTTATTCCGGTGTATTCGGCGTTCAATGGATTCGCTATTTATAAGACGCATATTTTTTTAGATTGTACCTATTCGGGGAAAATAGATATGGCATTATTTTCGGGGAACGCTATTCGAGAGCAAATGCGACGAATCGGTGGTTCAATAAAAAATGTATTTACCGGAGATTGCGAACACAGACACTTTCATTTGGAGGCAATTAAAAAAAATCATGCGCGAATTCGTATATCGCAATTAACGGCATTTGAACCCACCAACGCGAAGAAATCTATCCCTTAAATATCGGTTCCAAATATTCAGAAATGTTATATAATATATCTTCCGGCAACGCAGAACTTTCCAAACAAACAAATACTTTTGTCTGAACGATTTTTGTAAATTGCCTGTATTTATCACAAATACATTTTCGTAATAAATCGTCATGAATATACAAGCCCATATTGTCTCGTATAGATTTCTCGGATTTTGTTAGATGAATAATTTTACAGGCAACTTCGTATTCGTTCGAATGAATCGCCTGAGATAACGGCACACATTTATATTTTTTAGCATACAATTCTTCATCGGTCCGATAAAATCGAAGAAGAGCCAATGCTTTTTGTGTATTGTTACTTAAAATCGCAAAATGAAGTGCCCGACTACGAACGACGATAGAAGCCATATCTATAGGAGTTTTTTGAAGAATTGTATAAAATATTGTATCCAATCCTTTGGCATTTTTCGCTTTTGCGCACGTATCAATCACAAAACTGCCATACCCCGATGGAATATATATGTTTTCTATGTTTTGGGTTTTATCTAATATTAGTTTGGCAACAGTTATAAACCGCAATCGACATGCAATTGCGAGTGGTGTAATTCCAAACTTATCGCGCTCATACAATTTAGATTCTGGCATATTTGTTAAATATGAAATAATTAATTTATTATATATTTTCCTTTGTACGTGTTTTTGGTATTTGCTTATATCGCTTTTAAATATAATATCGGTAATTCTCCCAAATAAATACAAAACTGGATTTGTGGATTGGTTTGCAATGGAGAGACAACGACGGAGCGAATTGGATAGGGGGGTGTTTTGTTTTTGTTTTTGTTCGTTTTGTTTTTGTTTGAATTCTTCTTGTTCGAATTCTTCTTCTAGTATCATTAAATTTTCTTCGTCTTCTTCACTATCGGTATCATACATTTTTATAATTATCATGCAAAAAGAATAGAATTATATTTCAATTTTAACTGGGACCTCTCCTTAACCTATTTTTTAAATTAATAGGGCTCGTGCACACCAATAACATAAAGATTATATGTCTAGTTAGATAAATGACGGAGACAAGTATCTATTATGAATATTTTCAGGTTGAAAAAGAAAATAAAATAAAATATGGTAAAAACACTATTTTATTGTATCAGGTAGGTGCATTTTTCGAAATATATGGTCTTAAACATACTGAACAATTTATCCCAGAATATGACACGATTGAGCAAGCGTGTCATATGGGAGACTTGGCATTTACAATGAAACAAAAGGTATCTTTCACATTGGATGGAGTTGTGTGTCAAATATACATGGCTGGATTTCGCGACACACAACTGGATAAATATTTGGATAAATTCACAAAACAGGGATATACTATCGTTGTATACGTTCAAGAGGATGAACTTGGACAAGGACAAGGACAAGGACGACGACGTAATCGTATATTTCAAGGCGTTTTCACACCAAGCACATATATTTCATCGGACGCAACGCCAACCTCAACAGAAACAAACAATATAATGTGTATTTGGATAGAATCTTCGGCGAAAAATATTGTAGTCGGTATTTCCACTATCAATATCATAACAGGTAAAACATGTATGATGGAATTTATGGCAAAAACCAATACGGAAATGTTGACGTATATTGAAACGGCTATATATATGTATCAACCATGTGAAATTTTATTTTTATCTGAACAAGAACAAAAACAAAAGGAGTTTATATCACCGACTATTCGAACCCACTGGATTGCGATTTTAACCGATAAAAAAGCGCGTAATTGCGAAAAACAAACATATATTATTGCCATTATTGAAAAACAATTTGGACATGATGCTTTTTATACGTGTTCCATTCATTTCGACCAAAATATTGTGGCGACACAATCCTTTTGTTATCTCTTGGATTTTTTACAGGAACACAATCCCGATTTTATTCGTAAAATTCAATGTCCCGTATTTGTGAATCATACAAATCATGTTTTTCTGGCAAATCATACATTGAAACAGTTAAATATTATACAAACCGACCCAACTGACCAAAAAAGCAGTGTTGTGTCCTTATTAAATCAATGTTCAACTATTATTGGAAAACGCCGGTTTCGGCATCAATTACTGCATCCTTCATGGGATGAAACGTGGTTACAAAAGGAATACACAATGGTTCGCACATGTATGCAAGAACCCGTAATGATTGAGTCTCTTCGTTTTTTATTGTCGTCGCATATTCGCGATATAGAACGGTGGGTTCGCCAGATTGTTTCAAAAACATTAGCTCCTGCATCTATTTTCGGGATTTATAAGGCACTTGACCAAATATTACAGATAGATATTTGTTTGGAAGAGCATCCGACTATCACAGAATATATGGGTTTTACGGATGAAATGCGAACACATATTAAACAAATGTGTTCTTTTTTATCGGCGAGAATTGACCTCTCTATATGTTCCAAATTCAGAACTACAAATACGTGGATTATAGAAACAAATGATCCAGCTACGGATATTCCTATAATGAATATACTTTTATTAGATACACACATACAAAAAAAGAATATGCCAACAACATCAATAAATAAAACATCAATAAATAAACCAACAACATCAATAAATAAAACACAAGCATATCATTCGTTAGTAGCGGAATATAGAGAGGCACATGCAACATTTATACATATTTATGATTCTATTTCAAGAGAATTTCCGGAAACCACAAACAAACCGATTAAAATACATATTACTGAAAAATCCGGAATCTCTCTACAATGCACAAAAACAAGAGCCAAGTGGCATAAATTAAATGTGCCACACAGCAAATATTCATTTCGCTCAACTTCCACTTCGATGGACGAAGTTGTATTTCCCAAATTGGATGAACTATGTCAAAAAATATCTGGCATGCGAGACGACCTTTCCGGAATTACCAAAGGAGCTTATCATGAATTTTTAACGGATTGGGAAGAACATTTATTCGTATTGGAATATGCGGTAGAATATATTGGGAAATTAGATGTATTATTATGTAGAGCTCATATTGCATTAAAAAACAATTATTGTTGTCCTACTATATTATCATCCAATGGTTCATATGTAAAAGTAAAACAGTTACGACATGTATTAATTGAACCGCTTTTAATTCATGAATTATACGTGCCAAATGATATTGATTTGAGCGATAATATAGCAAAAAAAACGGATGAAAAAGGAGGACCCGGAATTCTTTTATTCGGCACAAATTCGTCTGGAAAAAGTTCATTTATGAAATCTCTCGGAATTGCCATTATACTTGCCCAAGCCGGCATGTTTGTCCCATGTTCAGAATTTGTATTTTCTCCCTATAAATCTATTTTTTCTCGCATTGTTTCGTCGGATGATCTTCATAAAGGATTATCCACCTTTGTATATGAAATGGTTGAATTAAATGTTATTTTAAAAATGGCGGATAAATACAGTCTTGTGCTTGGAGATGAATTATGTTCGGGAACAGAAACGGACTCGGCTGTATCCATTTTCATGTCGGCATTGGAGACACTTGTTCAAAGCAATGCATCTTTTTTATTTGCCACACATTTCCATGAAATATGTAAATACGATGAATTAAAGGCGTTTATAGAATCGGGTAAAATACGATTAAAACATTTGGAAGTATATTATAATCCGGAACATGATGCATTGGTATATGACAGAATATTAAAAGATGGTAGCGGACAAACACTTTATGGTCTGGAAGTGTGTCGTTCCTTACACATGCCCGATTCTTTTTTAAATAGAGCCTATCAACTACGAACCAAATACAATCCGTCCGTGGCGGGAATATTGGAGAGAAAACCTTCGGCATATACATCTTCTATATTACAAGGAGGATTATGTGAAGTATGTGGAAAAGAATTGGGTGAAGAAATGCATCATTTAGTTCATCAACAAGACGCAGATATCCGTGGATTTTTACCGAACGGACAACATAAAAATCGTCCCGGCAATTTATCGTCTGTATGTCGAACGTGTCATGATAAAATACATGTATCAAGTAAGAACACAACAACCATTATATCTCGTAAAAAAACAACCAAGGGATATAGAATACTTGGCTTATAAAAAAGCATATAAATATATGTCGTCTATTATATTAATACTATATGTCGTCTGCACCTTATCCGTGTTTAAATGAATGCGAAATGTCACAATTAATGCGACATTTCCCACATGTAGAGCCATCATATGAAAATCAAGGAATTCTTCCTGAGCCAAATTCTCTTTATCATATTAAAGTACAGATACCTTATGGTAAAAAATATTATATTTGGTTTACCTTTTACGAAGATACCGATATGTGTTTTGTAATGGAATTAAACAGAGAGAGAAAAGTGATAAAAATAATCTGTCGTCCAGATATTATGCAAGAATTATCTCGTTCATGGAAAGGACAAGACCTTGCATTAGGCACTGTTTTTTATGTAACGGATTATAATGAAACATATATATTAGAAGATGTGTATACATACAAAGGTATTTTTCTTTGTAAAATTCCTTTGTCTCAAAAATTAGGTTGTATGTATGAGTTTTTAACGTTATGTGCAAATAAAGCACCTTTTTATTTGCCACATATTGAATATATTGGAATACAAATAACACACGATAAAACAAATCCGGATAATAAACCGAAAAAAATACCATATCAAGTGCATCATGTGCAATATCGTTCATTAACACACATGTTACCTTTTTTAAATGAAATAAAACGAACTATGTTAATCACAACCGCCAGTGCCCCTCCACCCGTTGTAAAACAACGGGCTGGTATACAACATTTTTCTCCAAATTTGAAAAAGCCCCAGTATTTTGCAAAAACCATATTTCACGTGGAGGCAGATATTCGATTTGATGTATATCATTTGTTTGCCTATTCCGATACTTCAACTTCTATTTGTATTGGGTTGGCGTATATTAAAAATTATAATGTAAGCGTATTTATGAATTCTATTTTTCGAAAAATACGAGAGAATACAAATTTGGATTATATTGAAGAATCCGATTCGGAAGACGATAGTAGGGACACACGAAAAGATAAGTATATGAATGCGTCTCGTAAAACGGCACTTATGGAGTGTGAATTTAATCATAAAATGAGATATTGGGAACCGATTCGGGTTGTTTATAACAGACATATTATACATATTCGTAATCTGTAGTTGTTTCTCGTAGATAAAATTGATGAAAACAAATCATATAAAAATATACAAATAATAATTTATAATGCCAATTAAACAATCCAAAATTACATCTTCTCGTCGCCGAATTATCACCAGTGATAGTAGCAGTAGTGAAGAAGACAATGATTCAAATTACACTTCCATTGATGAAGATGAAAGTTCTTTGTCGGATGAAGATAGCAGTTCAGATTCAGATGATAGTTCAGATGTAGAAGAAGCAGAAGCCGAAGCAGAAGCAAAACATTCAAATAGTAAAAAAACAAAAACAACTGGACAAAAATCACAAAAGGTAAAGGCAAAGGCAAAGGAACAAATTCTATCAGAGGAGGAAGGGAAAAAAGCCAAAGATAAAAAGGGAAAACATGCAACAGATAAAAAGGAAAAAGGGAAAATAGTCAAGGACAAAAAGGAAAAAAACGCCAAAAAACCGCACAAGAAGAAATGTGAATCATCGGACGAAGATGATGACGAAGATTACGAAGAAGATGAATCAGAAGAAGATGTGGAAAATAAGGTAAGTATATTTCTAATCGGTGGTGGAGAAGAAAACGACGATTATAACAGCGAATACGAAGACACGGACGACGATGATGAAAAATCGGTTCATTCAAGTGAAGATGAACGCGTGTTTATGAAAGAAAATTATCAGAATGTGCCAATTGTATTATCAAAAAAATCAACCCCGAAAAAAGAAAAGGACACTATACAAAAAGAAAAGGACGCTATACAAAAAGAAAAGGACGACACGCATATTTCATTTGAACAAGAATATCTGGAATTATTAGATTTACGACGGGATTTTACAAGCCAATTGGAAAAAAAACCAAATAACAAAATTATTTTACGCGCCATTAAAAATTGCAATAACGATATTAAAGATTTGGTTCATCGTGGACGTAAAGGAAATACAAAAGCCTATTATAAACTTATTCATCAAGATACGAAACGAATTCGCGAAATCGATTATTTTGAGACAAAACTGTCAAATAAAGAACAGCAAAAAATCGTTGAAGATTTAAAACATATCAATTCAACTATTTGTATCGATAAACCGTATCGTTTGGCATTATTAGAATCGGATATTCCGTCAAAACATAAGGTCATTGCGCTTCAAAAATTAAATTCGTTACATATGATGGAACCGGGTGATAGTGAATATTTTAAATTACGTGGATGGGTAGATGCATTTATGAATATTCCGTTTGGAATTTACCGAAATTTACCCGTAAAATTAGATGATGGGGTAGATAAGTGTCACGAATTTATGGAAAATGCGAATAAAATGTTAAATATGTGCACGTATGGCATGGATGAAGCCAAAATGCAAATTATTCAATTGTTGGGAAATTTAATTACAAATCCAGATGTAATTGGAAATGCAATTGCATTAAAAGGACCGCCGGGTTCTGGCAAAACATCGCTCGTCAAATATGGCATCAGTAAAATTCTTGGCAGAGAATTTGTATTTATTCCTTTGGGAGGGTGTTCGGATGCGAGTTATTTGGAGGGGCATTCATATACATACGAAGGAAGTATGTATGGTAAAATAATACAGTCTATTATTCAATGTAAATCAATGAATCCCATCTTCTTCTTTGACGAATTGGATAAAGTAAGTGACACGCCGAAAGGACAAGAAATTATTGGAATTTTAACACATCTTACGGATGCAACTCAAAATGACCAATATCATGATAAATATTTTTCGGAAGTGGATTTTGATTTAAGCAAGTGTTTGTTCATATTTAGTTATAACGACGAGTCACTGGTGAATCCGATTTTGAGAGACCGTATGTATAAAATCTTCACAAAGGGGTATAATACAAAAGAAAAGGTTATTATTGCCAACGATTATCTTCTCCCAAAAATTCGTGAGCAAATTCATTTTAATAAGGAGGATATTATTATTCCGACAAATGTAATGGAATATATTATTACGAATGATGCGTTTACTCAAAAGGAAGAGGGTGTGCGAAATTTAAAACGGTGTTTGGAAATTATTCATACCAAATTAAATTTGTTTCGACTTGTAAAATCCGACTCAAAACCATTCTTTGCAAAAGATATTGCATTAACGGTTACATTTCCATATACTCTTAGCAAGGCAGATATAGATGTTCTTATCAAGATTGATGACGCGAATAGATTGCAAGACATTGTGAAAAGTATGTATGTTTAATCGGACAAGTTAATCGGACAAGAGTTAATCGGACAAGAGTTAATCGGACAAGAGTTAATCGGACAAGAGTTAATCGGACAAGAGTTAATCGGACAAGAGTTAATCGGACAAGAGTTAATCGAACAAGTTAATCGGACAATAAAAAATTGATAATAAAAAAATAATAAAAACAAAACATATAAAATAAATTCATTCATGTTTCAACCAAAATCGAAAGAAGATATATCTAAAAATTTAGAATACATGCGAGAACGAACTCGAGCGCATTTTGCTATACAAGAACAGGAACAACTACATAAAAAAAACACAATTATGAAGACATTAGATACTATAATTCCCAAACATATTTCGTTATTTTATTCGAAAAATAACGATAACGAATTATTAAAAGACATATGTTGTGTTTGTTTAAATGATACAACTACAGATAAACCGGATGATAAAATTCAATTGAATTGTAAACATGATGCATGTATATCATGTATGCCAGCATTGATAACAACGCAAATGCAAATCGAACCAATCTGTCCAATCTGTCGTTGTACTATAACCACATTATATGTATCTGATGCGCATAAGTGATTGATTGATTTACTTAACCAAATAAAATTGAAAATCTTTTTTTTAGATATTTTTGGCATCTTTAAAACAATTAAACGACTATAACAATCATGACAACCGCAACAAGAACCGCAACAAGAATTTCCATTACCATTCCATGTGTTGATAATATCTTTACGGAAATTGAGATTAGTTATGTATTTCATAGACTAAAAATTGGTAAAATTGTGGTAAATTCGTTGCGAACGACAAAAGGTTCAAACGCATCCATTAAAAAGGGCACACAGTATATTTTTGCGACATTAGAATTGGCAAATACGTCATGTGCAATTGCATTTTTGAGAGCTCTTTCTGAAAGAGGACAAACTCATATTGTATATGATGAACCCAAAAATTGGATTGTTAGTAAGGCATTGCCAAAACGTAAATATAAAATGCAACAACAAGAATATCGGGAACATATTCAACATAAATATGAGACCAAGACGACCGACAAAGAAGCTTTACAAGACAAAGACAAAGAAACGAGAACAAAAGAAGAGATAGAACAAGATACATACATATATGCACAATGTCAGGCGTTGTTGTTTTATCCTTATTCCGAAGATTTTGAGAGAAGTATAAATGAAATTGTTTGTTAATTGTATAATTATTATTTTTTACGATAAATTTTTTTATGATAAAAAGAGAACAAGTTTATAAAACTATTTATTTTTCTTGTTTTAGATAAAATGGATTATACACAACAATCACCGGGTCCATCTTCTACTCGCATTTCCGATCTTCCAAACAATCCACACATGGAACCGATTACTGTAGGTCGTCCAAAATCAGAAATGGTTATTCCAAATACATCGCCATATCAACCAATCAATGATGTTCATAAAAATCCATATGGAGTAGAAAAACCGGACCAACTTCCGGATTTTTCATACAAACAACCACAAATGCCACCACCGTATCCAAATACGGCAAATAGAGAACAATATGAATTGCCGTCGCGTGATATTCCGAGAGACACAACACATTTAACAATGGATGACCAACAACATGTAAATTATATGCCCAAACCAAAACTTACGGGAGATTTTATTGCGCAACATGATTATGACCAAGATATAGTTCGACGAAAACAACAATCCAGTAAAACGACACAATCATGGATAGATGATTTATGGGACGAATGGAAAATTCCCGTTATATTAGCATGTATGTTTTTATTATTTCAATTGCCGAGTTTTAATTTATTGTTTTATACATATGCCCAACGCATTCCTCTCGAATTATTTGGGGCGGATGGAACACCTACTATGTTAGGACTCTTATTTAAAAGTGCCATGTTTGGCGCACTTTATTATTTTTTCGAACGAGGTATGAAAACAATTGTATAAAAGCAAAAAAAGAATCAAACCAAAAAATAAAGAACCAAACAAAAAAGCAAATAAATAAACAATAAAAGATAATACAACAAATACAAATGAATAGAATGATTCAATATATTTCGGAATGTATTCAACCCGTAGATAAATCGGAAATGTATATTACAAATGAATTTAAATTGGATGAATTAAAAGCAATGAAACAAGACGGCATTTATATTGTGATTGAAGACAAAACGACAACACATATTCCCATTGGAGTTGATTGGGCACGGGTTTGTTCAAATATAATTATTTGTCGAAATAACCATCCTCGACAAATTGCGTGGTTGAATCCCGATTGGACCGTATCATTTGACCTTTCTAGAACACCGATTTACCGACGTATTGTTCCATTACCTTGGGAAACCGTTGACCACGCTCTTATCATCACAAGTATTATTGAAGCCAATTTTATAAATACATACAAAAAAAATTATATTGAATATGGAGTTCGACACGGAGACTGTATTGAAAAAATTGCACCGTATGTAAATATTGCATATGGAGTAGATATTCATACATATACACCAACATTGTCCAATATTCAAATGTTTTCCGGAACTACGGATGAATTTAGTCTTTCCCATTTATCCAATATTTCGTATCATTATGCGTTTATTGATGCGGACCACTGCGCGAAACAGGCGTTTGTCGATTTTGAAAATATATATACATATATTCACACGGGAGGTTATATTTTTTTACATGATACCTATCCATGTTTAGAAGAAAGTCTATCTCCCTCTGGATGCAATGATTGTTTCTTGACTCCATTAAAAATACGTGTAAAATATCCAAATATAGAAATGCTTACATTTCCACTGAACCCGGGTCTAACAATTGTGCATAAAGTTTAAGCAAATGTGGATAAATATTGAATGGCGGATTCACATCCCATCTGTTCCGCCTCTTTTTTATTCTTGTGTTTCCCCATTCCGAGAAACACCAGAATTTTTCCATGCAAACACATGTATTCGTGAATATCCTGATACGATGTAAAATTCGTTAAAGGAATAGAATGTGCCGTTTTTGTTTCGTAAATGGCTTGTCCTAAACACAAATACACGCCCATATTATATCCATTTTCATTTCGAATTAACTCCACATACTCTGGAGTGGTTTTAAATTCCTTTTGTATTTTTTCCTGCAATATATTTTTAAAGTTTCGGTCATTTTGAATTAGGTCCATCCAATTTACATGTTTTTCAAAAATTTGTTCGATGAAAATCTGCGCCATTTGAAATCCAGGACCAACTACAAATAATGATTCGAACCAGTGGTCCGAATCATGTATTTGAATCTTATTGAAATCTAAAAACAACGCTCCCAAAAATGCTTCAAATAAACATCCGAGACGTTTTAAATTTGTGCGCGTGCCTTTTAATTCGGCGCTTTTAGACATAATTAGCCATTTATGTAATCCCATGTCGAGCGCCATTTTTCCGATGGATTTGTTCTGAACCAATGCGATTTTTGTGTCTGTTAAAAATCCGGGCTCTTCTTTTGGAAATCGGCGATATAAATAATATTTGGTGATTAATTCAAGAACTCCATCTCCCACATATTCCAATCGTTCATTTGATTTTGTGTATAATGAAATACAATCATCTGGCTTTTTAGCGATAATAACGGTGGTGGATGAGTCGGTCTTGTTTAGCGGTGGCGGACAATTTAAATACGATTGATGCACAAATGCACGTTGATATAAATGTAAATTATGGACAGGAGTTGGAATGCCATAGGTTCGAAGAATGGACTCAATTTCTTCACGGGTAATAATAATATTTTGCGGGTTATATGGGTCAAATACATACATTTCTCCTCCATATGGATTTTGTTCAATGCGAAAATCGGCTTCTAGTGTAGACATATATACCGTATTTTATAGGTATTTATATATCAATTTTATCGAAGGCGTTGTAAAAATTATAGCGGCTCGTGGTTTCGTTCCACGGACCCTTGGGTTATGGTCCCAATGCGCTAACCTCTGCGCCAAGCCGCTTGTATTCACTTTATGAATTTATGAATAATATAATTTGAATCAGTGGTAGTAGTAGCTATTATCGGTTATCTTGAAACGGTCGGTTTAGGGAAAATATATAGCCAGATATTATAACAATGACTTTTGGATTAGCAAATTCGGCAAAGAAAGCCCGACTTTATGCGTTTACAACGAATCAAAATCAAGGTGGTGGAGATAAGAAAGGTGGATTTCCATTTTCGGTTGGTCGAAATCACTGGGATTCTATTTTCATAACTCCCCGACCATTAGCTGTATATAATACGACTATCTTTCCATTGGCAAGTCAATCTCGTCCTGTTGGAAGTTGGACAAATGGAAATACCTACTGGCATATTCCTGGTACTGGTAATCAATAGGTAGTCATATAGCGAATTTTACCATATAACATAGAATACATATAAAACAATACCGCCATATATGTTATTGTTTTATTCTTATGGATACACCTACTCCTCTTCCCCCATGGGAAAATATTTTATTTAGACAAGAACTTGAAAAGAAAGAAAAAAAAGAACCAACCGAAAAGAAAGAGAAAGAAAAGAAAGAAAAATCAACCGAAAAAAAAGAAAAATCAACCGAAAAAAAAGAAACTAAAAAAAAGAAAGAATCAACCGAGCCAAAGAAAGAAAAAAAAGAAAAATCAACTGAGCCAAAGAAAGAAAAAAAAGAAAAATTAACCGAAAAGAAAGAATCAGCCGATTCTACGTTTAGTATGATTGTAGATGAGCGTGAGACCGCGCTAATGAATATAATACAAAATCAACCATCTGCCCAGTCGCATACCATTATTAAAAAAGTCCTGCATTTGGGAGATATTGTTATTGCGAATTCACCCGACAAAGAATTTGTTGTTTTAGAGAGAAAATCGATTTCCGATTTACTGGCGAGTATTAAAGACGGACGATACGAAGAACAGTCCTATCGCTTGATTGGTGCCTATAAGGATGCAGAGGTTCGTCCAAAAATTTGTTATATTATTGAAGGGTCTCTTCACGGACACAGTTGTAAAGAAAAACAATTGGTGTATTCAGCAATGGTCTCTCTATCGATTGGAAAAGGATTCCATATTATTCGCACAGACAGTCTCAATGAAACCGCCGATTATTTGCTTTATATGTTGGATAAATTTGAACGAGATTTTAAAAAGGGCAAAGCCTATACCAATGTAAATGAAACTGAAAAAAAGGAACTTGGGTATGAAACCGTTGTGAAAAAAGTAAAAAAGGAAAATCTCACTCCCGAAAATATGGGAGAAATTATTTTATCTCAAATACCGAGTATTAGTTCTATTACGGCAAGTGCAATCATGTCACTTCCGCAAATCAATGGGTCGATTCCTCGGCTCATACATGAATTAGAAAAAAATCCATTGTGTTTGGCAGAAGTTCGCATTGGAGAGAAACAGCGAAAAATAAGTAAAACAACCGTTCCCCAGATTATCAAGTATTTATTGAATCAATCATCTGAATAATTGTAGGGTATAAATACGAAATGTAAAGATGAATTCTATATAGATGTCGAATATTTTAATAACCATATGTATATCCATTTTTATCATTGGAATATTACATTTTTTTTTGAAAATTATAAAAACTCCTCGACAAAAAACGAAAAATTTAGTAGATTCACAAACCGAAAAATATCGTCGGATAATGAACGAATTAACGGAACATAAAAAACACACATCCTTGTTTCTTTCATTGGAAAAAAAAGAGGAATTAGAGAGAGAGATGGTTCAATATATCAAAACAATACAAGGCTAATAAATATACCATATAATAATACATATATGGTATGTCATTCAATCTATCGTTTTTTCACAGCATCTCGGTCAAATCCTTGGGTAAAACAATGTAGAACCGTTCGAAATAAAAAAAATAAGAATTCATTTATTCCGTCGTATACATATTACTATGTTCGATGTTCGGATGCAAATGTTCATTATTTAACAATACGATATCCACCTTCTGTTCGATATAATGTATTACGAGGAAAAATAGATACCGAAAAAAATCGTGCTATATATGAAAAATACATTGGGACTACATCTATTAAAACTACTGCGTCTTAAACATCAAAAATGTTCCCATAAATGCCCCCAATAAAATAGAAAATGTTATCGTCGACCATAACAATGGATTAAACCCTTTTCCTACATAAAATACCAACAATGCAATAAATAATAAAAGAACCAACCATCCGGCAAATTTCATTATAAAGTCAGAGACATCGCCTATATGTGATAGAGAGGATAACAATAATAAGTTCCAGTTAAATTCGGTAGTTTGAAATGTGGTGAATTGGGTTTGAATAATGGCAACTGTTGAAAATAATAACGCAATCGCCAAATATATTCCATACGACAACCATGTGCCATTTCCTTTTTGGAATCCTATTGCAATTAAACTGTGTGATATAGCAAAGACCATTGCAAAAACAAACGCATTTACCAATAATAGTTTTTCGGACACATTTGTAACGCTGTGATTTTGTGAATGAATAACATCATAAAACAGCCATTTATATCCCATCGGAATTGCAAATACCGATATACCAAGAAGAACCAAAAACATTAAAAAGTGAAATGTCATATTTATCATGTCGGTTTGATTTATTTTTTTTAGAAATTCGCTGTCGATGCGGACAAGTGCCGTTTCTTCGTCACTTGATGAAATCGGTGTCATGTGTATATATCCGGTTTCTTTTCCTTTGTTGTTGTTATTGTTGTTGTTGTTATTGTTTTTTTCTTCATTGTTTTTGTCCTTGTTTCCTTTAAAACCTTCCTGTAGTAATAGAGAGGCTTCTCCGAGAATAGGATACGGTTTTTTCACATCTTCACTGGAAGATATAAATGTCAAATCGGAAGACAATGAAATATTTTTGAACGAAATAAACGAGGGAGAAAGAATAGTGGAAATAAAAATAGGAGTTTGACACACATATACGTTTTTCTGTTGTTGATGCACGGCAAACGTAGAGGATGGTATATCCGAATTTAATGTGATTGTATTTGTTTGATTTGTATTTGTTTGATTTGTTAAATTATTCTCTTGAATATATGTATCAATATCGGTGGATTGAGTTGAATGTTGTAAAGGAAAAAGAACAAATACGGATTCTCTCCCAGAATCTGAAATGGGAGAGTGTTCAATAAGTAACCAACCGTTTTGTTGCTGCGGTTGTTTTTGTTTGTCCATTCCGAAGATATACAAATGTTTTGTTACATAGGCATTTCCATTTGATAATACGATATTTGGGTTTGCATAAGAAACGGAGGGAGGGTTTGAAAATCGAGATTTTAAATATCCGTGATTTTTTATGGAAGTTATAGAAGGAGATATTTCAATCGAATCATAATTGTATTTGAACGACATTTTGTCCGGTTATAAATATGGGATATAATTTATACCACGATTTTCATAAATAGTTGCCGTATATATTTCATTATATCCTTGCACATAAACAACATCGCCATTGTATAATTCATCGACTCCATTGTCAGACATGGCATCTCTTCCTTTTACACGAACTGGCAGTTTTGAGTTTATATTTCCCGTATTTGAAATCGTATAATACTGCCATTTATTTCGATTTGAGAGAACCATTCTTCCAAAAAGAGGGAGAATTAATGCGCCCTCCTTATCTCCCGCTTTTGTGATAATTCCGATTTGGTCAAAAGCATATGATATTCTTTGTGTAGGCACACTTTGGATTCCAAAGGCGGGTTGTAATGGCGGATAAAACGGATTTGTAAATACATTATTATCTCTTTGAGAGGCAGATATGTTAATTCCTAAATTTGGCGGTGGAATAAGAATAGGTGATTGTTGTCTTTGTTGGGTTGGATACCGACGTAATGTGAAAAACATATAGGTTGTTAATAGGAGGATAAAACATAAAATAAAAAGAGTCATATTTTCAACGCAAAAAGATGAACCTGCAATACATTTTTTTGCCATATTATATTGTATTGTTATAAAATAGTCTCATCTATAATAGGTTTGTTAGAATAGGTTTTAAACGAGCGAAGCGAGTCGATAACAAAATGTGTGAGGCAATCCACCGGATAAAATTGATAAATAAAAAAGAGATAAACCAATCCAAAAAATAAATATGAGCTTATTGATGATTCCTTTACTTACGGTTGGTATGGCTATGTTACCTTCGTTACCTTCTTCTTCTCCTACAGAAGAAATTAAAAAAATAAAACAACATGCAGAAATAGACATTAAAATTCTATTTCTACGAAGAAAAAAAAGTCAAATTCGTGCTCAACAAAAAAAACATCGAGAGGAATTTATATCGCAAATTATATATTTACCAAAAACAGAAATGTTTGAAAAAATGCAAAAATACAAACAAGAACAATCGGTATTTTATGATAAAATAAAAGAAAATGATATAAAGGTGCAGGAATTATTGGACGCTTGGATTCCATAATAATGATTGGCTCTTTCGCTTTCTCTTTAAAACGGAAATGAAGGAAATGTCCCCGGGTCGCAACTATAACACAAATTTCGAACCGATTGTGGATATTCAAATAGATTATATCCAATCATATCTGTAATAATTTGCGTAATTTCATTGTATGCATTTTTTATTTCTCCATTGATATCTAAATTTACACCAGCCACCTCCCGAATTACATACGATTCAAGTTCAAACACAATATAGAAAATAGAGAGAATAAAATTAATGTATAAATCCAATAAATAAAAAATAATACAGTATGTTGTAAATATCTTTGTTAATTTATCAATTCCACAAATAATATGTTTTATGATAGATTCAAATACCTGACCAATATACACAACAAATTTGCCTACATCATTAAAATACTCGGGAAGTTTTTTAAAAAAATTACCAATTTGGTCAAATACGTTTATTATTTTATCGAAAAAATCGCCAATATCGGACAATTGAAACCCCTCCTTTTTCGGAAAAAAATGGTCATATAACATTTTCACACATAGACAAAATAAAATAATGATAAACAGACAAAAAATATATGGGTATGAATTTTCCAAATTCATTATTTATATGGACAATACATTTTTTTATACTACTACTAATATAAGTTTGAAAATCTCTTCGGCACACATTTCGTCAATGTGTCATTTTGCGCCGACCCCAATGCAACTTTGGGAAATTTGGGAATTAGTTTTAAAGGATATCCGATTTTATCTTTGAGAGTATATACATTGTATCCCGGAATAGAAACACCATATGCCATTGCATCCGCCACACCTGAACCCAATGCCATTCGATAGGCAAATCCATTGTTTGTAATTGCATCGTATTTTTTTCGCGCAATAAGAGACCCCGCGTCCACCCCTCCTTGACATCCAAATTGTGGATTTGACGGTTTATAAATAAGTGCTACATATGGCGGTTGAAGTGAGCCAACGGACGACGCAATAATAGTTTGACTGGTGGTATTTGTAGCGGAAGTGGGGTAAAATCCGGCATTTATTCCGAGAGCACTTGTTAAACCGTTGGATAACACGTGAATCTGTGGCACGGGCTGAACCACGGTCCATGTTGAACCAACTGGCTGACTATAATTTGAATTGTAAAATTGTGTGGCGGATATGGATTGAATTTCAATCTTTCCATATAGCGTATTATACGAAAATACCAATAAAAAATTATTCGACCGATTAAAATTATTCAGATAATAGTGTCCGTTATTTATCATAATCAATTGAAATGCGTCATTAAATGAATTGATATCATAACTGTGTGAATCGGGAATCGTTGCAACATATGTATTTCCATCTACCCACACATATTGAAATACATTGTTTTGCAAACTCGCCGTAATTGCCGTTAATCGACAATGTGAGAGACCTGCCGGTGAATAAATATTGGATTTGGATGCTGTTGTTCCCGGAGTAACCGTCGGATTTCCTTGACGCAAATATCGGTAGTCGTTTTGTTCAATGGTGCGATTGCGAGACACCAAATATTGACGATTGTCTGTAAAATACGCATTGTCATTATTTTTCGATTCAATAAATTTCTTTTTAATCATACCCGCACTTCGAACTCTCCGTCTCGCATCGAGTTGAGGCGAAAAACAAGCATTCGATGAATTTGTAGAGGTAGATACACATTGTGTTGGTAAATTGCAGGTTGTGCACGAATATCCAAGCTCTCCACTATTGTTTGGTAAGGTGGGGTCCAAGGTTTGGACAAGTCCGTCACATGATGATACGGCAGTGTTCGTTATACCATTTGCATAAATAAGTGAGCCTCCCGGCTGATTTAATACATCAATACTGGATGAAATGCGAACACTTCCAGTCGTAAGTGCATTTCCATTATGTAGTGTATTTACGGCAATTTCACGACGATATGCGTGTTTTATGGGGCGTGGTTTCATGAGAAGGTTTTGTTCCAGATTTGCGTTTGTATCTTGGGTCGGTTGAACAATAGATGATATTTGTGAAAATACCTTTCCTTTCCAACGAATATAGGGAATACTGTCGTTTATATTTGTATATTGTTCGTCAAAAATAAATGGTTCGGACATTCTTACAAATTATGTATATAATTATCTTACAAATTATGTGTATAATTATATATACAAATGAAGTTATCGTCGCTTTTTCCGTCTAAATCAAAGAACGTTATTTTAGGAAGTTTATTTGTCTTTCTTTTGGTCGTTATTTTACTTTCGTTATTAATGCCTATTGCGGTTGATGGATTTTCCGATTATAGCACTGCTTATGGTAAGACAACTGGACCATCTATTGTGGGTGGCGGTGTAAATGGAAATGTGAATATTGGACAACTTGGTGCGAATGTTGGAGCACGAGCAAATGTAAATACATCAGGTCTTGGTGGAACTATTGGCGGAGGTATTGGATTTAAAGAGGGATTGACTACGAGTGGTCCTGCAAAAATACCGAGTGGTCAAAAGATGAAATCGGGCGCTAAAAAATAGACCGTGAGTTAGCTTTCAGGGTTTTTATCTCAACACTACATAATGAATATTCAATCTGCTTATGGAAATCCAAATCGTATTTTACCCGAAATGTCCTATAATGGACGGGTAAATATTTTAGAAGAACCTGACCCAAAAGCAAAATTTGCATTAATGGAAAAAACGGCATTTAAAAATAGAGCCACTACCTATTGCGACGCATTAAAAGGACAGTGGGAAGACAATGTTTTGTCTCAAGTATTTTTTTCTTCTGGAAATATCCAAATTATTCAAAATGCAATTCGAGCGGAAATATATAAATTAAGTGGAAATAAATATGTTGTTGCGCCTCCCGGAATGGACAACTTGAAAATTGTCATGAAGAGTATTTTTATGTCGTATGCCGAATTTTACAATGGAGATATCACAAAACAAGTGGAAGAATTAAACAAAGCGGTTCTCGCCTATTGTGTTCCTGAATTATTTTCTGCGGCGAAAGCCCATGTGAATTATTTACAAGACCAATCCAGTTTGGTTGTGCCTTTACGATTGCCGAACAACCACGACCGAGAATTTAAACAACTGGAACTTAAGCCGTGGGTTTAGATAATTATGGTTTAGATAATTATGTGTGTAAATATTATAGAAGATTATGCGTTTAACAAAAAGACAAAACACAAATACCAGAAGACATACAAGAAGACAAAAAACAACTACAAGAAGACGAAAAACAACTACAAGAAGACGAAGACAACCTATATTGAAAGGAGGCTCCATGCATTTACTACATTGGATCGATGAGACAAAACTAAATTGGGCAAAATTATCAGAAAATCCAAATGCGATATCTATATTGGAAGTGAATCAAGATAAAATAGACTGGGACAGATTATCAGAAAATCCAAATGCCATTCCTTTATTGAAAGAGCATCCAGAAAAAATAAACTGGGGATTATTATCAGAAAATCCAAATGCAATACATTTATTGGAAGAGAATACAGATAAAATAGACTGGTACTTATTATCAGAAAATCCAAATGCAATACATTTATTGGAAGAGAATACAGATAAAATAGACTGGTACTTATTATCAAAAAATCCGAATGCCATTCCTTTATTGGAAGATAATAAAAATAAAATAAACTGGAGTCAGTTATCAGCAAATTCAAATGCCATTCCTTTATTGGAAGATAATAAAAATAAAATAAACTGGAGTCAGTTATCAGCAAATCCAAATGCCATACATTTATTGGAAAAGAATCCAACAAAAATAAACTGGATTTCGTTATCAGAAAATCCAAATGCCATTCCTTTATTGGAAGATAATCCAACAAAAATAATATGGGTTTGGTTATCAGAAAATCCAAATGCCATACATTTATTGGAAAAGCATCCAGAAAAAATAAACTGGGCACAATTATCAGAAAATCCAAATGCCATACATTTATTGGAAAAGCATCTAGATAAAATAAATTGGGACAATTTATCAGCAAATCCAAATGCCATTTCTTTATTGGAAGATAATAAAGACAAAATAAATTGGGATGCGTTATCGTTAAATCCTAGTATTTTTACGGAGAATAATTATATATCGAAATAGAACATGTATTTTTTACGAACAACGGGTGGAAGAAAAACCAGTAAAAAATTTCGTCACTGAATAAAATTGATAATATTTTTATTCGTTATGTCACACAACATAACGAATAAAAAATGGTAAAAATCTGCAATTCTCCTTATCCTACCGAAAATGAAATCACGTATTCTCCTTATTTCGCACAATTTCCGTATCCTCTCAGTGATTTTCAAAAATATGCGATTGAACATATTGTATTACAAAATCACGTTTTAGTAACGGCACAAACCGGCTCCGGCAAAACACTTCCTGCCGAATTTGCCATTCAATATTACTGCAAAACAATAAAAAAAACAAAAAAACAAAAAGTTATTTATACCTCTCCCATAAAAGCTCTTTCAAATCAAAAATACTATGAATTTTCAAAAAAATACCCCGATATATCGTTTGGCATTTTAACGGGAGATATAAAACACAATGTATTGGCAGATGTTCTTATTATGACTACCGAAATTCTTTTAAATTATATAACAAAAGGTGCATCTGCAAATACAGTGCTTGATTTAGATATGAACGATGTGGCGTGTGTCATATTTGACGAAGTTCATTATATCAATGATCAGCAACGCGGTCATGTGTGGGAACAATCTATTTTACAATTGCCGGAAAATGTGCAAATGATAATGCTCTCTGCCACCATCGATTCTCCTGAACTTTTTGCCAAATGGATTGAAAACCGTTCGCTCCCTGAAGAACCAGAACAACCAGAACAAAAACAACAACCAGAACAAAAACAACAACCAGAACAAAAAGAACAACAACAAAAAAAAGAAGTTTGTTTGTGTATGGCATCAAAACGAATTGTGCCTTTAACACATTATTCATTTCTATCCGTCGGCGAATCTATTTATAAGGGAATTAAAGATGATACCTTAAAACAAGAAATACGTCGCGCATCAAATCAATTAACGGTTTTACGTTCAGCCGAAGGACGGATGAACGAACCGACCTATCATCAATTAAAACACATGTTGCAATTATACAATAAACACGACCCTCAAAACCAGCGAGGACAAACACACGGAAAACGCAAATTTATTGTGAATTCTCTTATGCAATTATTAAAAGACCGAGACATGTTACCGGCAATTGTGTTTGTATTTTCGCGAAAACAAGTCGAACTTATCGCCCAAGAAATTACAATTCCTTTGTTAGAAGATGATTCCAAAATACCCTATACCATTGAAAAAGAATGCCGAGATTTGTTGCGAGGAAAACCCGAATACACCGAACTTCCCGAATTCGTACAACTCGTGAAATTATTGGAAAAAGGTATCGCCATCCACCATTCTGGCATGATTCCTATCTTTCGTGAAATGGTAGAAATGTTTATTATGAAACGATACATTAAAGTATTGATAGCAACCGAATCATTTGCGGTTGGATTGGACTGTCCTATTCGCACGGCTGTATTTGTATCTTTGCAGAAATTTGATGGACAAAGTCGTATGTTATATTCACACGAATATGCGCAAATGTCGGGACGTGCAGGAAGACGTGGTATTGATACCGTTGGACATGTGGTTCACTGCAATAATTTATTTCCGTTGCCAACTTTATCCGAATACAAGGAAATGTTGGGAGGCGTGCCTCCCAAATTAATAAGCAAGTTTCACATTTCTCCCGAATTTATTTTATCGGCATACCCCAACAAAAAAACAGATGCAGACGCCAATATTGAAATGGTTCATGATTTCGTTAAACGAAGTATGAAAAATGCCGAAATTCAAAAAACCATTCACGGACAAACGCGAATTGTCGAAGAACTGGAAACAATAGTGTCGCTACTTCCCTTACCGTCACATGTAATTCAACAATATTCAACACTGGAAACATCTCTCTCCTTTTGCAATCATAAGAAACGAAAAGACCTTGAAAAACAAATGACTGCACTAAAAGAATCTATATCAAAAACATTGTTCGATGCGGATTTATTGGCGTATAAAGAATCCGAAAAACACAGAAAACAATTACAAATCGAAACACAGACATTACGAAATATGGAAGATTATGTTACCGATGAAATCGAGAGAGTGTTTGATAAATTAACGGAAGAAGGGTTTCTTATGAGGACGGTGTCTTCTAAGCAATGGCATTTAACAAAAAAAGGAGATATTGCCAGTTATTTTGCGGAAGTTTCACCGTTTGTATTTGCTCATGGATTTGTGAATCACTGGCAACAATTCTCCACATTCTCTCCTACTCAAATTGTCGGATTATTAGCACATTTTATAGATGTGAAAGAAAAAGAAACAAACAACAATGAAAGAAACAACAATGAAAGAAACAACAATACCAACAACAACAATACCAATGAAAGAAAAAACGACGATAAAGAAAAACAACATGCGTCTGTATCGTGTTTATTTACGGAAGAATATCAGAATTTACTTACAGATGATTCTCAAATATGTGTAACTATTGCCGATATAATGATGTCGTGGTGTGATTGCAATAATGAACATGCGTGTAAAGCATTCTTATACGAACATAGCGATACAATATCGGTGGGTGATTTTGTGAAAGCTGTATTAAAAATAGCAAATACGATTCGAGAAATTATTCATATGGTGACATCTGTATTTCCGGAAAACATAGAATTATTACATAAATTGTCTTTTGTTGAGCCGATGATTTTGAAATATATAACAACATCGTACAGTTTGTATTTGTAAAGAAGTAGTTAAAGCTATATTTATAATATTATCATCAATGGACAGTAATCAACATGCAATCATAACTAGTTTGACAAAATTAAATGATAAAGTAAAATATAATTTATTTACAGTTATAAAAAATATAATTGATTTACAAAAACAAGGTAAATTCAATTTATTAAATATTCAACCAAGAAATGAATATTTTTTTCAAAATTATCCATCAACTGACATTAGTCCAAATAATTATTTTATAATATTTGAGCTATTTCAACAATTTAACTTATTTAATGAAATAAAAAAATATATTACAAAAACAACAAAACTAACCAAGATATCATCAATAATTGATGTGCATTTTAGAAATAAAGAAGAAAATGACAATTTTAGAAGTTATATAAATACAATTATAATGATAAATTTAATTAAAAAACAATTGAAAAATAAATCACACCAAGATATTGTTAATTATGGTTTATTAAATAAATTAAGTTTAATTAATCCAAATATAGTAATATCATTACATTTGTTCGAACTACAAAATCACCAACTAAATATAATTGATTTTATAAATAATTATAACTATCAAAATAATACATTTTTAACATTCAACAACGACGAATATGATAAAATTTACGATATTTTTTTTTTATTTGAATAAATTCTAATTAACTTATATATGTATTGCATTTAAATTTACAATACTTATTTATCCAAATATCTCATGATATATAAACAAATATTATGAAAAACATAGCAAAAAATATGGCAAAAAAGGCGTTAAAACAAGGACCAAATATACTTGCATCTATCCAAAAATCCTTGCCACAATCGGCACAATCATCATCTCCACCACCCAATACAAATATAGATACATTGTCAAATGATATTAGTTCTTCTTTATACGAAAAAATACATATAAAATTAGGAGAACACCCGTCCGATAAAATTGTAGAAGGTATAGATACAATATTAAAAGATTCAAAGGAAACCGCTGAAGATGCCCAAAAAATACGTGATAATTTTCTTCAGATTGTGTTGTATTTTTTAATGGATTTTGTTTTTCAGGAAAAACGGTCGGGAGGAATATTGTTTAAACAAATGTTTTTAGAGGCATTGTTAGAAAGTTCGCCGGAAAGTCTGGCTCTCGCAAATGCGGGAAAAGACTGGACTTCATTTCCACTATTTTCTACCATGAAAGAAACCTCTACCATGAAAGAAACCTCTACCATGAAAGGGGGCGACAGTTCATTTACCGATAAACAGATAGGAGATATCGCCGAGAATCTTACCATAAAAACGGACCCCGAATTTAAACATAAACTCCACAACATGACCGTAGATTATTTCGCGGATATATTAAAATATCAGAAAACAAAACCGGAGACATACGAATTTATCCAAACCTATTTTTATCAATTTATTAAAGATGCTTTTAAAGATACACAAATGACATTTAAATTAAATAAATTACTGTTACATGCACTTATGCAGGATGCACATATCATGCAAATATATACGGATTTTCTTCGATTAAAACGCGAGCAACCAACCAATCCATTGGGCGCAAATTTTCTTATATATGTTCAAAATGAAAATTCCATAACATCCAAATCCATCTCTCCAACCGAAGGACAAAAAGGCGGAGTAACGAAAAAACGAATAAGAAAAGGGACGATGAAAAAAGGGACAAGGACGAGGACAATAAGAAAAGGGACGAGGACAATGAAAAAGTTACGATAATAAAATATAAATTATTTGTTTTATCTAATCAAATTCCCAATCACATTTTTTTCCACCATTGTATGCTACTGCATATTTATTGTCCAATAACCATTGATTTATATGTATATGTTTTCCAATATCTTCAATATAAATATCCGCCAAAACTCTTCCCCATTTTTCTTTGCCACAGTTTTTAATTATGATTGTTTTTCCAAAAATAAGTTTATGTAATGCATCTCTCGCCACGATTGCATGATGCCGTTCTTCGTCTGTTTTACCTTTTATTTCAGGTGAATCGACTCCTCTCAATCGAATCGTAAAACGATATACATCCGAGTGTTCATAACATTTTGACGCAACCGTAATGGTATCGCCGTCATATACTTTAATCACTTTACCTCGTTGCAATTGAGGAATCCATGGAGAGGTATTTTTATATTCAGAGGCAGAATAATCAAACGTGTCTACAAATTCGGGAAATTTGCCGAATACTTCTTCTCTTTTTGAATGATAACTGGACCGTCTTTTTTTTGAAATGTGCGATATAGAAGGATCGTGCACTACAGAATTATGTCTCGAAAAACAAAAGAAACAACTAAACAATGATACTAACATTTTCTTATTTGTATCATTTATACATTAAAAACATTTTCAATTTTATTTCATAAATCCTTATTTCCATTTCCATCGCTATTTATTTTTTTATCAATACGGTCAAACATATCTTTTGTATAAATAAGTTTTCCGGTAGGTTTGTATTCACGTGTGGATGCATATGTTTTTTTATTCGTATTATTTGTATTTATTGGTTCATCTTCGTCTTCCTTTTTTGTATGTATATTTTCGATAACGTCGCCAAATTCATTTACGATTATTCCCGTTTTTTTCTTTATATTTTCACGGACATAGGATGGAACCCAATGTTCCCATGAAATAAATAGAATGTTCGGCTGTATATATTGCACTTTAAATCCATTTTCTTCCAATTTAGCAACAATAAATGCAATACAGTGACCTTTGTCATAGACCGATTCTCCAAAAATAAATTCTGGGATTTGATACCATGTATATTTATCGTGATTTTGTCGTGAAATTGTATTGATGCGTTTATGAACTCGATTTAAAATTTTCTGAAAAATAGACAGTTGTTTAATATCTTTTATGTGATTTTTTTCATATAGGTCATCGATATTTATTTTTTGTGTTGCTTCCATGTCATCTAAATTAAGAAAATTCGACATATCTCTGTTTTATTGTTAAGAGAAGAAAAATATGAAAAAAACAACGCCTATAGTAACAAATGATTACTCCCGATTTTTTAACTCCGGACCTTTTATTTTCATATTGGATTTTTGTTTGGTTTATAATATATTATGCGAGTCCTTCCTCTATTCCGAACCCTCGATTTATTTTATACGTGGCAATTATTGAAAATATTCTCTCGCTAATCATTGTTCCGTCGGTGCGTATATTTTTTATGTATCTTGCTGTAATTGTTTTAGCAAAAGGAATTCCGTTGTATTTGCTACGAAATTCGCCGATTCACTTGAAAACAGATATCATGTATTCGTTTTTATTTTTTATTATATACAATATATATTTATTCTATAAAAAAACAAATATTGTGCGGGTATATCAAGCCACATATACATTTATTCATAATGGAGAAAATAAAACACCCTTATTTTATTTGGAGTCCGTCGGTAGAAATTTTTTCAATTGGTTAATAAAGGATTCGACTCCGATTTGAATTCGTTTTTTTCGTTCTTCACTACTTGTTACAAATAAATAAATATCATACATATTCGTTGGCGTGTCACATATATCCAACTGGTGTTTAATTGCAATGGTCGGTTTTTGAATTAAAAAAAGTTCATTTACTTTGCTGAATAAATACAATAAAACATCATAGAGAGACGAAGCGGTGCTTAATGGTTCAATCGCCGAATAATTTTTATTAATTCCAAATATAGAATCGTTGTTGCATTCCGTAGAATGGTTGTTGCAACAAAAAGCGAGAGGATAATTATGTAAAATACCGCCGTCTACGTAAACCGTTTTTTCATCTGACAGAAAAAAGGGTGAAAATAAAATAGGTAGGCAACATGAACAATATAGCGCGTCCATAAGTTTCCATTGGGGGTGAGTTTTACTTGAAAATTCAATATGCCGGAGGTCGGACAAATCGGTTGCATATAAAAACAATTCAATGCCCGTTTTTTCTACAAATTCTGCCATAGTAATATCAATAGAAATATCTTTTCCCTTAAAAAGCGGTAAAAATATTTCGCGTAATTGGGTTTGTCCGAATATACCTCGTTGTTGAAAAGAAGCAACAATCGCAGATAAATTAAATTTAAATATTTGGTCCCATGGACGGTCAATTAAATAATCATCAATATATGACCACTCGTATTGTAGAGATAGACACACCGCCAACATTGCGCCAACAGATGTTCCGTAAATAGACTTTATGTTTTTTATGTCCCAAAATCCGCGAATATTACTCTCACGTAATGCGCCATAACACGACATTCCCCATACACCGCCTCCCGATAAAACCAATCGGTCAATTATGGGTTTTGTTTTTATTGTTTCTTCTTTTGTTTGGTTTTCTGTTGAATCATGTTTATCCATAGTATATACATATTTATGTATTTTTTATATAGATTATATATAGAAGATATAGAAAAATTATGGCAAGAATATCAGGCATATCAACATAAAAAAACGGGAGGATTCGTAGAACGAAAAAAAAGAGGATTGAAAAAAAATCGCAAAACTCGTCGAAAAAAAAACATTAGACGTCTAACGCGCATACAACATACCCGCGTTGCCCGATTGAAATGTTAATACATTCCATCGCTCTTCAAACACCGTTAAATTATATGTGTATTCATACAATTTGTAATTTTGTTTGTAAATTCCAATAGGGTTTCCACTCGAATCACATATAATATTAAAACTTGAATTCGCCGTATCAATCGTCGGCAAATAGGTGGCGATTTCAAATTCAATTCCTCGATTGTTAAATAAACTATTGTTAATCGCCCCCGACGGATTATTTGAAAAGGGGTCGGTGCTTAAACAGAAATTATAATAATACAGTCCGTCCGTGCTTGCCCCAGGCGAACGCAAATATGGTTCTACATATTCATATACTCCATAGGGTTGGGTGGTTTCCCGATAATTGCCGTTGTATAAAATACCCATTGTCTGTAAAATCTCCTTCTGATTGTCGCTATTAAAAACTCCGGTAATGAAATATCCCGTATTGGTTCCATTGGGATTGATTAATGGACCTACATTTGAAATTGTCTGTGTGCTATAAGGACTATTTGGGTCGGAAGAAGGTGCTATATTGATATCACCCGGAATATTTTCATAGGGCCAATTCGTATAATTGGTCCATTCATTTCGTAAATTCACATCGTTTCTCTGCAAATAAAAAATCCAGTTTGCTACCATTCCATTCGAATTAAATAGTTTTTGACGTTTTGTTCCCACTACATTTTCGAAAAAATATTCATAGACATCTCGCACCAAATAATTCTGGGTTTCTTTCGCAAAATTGGCTTGTTCCTCTTTATCCAAAAAACACTGTGTTGTTAATAAGTGCACATCGGAGTTCCATGTAGTTGTTGTATTTTCGTAATCGGCGAGAGTGACCGAGGGAGGTGTTTGTAAAAAACGATACATGGCAAATTGGGCTTGATTAAAATCCGGTTGAATATACGGAAAATTATTCGCGACATCAAATATGTCTCGAACTTGAAATAATTCCTGTATGGGGCGTAGGGTAACATTTAAATAAAGTTCATTGTATTGCAAACAAATCAATGGAAATGCCATACCGGAATTAAGAGAAAACCACGTATGAATAGGAATATAAATAGCTCTTCCGCGAATAGACGGTTCTGCGCCTGTTGCCGATGATGTGTAATAGGCAGAAGGATAGGAATTCACTCGACCAAATGCCAAGGCGGGATTGTTTATATCGAGTGTATTTCCACTCATTCTATTAAATTTAGCTCTCTGGTCTGTCGTGAAATCGCGTTGTAACATGGCAGAAAGATATGCTCCCGAATATTTTTGTAGTGTTTGTCCTCCGCATGTAATTGTTATTTCTTGAATCATTTGAAATCCAATATCTTTAATCCAGCGATAATCGTATGCGGACCATGCATTATTTGTTTGTGAAGAGGGAGGATAAATAGGACTCCAAATATCGGGAAGATTAACGACTAAATATGTATCCATTATTAAATCGCCATAACGGGGAAATTTAAAGGAAAATTGAGAAGGCGTTGTGAGTTGGAGGTCGCGCTGACCGTCGTAATCAATGCGGAATTTCTGAAGTCCAAAATTGGAATATCGTTTGTATGATGATTTAAAAAACGATTTCTGTGGATTGCCTGTTAGAATAATATTATTTTGTCCTTTTGCAATTAAATTTAAAAGTCCTCCGGCACTTGCCATTTGTATAACCGGCGATACTTTTTTATGTATTTTAGAACACCGATAAAAGAAGAAAAAGAAAAACACCAAATAAAAACAAAAAACACCAAATAAAAACAAAAAACACCAAATAAAAACAAAAAACACCAAATAAAAACAAAAAACACCAAATAAAAACAAAAAACACCAAATAAAAACAAAAAACACCAAATAAAAACACAATATAAAAACATAAAAATATAAAAAATAATGTCGTCTATATTCTTTGTAACATGTTTGTTAAATATTTATGAAGATAAATTTTATGATGAGCGTAATATAGAATGGCGTATTGCCAAATTTGCTGAAATTGCCTCCACTGGAATTTCTATTATTTTGCATTTTAGTGCAGATTATTTTGCGATTTTACATAAATTGGTGTTTGATATATTTCCAAATGTTATGATTGGTCGTGTTCTTTCGATTCAAGACACGCAAGCGTATATAAAATACGCATCAAATATAGCATCGGTTCATTTGCCAATATTTCGAAATGAAAAAAAGGACACATTTGAATACCTTTGTCTAATGAATTCAAAAACAGAGTTTATGGGTGATGCAATAAGGCAACGAATAAGGCAACGAATAAAGAAAGAAAAACAAAAAGAAGAAGAAGAAAAACAAAAACAAAAACCAAAAGAAAAAGAAATATTTGCATGGATGGATTTTAATTTATCGCATGTGTTTCGTGATACTACCAAACATCAAACTCTGAAAACGTTTTCATCTGTATCTACATCGGCTCTTTCTTTCACCTCTCCGTTTTTGGCAATTCCGGGTTGTTGGAACAAAGATTCACACGTAACTCCAGATACTATTTCTTGGAGATTTTGTGGTGGTTTTTTTATAGGAGATGAACAAAGTATATTGGATATGGAATCTCGTGTATATCGACAACTACAACAACCTACTATATATCTCACATGGGAGACAAATATATGGGCGCATATAGAACAAACGACGGACTGGTCTCCATTATGGTTTTTGGCGGATCACGACGATTCTATTGTGAAAATTCCCTCATTTCCTCAAAAAATAAATTCGACTGTCTTTGAAAAAGTCGTGTGTCCAAATATACCATTGTTTTATCCTTCATCTATAAGTAAATTATGTTCGTCTATAGAAAATATTCGTTATGTAAACTATACGATTGGTTCTTCGGGTGAGTATATATTTTCAGACGGTGGAAATACGATTAAAACCATAAATGTTTTATGTAAAGAATCGTCTCACACAATTATGTTAGAATCAACGTCACTTAAAAAAGAATCATCTTTTGCAAAGGGGCTTGAAGATATTCGACTTTATTTTAATAATGATAATAGCAATAATGACCATAATAATAATGACCATATAAAAACTGGTGGAATACGATTTATCGCCACATCGGCGGAACACATACACAGTCAACAACAAAATCAAAATATAAATCAAATGGTTGTCGGAAATTACGATATAAATTCATATCAATTTACCGATATTCAGGTAATCGCATCACCATTTAATCAAATATGTGAGAAAAATTGGGTGCCTTTACCAGATGGACGATTTATTTATTCGTGGTCACCTTATCAAATTGGACATATTATACATAATAAAATGTGTATTGATATAAAATACGATGAATACCGTCCGCCATTTCCCAATATTCGCGGTTCAACCCCGTTTATTGAGTGGTCGGATACCATGTTATTGGGAATAGTGCATTATAGTATAGAACCAACGACAACACAAAAAACAAGAGCTTATTATCATCTATTTATAGGAATTGACAAGACGAATTTTCTGCCAGTCGCACATTCCGACCCTTTTTATTTTTTTGAACATGGCATTGAATTTTGTATATCTTGTAGAAAGATAGATGACAAACACGTGCAATGTTATGTTTCTATCAATGATGCAAATCCACATACAATTACAGTCCCCGTAAAAATATTCTCTCTGTAAAAATATATTCTCTGTAAAAATATTCTCTCCCGTAAATATATTCTCTCTGTAAATATATTCTCTCAATGGACGAATCTGATTACCAAGTAACTGAATTACATGTTAATATGCCCGAATATATCATGGCATACAACCATCTTTTGGTATTCGATTGTCGTGATATGGGTTTGACGGAAATATACGATTTTGTCCCTTTAACTCTTACAACCATTATGTGCGATGGTAATTGTTTAACGGTTTTACCAAATCTCTCACATAATATACATTTGCGTCATCTGTCTTGTTGTTATAATAAAATAACCAAAATAGAATCTCTGCCATCATCGCTACAAACATTATATTGTTGCCATAATGAAATAATGACATTGCCCGAACTTTGTTTAACGTCATTATATAAATTAAATTGTGCATCAAATCAACTTACGGAATTGCCGAGTCTTCCAAATACATTACAGGAATTAACTTGTTCCGAAAATAACCTGACCAGTATAGAATATGTTCCGCCGGAATTACGTGAATTGCGCTGTTGTTATAACAAACTTACCTCTATTGGCAAACTTCCTCCCACTTTATTGGAATTGTTATGTTCTCATAATTGTTTAACGGAATTGTCTGGACTTGAAACCACTCACCTACATACTCTCTATTGTTGGGAAAATCAGCTGACGCAATTATTTCTTTCTCAAACCGCGATTTGTGTACGATGCATGAACAACCATTTGGATGATATCGGATTGTTGCCTCTCACATTAAAAGAATTAAACTGCAATGACAACGAATTGCTGTGTTTGAATGAATTGCCGGAATCGTTGCAAATATTGTTTTGTAAAAAAAATAAAATAGCATCGATTGATATATTACCGATTGGGTTGGAAGAGTTTAACTGTTCGGAAAATCCCATTTTTAATTCATATGAATTTCCACTTACATTGGCAAATAGAGAGATGTTTAATAACATACGTTATATGGAAAAAGAATGTTGCCCATTATTAAAATAAGTATCTATCGATTGGATGGAGAAAATTGATAATCATTTTTTGAAAATAAACAAACGAATAAAACAAATATGACAGACTATACCGTAACAGAATTGAATTTATCGAGACAAAACTTACAAGTTTTACCGGATTTATCTCTCTATACAAATTTACAAACATTACATTGTGAAAAGAATCAACTTATTTCTCTTGACAATCTTCCTCCCAATTTACGAGAATTACATTGTTACAACAATCAACTCACTTCTCTGGACAATCTTCCGCACAATTTACAAATATTATTTTGTCGTGAAAATAAATTAACTTTTCTCGACAATCTTCCTCCTAATCTACTGCAATTATATTGTTCACAAAATCAACTCACTTCTATTACAAATATTTCTCCCACTTTACAAGAATTAACTTGTTCACATAACCTGCTTACTTCGTTGGATAATCTTCCTCCCAATTTACAAATATTGGATTGTAGTAGTAATCAATTGACTTCTCTTGACAATCTTCCTTCCAATTTACGAGCATTATATTGTTATAATAATCAACTTACTTCTCTTGATACTCTTCCTCCCAATTTACAAAAATTATATTGTTCGTTCAATCAAATTACATCTCTTGACAATCTTCCTCCCAATTTACAAAAATTTGATTGTTCAAACAATCCAATTTATACAACATGTGAAAACATGTATGGATTTATACTTTCAATAAAAACAATTGAAAAATACAATAAAATCAAATATTTGGAAAAAGAATGTTGTCCACTATTAAAATAATTACAGATTTGTCCTTTTATTTTGTGTCCTTTTATTTTGTGTCCTTTTATTTTGTGTCCTTTTATTTTGTGTCCTTTTATTTTTGTGTTCTTTTATTTTTGTGTTCTTTTTCTTTGTGTTCTTTTTCTTTGTGTTCTTTTTCTTTGTGTTCTTTTTCTTTTTCTTTGTTTTTCCCGTCGCATTCCACCTTTTAATCCAATGCCGAATGGATGCATTTTATCATATATTTTATTGTATTTTGCGATAGGCATAAAATCAAGTTTTAAATTATATTCCCCATATATTTCATCATATATTGGCGTGTTATAACACTGTAAACTTTGTAATGTGTTGGGAAGTTTACCGATAGATGTAAGTTCATTGTTGTCAAAACATTGCAAAAATCGTAATGTTTCGGGAACTTCCAATGAACCCAAATTATTGTTCGAACATGATAATTCTAATATATGTGGCGGAAGTTGCAAATAAGTCAATTTATTATTCGCACATGATAATATTTTAAGATTTTTTGGAAGATTGTCTAACGTGGTAAGTTCATTTGTATCACAATTTAATTCATGTAGGGTTGGGTTTTCTTCCTCCCCAATAAAATGAATTTGTGTAATTTTATTATTTTCACACATCACCTTTTCTACTAAGGGGGGGATAGTCAATACATCTATTTGATTTCCTTGACAATATAATATTCGTAATGCATCTGGAATTTGTAACGTAACAATATTATTATTGCGACAATCTAATTCATGTAAATTTGCCGGAAGGTGTTCCAAAGAAGTCAATTGATTATTTGAACAATGTAATTGTTGTAAGGAAGAGGGAAGATTTTCTAAAGAAGTTAGATGGCATTGTTCGCACTCTAGAAAATGCAATTCAACAAATTTGGAGAGGTCGGGCAATACATTGTTTTCAGGAATATATCGTATATATAAATAACGAATATTTATTGGGATTTCATGTATTTCGTCTTCACTATATATTATTTTTATCGACATATATACATTATACATATTAGGTGCGAGGTAGGTGTGAGAGAAGAATGAATAAGCGAAGCAAAGAAAATTGAAAATCTTTTTTCAACAAACAAAAACAACATAATAAAACAACTAAATGACAATTCTAACTCGTATTTCTCGACGCGGATGTGGTAACGGTGAAGAATGTAACAGTAATGGTGGAGGTAACGGCGGACATACCTTTTCGCACTTGGTTGCGGGAAAACCGCGAACCGAACGAATCGACCGACGAATCACGCGAAAAAATGGGATTTATCGTAGAACAAATCTTCGATTGAATGGCAATCGACCTTATATTTCGTCATCTGAATATATGGACGGAACATATTATCAAGATAATTTATTGTGCATGACATGTAATAATTTGAAAAATCGACGTGAATTTTCAAATTATGCCGTAAAAAAATCCATTCGTAATAAAAATGGATGTAATATCCATTGTCGTTCATGTCAACCTCGTCAATATGACAATGGCTATCTTATTGATGGAACCATTGAAAAAAGTATTGACGAAAAAAGTATTGACGAACAAAGTATTGAAGATACCGACGAAGAAGATAATGATGACGAATTAGTTGATACAGATGATGAAACAGAAACAGACACATTATATGAAGTTGAGGCGATTTACGGACACACATATGATAAACATAATAAACTTACTTTTGAAGTAAAGTGGGTAGGTTATCCAAAAACAACTATGGAACCGGAAACATATTTACGTGAGGTTGATGTATTTCGTATATATGTAACGGATTATCTTATCCGTATTCGATACAAAAAGGTCTAAGGTATAATATAGACATATATTAACGGCAATATAATGGTTATTTCGGCATTACATGTTTTTCTTATTATTTTGGTTTTTTTACTGGTGATTGTATTTATTCATTCTTGGTGGTCACGAAATAAAGAGGGATTTATTGCCTTTGAAGAATCGGTGAGTTCGCTCGGAGTTGTAACGATTCCCACATATTCAACAACAACCCCAGTTCTAAAACTTTACGACAATGTATTTTTAGATGTTACTTCCATGAATTTAGTGGAAGTAAATGGACTTACCTATTCCGCAAATTCTCCTATAAATGGAAACTCAACTGTCTCAAAACTCAGTGGATTAGACGAATTAGGAGTATCCATCAATGGTATTTATGTGGTATCACCCGGTTCATGTTCTACCGTTTCTGGTTCAATTGATACACGATGTTCTGCGACTCAACAAACAACTACACAAACCACGACACCGTCATCCTCAACTTCCATGATACCGTGGTCGTATGTTACACAATCTCCATATACCGACACATATTTAGTTTTTGTAATTCCATTAAAAACATACAGCACAGGGTGTCTTGTGTATATTATGGATACAACTACCCAAACCAGCTCCACGTGTTTTTTATATGATGGAATCAATAGTTTTTCATCTGTCTTTTCTTCCTCTACAAATTTAGGGACAAGTATTGTTGTAAACGACCCTTATAACGGACAAATGGTATTAGAATCGTATTATGACCCAACCATATCTGTATATCAATTAGACCATCTGATTAAATTTGACATAACACATCAAAACCTTCTCTTGAAATCCGCCAATGGAACACAATTGACGATTATTTCATACAATAATCAATCCACGGTATCATCATCTCCCGCCACTGCAAACCAATACACTGGAAGTAACACTACATCTATTTCCACATTTGCGCCTTTTTTAACGGCAACCTCCGATAATCAATTGGTTTTATATGCAGGACTCCCGAATTCAGGTCTTACTCTTATTGCCGTATTTTATATTCAACCGGGAAGTAGCGGATATTCATTACACACATCTGTTTTATTTAGTGTTGCGGGACCTATTTTAATCAATGGATTGCCTCCGTCAACAACTACATCTATCCAAGGCGCGTCCTCGGCGTCAACAACTACAATTCCTACTACACAAACACCAGAAACACCGGCAACAACAACCTCTATTCAAAATCCTATTTCCGATTATTATAAGATGTTTTGGATGATGAATATGATGAACTCACATGGCGGAATTTCGGATGATTATATTTTAAAATCACAAATAGTTCCACCGGTAGCCACTTGTCCAAATTGTAATGGTTCAAGTTGTATAAATTGTGCGCCAACGCCAACTATCGATATTAGTAATAATTATGTATCGTCTGCTTCTTCTCCCTCTTTGTCTTCTCTCGCTTTGTCTTCTCTCTCGTCTCCCTCTCCCTCTTTGTCTTCTCTCTCCTCTTCGCCATCGTCCACATTATCTTCTCAGTCTTCTTCTTCTTTACCCCCGTCTTCGCCTTCGTCATTTCCATCATCGGCATCTATAAATCCAAATGATTATAACAATAGCTCCCAAAATATCGGTGCTTCGACAAAAAATAATAATCGCAATTCACAAGGACTTTTATTAAATGGTGTTTCTGGAGTTAGCTCTGCCATTCAAACCGTTTCAAATGATATTGGAAGTATTTTTGGACAAGGACAAAGTCAACAACAAGGACAAAAAGGACAACAAAGTTTCACAAAAGGACAAAGTCAAGGACAAGGACAACAACCACAACAACAAGGACAAAGTCAACAACAACAACCACAAGGACAAGGACAAGCATCCTACGAAAATTCATACGGAGCCCAATCAGGAAATAGTTCCTTATTTCTACCAATCACCACGGATTTTTCCAAATTTTCAAAGTAAGCGTTAAATTTTTAATACATAAATAATATACAAATATAACTGGTTTTATTTGTATGTCTTCTTTTTCTTCCTTTTCTTCTTTCGATTATACGGATATATTGGGGAGAACAGAAATATCAAATCAAATAAAAGACATTCTGCGAAACTTCTCCACAAATATTCAAAATACCCAATTCAAAAAAGGCATCTATATTTTCGGGTCGTCTGGATGTGGGAAAACGCATTTTATAACATCTATTTTAAAAGAATTGAATTATGATATTGTGTTATATAATGCGGGAGATATACGAAATAAATCGTTGATTGATACTATTACCAACAACAATATATCAAATCAAAACGTATTACACATGATGAAAAATGAAAAAAAACCATTGGCGATTGTCATGGATGAAATCGACGGAATGAACAACGGCGACAAAGGAAGTATTACTTCACTTATTAAACTTATCCGTCAAAAGAAAACAAAGAAACAGAAATTGGAGAGCAGGACAATGAATCCGATTATTTGCATTGGTAATTATTACACCGATAAAAAAATAAAAGAATTAATGAAAGTGTGTCATTTATTTGAATTAAAAACGCCAACTCCCAAACAAATAACGGGAATTTTGGAGAAAATATGTCCCACTATTACGCAAAAACATCCGTTATTAACAGGAATTCAGGGAGACCTCCGCAAATTAAATTTTTTCATGAAGGTATATGCAAAAAAACCCGAGCTTTTTTTGAAAGAAAAAGAGAGCAAAGAACAAGAACAAGAAACCAAAGAAAAAGAACAAGAAAAACTTGCATCAACATGGGACATGATATGTATGAAATCGTTTAATGATGATACGAAAAAAATTGTCCAAACACTGATCCAAACTCCGACTCCTTTGGAAAAACACAATTTCGTAATGAATGAAACCGAACGAACAACGGTAGCACTATTGTGGCATGAAAACATTGTGGACGCTTTGCCAAATACATCCATGTCGGTAATACAATTGTATTTACGTATTTTGAAAAATATATGTTTTTCCGATTATATTGACCGTATTACATTTCAATATCAGATTTGGCAATTTAATGAAATGAGCTCTCTCTTAAAAACATTTTATAGTAACAAAATGTTCCACACATACACAAACAATTCGAAAATTCGGGCAGATGGACCTATGCGTTTTACGAAAGTTCTTACCAAGTATTCGACCGAATATAACAATACGGTATTTGTGCATAATTTATGCAATAAATTGGACATGGACCGTAAAGATTTATTTTATTTATTTCAGGAAATACGATTACATTATCCAGAATCAAAAGATACATTTTTAAACAATACGGATACATTGGCGGACATTGAACGTTTATTGGATGACCCTACCATCAAAAAATTAGATATTAAGCGCATGTATCGGTATTTAGACAAAACAACGAAAAAGGTTGTGTCTGTATTTGCGGAGGAAGATGAGGATGATTTAGAGGAGGAAGAGTTGGATGACATGGACGATAGAGAGTAGTAAGTAGTAATATATCTCAGTCTTTGTATAATAATAGATGTCTGGTATGACTCCCGCTTTTGTAACTACTCGCATGAATATGCAACAAACAGTTCCAACAACACAATCAGTTCCAACAACACAAATGGAATCGACGACGACAACTCTTCCGTTACAGGGAATTTTCGGACCTTTAGGAAAACAATATTGCGCATGGTTTTATTTTTTATCCTTAATTGGATTTATTATGGTTGTATTATTGTTAGTTAGTGGATTGTATATCGGTATTTCAAAACGCAAAGGTTTAGAATACTATTATTATCTGATTATGGGTTCTGTGGCATATCTGATTGTTTACTTTCAGAATCGCCTCTTGTATAATATGTGTGCAAAAACTCTTTAAAGTGAGTGCAAAAACTCTTTAAAGTAAGTGCAAAAACTCTTTATTGTTACTTCGTTGTATGCTACTTTTAAAAAGCTACAAAAATTGTAATATAATGGCAGATATTTTATATTACAGTAATTATTGTCCTCATTCAAAAAAGATTCTTGAATTTATAAAACAATCGAATTTGATGGATAAGATGTCCTTTATTTCGTTAGACCGTCGTCAAACTCGTCCCGATACAGGACAACTGATTATTTTATTGGAGAATGGACAACAACGGCTTCTTCCTCCAAATGTGCATCATGTTCCATCTTTAGTAGAAGGTAAAAAATTTAGTGTCGTATTCGGAGATACAGAAATCATTCGGTATTTGAACACCGTATATAATTTATCGGCACCAGTTTTACCGACAGATATAAAAAACGGGTCTTCTGGCGAACCAATTGGATATATTGGAGGAGGAGGTGGAACATATACGTCATATGGAACGGGAACATTATCTGATTCGTTTCATTTGGTAAATGCAGACCATAATGTCGTTCCGATTTATACGGCACCGGAAGATTATAGGTCAAACAAGGTTTCATCGGATGTAAAAGTGGAGGTGTTGGAGAGCCAACGAACGGATGAAATAAAAAAATTGGATGCTGGGTCGATGGATGAATTGTTGAAATCAATGACGGCATCACGGGAGGCGGATATAAAATCTATACCGTTGTTACGTTAATACGTTTTTTTATTGTTATATTTCGAGGGCGTTTGCGTTTGCCTCCTGTCGACGAAAAACTATTACTACTACTGTCGTCGCTACTACTATCTTGTTTGTTGTTGGCAGCAGCCTTAAGTTGTTGAAAAGGGTTAGAATTTTCTAATTGAGTAGTTAAAGATGATGGGGTTTTTTTTTCTTTTTGTTCTTCTTCTTGATGAGATACTGGATTGATTTTAGTTGATGGAGATGCAGGTATTGTTTGAGAAGTAGTTTTACCAGGTCCAGTTATAGTATGTTGTTTGGATTTTAATTCTTGAAGTAATTGTGATGTTAATGTAGTTGTTGTTGGAGAAACAGGTGAAACAGTTGTTGTTGGAGAAATAGTTGTTGTTGGAGAAACAGTTGTTGTTGGAGAAATAGTTGCAATAGTTGGAGAAATAGTTGTTGTTGGAGATGAACCCAAGCATGTAAATATGTTTAGAATTAATGTATCCAAATTATTACTGGGATTAAAGGCAGTAATTACTTGGGAACCGGTCCAACCGGAACAGTTTATCAAAGGATACGTATCTTTTTTTACCGAAATATCATCTGGAGGTTGTTCCAATTGTGCTAAAAACCCATTACCACTAGCATCCATTAAAATAGTAAGCTTAACAACCTTTACTGTTTTTTCTGACATATATACTAAAAAAAGGTATTAATATTTTATATGGGTCTTTTCTTATGCCGTTTCAATGGGATTTTGTAAAGAAATACAAATATCAATACATGTGCTAATAATTCCTATACAGAAAATAGTTATTATAGTAACGGTAAATACAGAGACACCGTATGAAAGAACGTCGTCATCGGATTGAGGATAATAATTCATGATTTGTTTAGTTTAATACATCATGTATGTATTTTACGAATCAATTTTCTTCGACTTACATATCAAAATACTGAATATTTTTAACAATCCAGTCTCGCACGGTTTTAATCGCCCGAGTTCTATGAAAATCATCTGCCATCATTCTCTGATTTCGCGTTTTATCTTGAAACGCTACCATAAATTGTTGAATAATATTTGCCGTAATAGCCGTTGCATATTTTGTCTCCAGTTCTTGTTTTGTAAATACCGCAAAATTCTTACGTTTATTTACTGTATTATGAAATTCAAAAAACAAATCCTTCATTTGCGCCGGTGTTTGAATGGATTTAAAATTAATATTTTGTATATACGCTTGGGCGTGTTGCGCACAGGTGGGACATGGTAAATTACGGCAAATCATAAAACACATATTTAAAAATTCGTCCTTAATTTGTGTAAAATACTCCGGTTTTATTTTATGCGCCATGGTATGAAAAAAATACCACGTAGGTTCTCCCCACTTCATCGGTTTTTTTGCGGGGTCGGTAATTGGAGGCACTTGTTGCGCCTGTAATTGGGCAAGTCGCGTCTGTTGCTGGGCGAGTAAGGGAGGACGAACGGTAAAGCCAAAGGTTCGTTCATTGTTTTTATGTGAAAACACGGTGGAACTCATACTTGTTTGTAATTGTCGTTTTGAATACATATTTTATACTTTATTATGAGGAGAGAGAATTATGGAAGAGAAAGAGATTTTTCTTTTTCTTTTTCTTTATAATCGATGGTTTCTTTTACTACCGTTTCCTGATTTTCATTGATAAATGCCAATAAATCGGCGACTTTTATCTCGTCATTTTGAAAAAATTTGGGGAGAATCGTAGTGAGTAATTTTTTTGAAATGGGTTTTTTATTTGTTCGTTTTTTATATGCAATGGTCCCACCACTTCTTGTTGAAAACTCGTCAATATTATTTTGATTGACAACATCAATAATTGTTTGTGTGGCAATCGCTTGTTCGCTCTTTTTTTTTTCTAATTCAGCTTTTACTGCCTTAATTTCGAGTTTATATCGAAACCATTCCGAAACGGCTTGTTCCAATCGCGCTTTTGAATTCGCATCCATATTATGACTAAATTAATATGGATGATTTGTTTATTTTCTTTTTTTGTTTTCTTTTTTTTTATTTAAGTGTTAAATAATATCGACTTGTGTTAAAAAGTGTCTACGGCAACAAGGATTAAACAGTTTCAACTGGTCGAGAACTTGACCTTCGGCGGTTTTTTTACCAAGATTACTACGGGTAAGATATTCTACGTCGTCTTTTACAAATCCATTTTCTTGGAGTTTTTTTTGTCGAACTTCCTGTAAATAATAACGGTATTTATCTGCTAAAACAGAAGAACATGTAAAACATCGAATGGGAATAATCATTGTTTATTGTTTATTGTATTACAAGGATATTCTTTATCAATTTTACATGGAGGACTTACCTTGCTTTGGAAAAAATGGAATAAAATTAAAACCAGTAAATAAATAAATGAATGCAATAGCAATAACTATTGAAGAACAAGAAATAAAAATAAATGAAATTAGGAAATTATACGATAAGGCATATTCATGTTGGATGCCACATATAAATATATTATATCCATGTACATTTGAAGATTTTGAACAAATGAAAATAAAATTCATGCAAATAAGACCATTTTACATACATTTGGATGAAATCGGATTTTTCACAAAAAAAAAGTATTTATCGGTTCATCTGAAATCATCAAATAATGAAATATTACAACATATATTTGGCAACAATCACAACTTACACATGACCATTGCCCAAATTAAAAAATCCGATACAATTCTGTTGGATTCGTTCAAGAAATGGCTGGGTGAAGGAATAATCATATATGTCGATAAAATATCATTTTTACAAAGACACAAACAAAATAATAAAATGTTATTTTTATGCCATTTTTATTTGTGATGCGCATCTAAAATGGTCTGAAAATAAAGTATAAGTGTTTTACACATATCATAATCACACATTGAAATATGAGCAACATCACTATGAATACACAATACACTTGCAATTTGTTCATAACATGTCTGACGAGTGTTTATTTGTTGTATAATAATTTCGTTTATTAGTTGATGCACGTGCAACCGCATATTCTTACATATTTTTGACGCTGGAAACCCCAAAGGTGTTTCCGTGCGCGGATTTATTTCATGGGTGCAAAAGCATTTATCGCAAATACTTAGTAAAGTACCTGTTGAATATGTCAATAAACCAAAATCAACATTACAATGACATGTTTTATAGATAGTAAAATCGTATTTGAGTCGCATTGGCATCATATTATTTCCACATACACAAATAGTAGGGCAATTACTCATACTATTACTGTTATTATGTTGCGTTGTTATATATTTGCAATATTTGTGTTCGTGTTGTTTTGTTTTGCAGATAAATGGATCAGGCGTTTTATTGAAAATAAAACCGGCATGTTTTTTCCATATATTTTCATATTCGGACTCACCGTTATTCGATTTATACAATTCAATATATAATTTTCGGATGGAATGGACCGACGAATAGGGAGAGAACAATGAAAATAGATTTTTAAGGAAGCAAGAGAATTCAATACTATTTTTTTCACGAATTTCTGGTATATGCGCCAATACGGCATATTTTGTTTGTAAAATAAGTGTTTTATAATAATGAAGCCGTTTTTGTATTTCAGATAATGTATATGTATCTAATATACATGTAAGATATTGCATAGCAAGTATATCCAAATTATTTAAAATAATTTCTGTCATAAATTCGGGAGTGCATGCAGGTATATTTCGATACCGAAGTTTATGTAATATCAAATAATTCTTATTTTTTAATTTAATACGTCGTCCAGTGGTTGAACGAATTACCAGACCTTCAAATAAAGGTTCGGACAATACGAATGTATCGAGTATATGTTGGGCTTCACTCATATTTTGAATATTATATTTTATTGGAATGGAAACAGTATGTATTTTTGTATCTATAGAATAAATATCAAATTCGTGTTCAAATGAATTTCCATAAAATATTGCCAGTAGAAATATAGTATTGTTGGCATAATTTCGGATAACTCTATTTTTTGCACAACACATTTCAAAACATAATGTAACATTGTCGTGGAATTCAAAATCATGAAACTGAATAGTTGTATTTTCATAAAACAGTTCTTTATACGTACATGATTTATCCAATATAACATCATCCCCAAAATTGTGTAATGTAGATAAAACCCATGTATTTACATAACGAAATATAAATATAAGTGTGCCATCTTCTTTTATGGAGGCGCTTACAATTTGTTCGTTATTACCATTATAATCCATTGTATCAAATCCTTTTGACACGATACGAAATGGATAATATGTTTCAATTACCATTCCTCTACATTTCATATAAATAGTTTTATTTATTAATTTTGTTTTTGTCGTATAACTTAAAATAGCCAATGGCAATGATGTATGGTAACATACACTTAATTTATATTTATCGACAAAGTAATCAATTCCAAATAATTGTAAATCTTCCATCATTATCAATATAAAATAATAATAGCACTATCAATTTTATACCACTCATTCAAAAAAGTCAAGCAAAGTGGGGTTCGAACCCACGCGTTCTTACGAACAATTTAATTCACTAAAATCACCTTAACCACTCGGTCATCTGCCCGACAAGATTGCATATATATTTAATAAATAAATAGGACCGATTTAAAAAAGGAAATAAAAGAAAATAAAATATAAAAAAATAGTAAAAATAGATATGTTGCTGGAAGTTCGTATGAAGGAGAGTGGAAAGACAATGAAAAACATGGATATGGAAAAACAATTGAAGAAGGTTACTGGGAAAATGGAAGATTTGTCGAAAATGTTTCATCAACACCTTTTATAAAATAATTGTCTTTATTCACATTTTACTTCATCTTCATTACTTCAATAAAGGACAACATTCTTTTTCCAATCGTTTGATTTCATTGTATTTTTTAATTTTTTCTATCGATGGATATCCGTGTGTTTCATTACATATTGTGTAAATTGGATTTCGAAAACAATTAAATTCTTGTAAGTTGGGAGGAAGATTATCCAAAGAAGTTAGTTGATTGTTTGAACACCATACCAGTTGTAACTTGGAAGGAAGATTATCCAAAGAAGTTAGTTGATTATCTGAACAATATAATTTTCGTAAATTGGGAGGAAGATTTTCGAGAGTTGTGAGTTGATTATTAGAACACTGTAATATTTGTAGATTGGGAGGAAGATTTTTGAGAGATGTGAGGTTATTATCTCCACAATATAATTTTTGTAAAGTGGGAGGAAGATTTTCGAGAGATGTGAGTTGATTATTATAACACCATACTATTTGTAAATTTGTGTATAGAGATAAATCCGGTAAAACAGTCAAGTTTTGTCCAGATAAATTCAATTCAGTAATACGCCCGTAATATAACCCAATTATATATCTGTACATTTTGTTTGTTTTATTTATTGTTAAAAAATATAAAATAAAGTTTTTCAATTTTCTTCTAAGATTTACTTCATCTTCATTACTTCAATAAAGGGCAACATTCTTTTTCCAATCGTTTGATTTCATTGTATTGTTCAATTGTTTTTTCGGAAAGTGTAAATCCATATAGTTCTTTACATGTTGTATAAATCGTATTCTTTTCACAATCTAAGTATTGTAAAGTGGGTGGGAGGTTGTCAAGAGAAGTTAGTTGATTATTATCACAATATAATCTTTGTAAATTGGGAGGAAGATTATCCAAAGAAGTTAGTTGATTGTCTGAACACCATACTATTTGTAAAGTGGAAGGAAGATTATCCAAAGAAGTTAGTTGATTATCTGAACAATATAATTCTTGTAAATTCGGGGAAAGATTGTTGAGAGATGTGAGGTTATTACGTGAACAATGTAATATTTGTAAAGTGGAAGGAAGATTATCCAAAGAAGTTAGTTGATTATCTGAACAATATAATTCTTGTAAATTCGGGGAAAGATTGTTGAGAGATGTGAGGTTATTACGTGAACAATGTAATATTTGTAAAGTGGAAGGAAGATTGTTTAGAGAAGTCAGTTGATTATGGTTACAACGTAATATTTGTAGATTGGGAGGAAGATTTTTGAGAGATGTGAGGTTATTATCTCCACAATATAATTTTTGTAAAGTGGGAGGAAGATTGTTTAGAGAAGTCAGTTGATTATTATGACAATATAATCTTTGTAAATTTGTGTATAGAGATAAATCCGGTAAAACAGTCAAGTTTCGTCCGGATAAATTCAATTCAGTAATACGTTCATAATATAACCCAATTATATATCTGTACATTTTGTTTGTTTTATTTATTGTTAAAAAATATATAAAACAAAATTTTTCAATTTTCTTCGAAGATTTACTTCATCTTCATTACTTCAATAAAGGGCAACATTCTTTTTCCAATTGTTTGATTTCATTGTATTTTTTAAAATTTTCTATCGATTGATATACATACAGTTTCTCACATATTGGATTCTTTTCACAATGTCTGAACACCATACTATTTGTAAAGTGGAAGGAAGATGGTCAAGAGAAGTGATTTTATTATTCCAACAATATAATTCTTGTAAGTTGGGAGGAAGATTGTCGATAGAAGTTAGTTGATTGTTTGAACACCATAATGTTTGTAGAGTAGGAGGAAGATTGTCGAGAGAAGTCAGTTGATTCTCATAACAATATAATCCTTGTAAATTGGGAGGAAGATTTTCGAGAGAAGTTAGTTGATTATTACAACAACGTAATATTTGTAAATTTGTGTAGAGAGATAAATCCGGTAAAACAGTCAAGTTTTGTCCAGATAAATTCAATTCAGTAATACGCCCGTAATATAACCCAATTATATATCTGTACATATTTGTCGTCTTTGTTTTATTTTTTGTTAAAAAATATAAAATAAAGTTTTTCAATTTTCTTCGAAGATTTACTTCATCTTCATTACTTCAATAAAGGACAACATTCTTTTTCTATTCGTTTGATTTCATTGTATTTTTTAAAATTTTCTATCGATGGATATACATACAGTTTCTCACATATTGGATTCTTTTCACAATGTAATATTTGTAAAGTGGAAGGAAGATTATCCAAAGAAGTTAGTTGATTGTTTGAACACCATACTATTTGTAACTTGGAAGGAAGATTATCCAAAGAAGTTAGTTGATTGTCTGAACACCATACTATTTGTAAAGTGGAAGGAAGATTATCCAAAGAAGTTAGTTGATTATCTGAACAATATAATTCTTGTAAATTTGGAGGAAGATTGTTGAGAGATGTGAGGTTATTACGTGAACAATGTAATATTCGTAGATTTGGAGGAAGATTGTTTAGAGAAGTCAGTTGATTATTATAACAATATAATGTTTGTAGAGTAGGAGGAAGATTATCAAGAGAAGTGATTTTATTATTCCAACAATATAATATTTGTAAATTGGGAGGAAGATTGTTTAGAGAAGTCAGTTGATTATTATAACAATATAATCTTTGTAAATTTGTGTATAGAGATAAATCCGGTAAAACAGTCAAGTTTCGTCCGGATAAATTCAATTCAGTAATACGCCCGTAATATAACCCAATTATATATCTGTACATTTTGTTTGTTTTATTTATTGTTAAAAAATATAAAACAAAGTTTTTCAATTTTCTTCGAAGATTTACTTCATCTTCATTACTTCAATAAAGGGCAACATTCTTTTTCCAATTGTTTGATTTCATTGTATTTTTTAAATTTTTCTATCGATGGATATCCGTATGTTTCATTACATATTGTGTAAATTGGATTTGGAAAACAATTAAATATTCGTAAGTTGGGAGGAAGATTATCCAAAGAAGTTAGTTGATTGTCTGAACACCATACTATTTGTAAAGTGGAAGGAAGATGGTCAAGAGAAGTGATTTTATTATTCCAACAATATAATTCTTGTAAGTTGGGAGGAAGATTGTCGATAGAAGTTAGTTGATTGTTTGAACACCATAATGTTTGTAGAGTAGGAGGAAGATTGTCGAGAGAAGTCAGTTGATTCTCATAACAATATAATCCTTGTAAATTGGGAGGAAGATTTTCGAGAGAAGTTAGTTGATTATTACAACAACGTAATATTTGTAAATTTGTGTAGAGAGATAAATCCGGTAAAACAGTCAAGTTTTGTCCAGATAAATTCAATTCAGTAATACGCCCGTAATATAACCCAATTATATATCTGTACATTTTGTTTGTTTTATTATTGTTAAAAAATATATAAAACAAAATTTTTCAATTTTCTTCGAAGATTTACTTCATCTTCATTACTTATGGCAACATTCTTTTTCCAATGTTTAATTAGATTGATACCCATACACTTTTACACATTCTATAAAAATCGGATTATTTAGACACGTAATATTTGTAAATTAGGAGGATTGTCGATAGAAGTAATTTTATTCTCTTCACAATACAATTTTTGTAAATTGGGAGGAAGATTGTCAAGAGATGTTAGTTTATTTACGCAACAATACAATTCTTGTAGATTGGGTGGAAGATGGTCAAGAGAAGTCAGTCGATTATGGTCACACCATAATATTTGTAAATTGGGTGGAAGATGGTCAAGAGAAGTGAGTTGATTGTGTTGACAATTTACTATTTGTACATTTGGAATAATATCATCAAGATGATTGTTTTGACAACATAATTTTTGTAAAGTATGCGGAAGATTGTCAAGAGATGTCAAATTATTACGTGAACAATCTAATTTTTGTAAAGTATGCGGAAGATGGTCAAGAGATGTTAGTCTATTCATGAAACAATCTAATTCTTGTAGATTGGGCGGAAGATGGTCAAGAGAAGTTAGTTTATTTTTGGAACAATTTACTATTTGTAAATTGGGAGGAAGATGGTCAAGAGAAGTCAAATGATTATGGGAACAATTTACTATTTGTAGATTGGGAGGAAGATGGTCAAGAGAAGTTAGTTTATTTTTGGAACAATTTACTATTTGTAAAGTATGCGGAAGATTGTCAAGAGAAGTCAAATGATTATAAAAACAATTTACTATTTGTAGATTGGGAGGAAGATAGTTAAGAGAAGTGAGTTGATTAAATGAACAATTTAATTCTTGTAGATTGGGAGGAAGATTGTTAAGCGAAGTAAGTTGACAGTTTACACAATGTAATATTTGTAAATTTGTATGCAAAGATAAATCCGGTAAAACAGTTAAGTTTTGTCCCGATAAATTCAATTCAGTTATATTTGACATTTATTGTTTTGTTTGTTTGTATTTATATTTATTTATAAAAAGATTACAGTAAAAATAACATGTCTGTGTGGTGCATTTCACTATTATTTGGTTGTTTATAGATTGCAATTTTACCTGCATCTACCAAACTTGGGTGTACATACCAGTCTTCAAATTGTCTCCAATCTCCATCAAAAAACACACATACATCACTATACATCCGTATATATCCACGTTTTTCAAAAATAGCACGGGATTGTGCTCGAGTGTCAAAATAATCTCCCGTATAAATATCATGTTCAAATGTTACGGTAGCAAATGTATAATCGTCGAAACAAGTCCTATCCAATAATTCCAATGTATTTAATGTCGAACGATTATTCACATCTAAATCCAACTGTAAATACCCTATATTTTTTGACGTGAATTTCGAAACAAACATGTTGCGATAGGGAGCGGTTTGTGCGTCTCCAATATAATAGGTTGTTTTCGGGGACCGTAATTCTTTATACAATGGTTCAAATGAAGCGTCGTATTCTACCATAATTCCAGACCAACCATAGTTCGATTCTAATGAATAGGTATTGTTTGTTATTATCGGATGATTCGACCCAATTTCTACAAATGTTTGTAACGGAGAAAACGTATGCACAAATATATCCTGACTGGCTTGCGACGATGATTGAAACATAATAAAGATAATGTGTCTTTATTATATGCATATTTTTATTTTTACGTAAATTTTGTTTCAAAAGCGGTAAATAAACAACCTTCTTTTTGAAGATTTGGAATATCAAACACCACATTCGGATTTTGTTGAAGACAATCGGGAAACCATATTTTTATGATACAAAAGTTTTTTTTGGGAGAAATACTTATTCCATTTGCCATAATATTTTCTCCACTATTATTTTTAAAAAGAGTCTCGCCAGCCAAAATATATACTAAATGTCGCCATACTAAATATACTTGTTTGTTGCTAATTTTATAAGAAAAACACCCACCATTTTTATTTTTAGGGTCTTCCCATAAAGGAGGAATATTCTTTCGCATCATGAATAACATACATGTTTTCACAATATCTTCGGGCATTGTTTCATTAATGGCAATAAGTTTTTCCGTTGTATCAATATCATCCATGATGATTTTATAACTGGGCAAATCCCATTTTTTATCATGAGGAAGATGATAAAAAAGAGACCATGCATTTTGTAGAGGTGGCGAATCATCCGCTCCATCTAAGTGTTTGGCTGACGACATTCCAGACACTTGTAGAATATATGTATATTATTCTTTATGCTGTTTACTGTTCTACTGTTCTAATAATCATATTTTTATCGGTAATTTCTACATATTGATTGGACGTTAATTCTTCTCGATTTGCGTCATCATCGATAAATATAATTTTATAATCCATATCAAAATAAAAATGGCGATAAGGCACATTATATTCTAAATAACGAAACACAAATGCCGGTGTAAATAGTGTATTTCCGGTCATGTAATAATCATCGGTCAACACAATTGGAATAGGAGATGGTTCCATTGGATGATAATATTCGGCAGAAAGAAGACGATGTGAAACCGGTGTTGTCCCTTTGTGTGTTATTTGTGATAATGGGCGACAATAACGATATTTTACTTCCCCTTTTTCTTTTGTTTCCCCTTTTTCTTTTGTTTCCCCTTTTTCTTTTGTTTCCCCTTTTTCTTTTGTTTCCCCTTTTTCTTTTGTTTCCCCTTTTTCTTTTGTTTCCCCTTTTTCTTTTGTTTCCCCTT